TTCTAGAAAACAGAGGCATGTCTGCTACATTTAAAGATAAAGATTCTATTAATAAGAATATCCATAAAGGTTATGTAACATATGATTGTGGAGAGTTTGGTATAAATACGATGACCTATCTAGGTAAAGTAGGTAAGGCTACTAAGGATAAGAGTAAACATCTGGAAGCTTGCAAGAAGCTAGCTAATGATAAAGACTTAAATCTTAAGATGGCTATGAATGTATACAGCGATGGTCTAGATAAATCTGATGGGGACATAGTAATGGCTTGGAACTATTATAATACTGGTAGAGATGTAATAATCAATGACAGGATATATAAGGTAAAAGCTATGGTAACATTGTTGCAAGAAGAAATAAAAGTATAAATATTATAATACTGGTAGAATTAATTTTCTGCTGGTATTATATAATTATTTTTTGTTGTTAAAATAATAAAGAAAATAATTCAAGAACAGGGAATAGTAAATAAAACAATTTTAAATAGCATAGAAGGAAAAGAAAATGAAAAATAATAACATTATAAGGGTAAATGATAAATATGTGCTACGGCCTTTGTCAGAGTACAATAAAGCATTAGTAATAGAAGAAAGATATAACACTATGTCTTACGAATATATAAAAGATTTAGTTGTAGAAAAAGTTATATCTACGATAATAGAACAGGTTGGTAAAAGTAATATTAGAAATGTACTAATTAAAGCAAATCATCAAGAGTTCAATCCTGATACATTAAATAAAATTAGAGAGATAGCTAGAGCAGTAAAGAAAGAAAAGATTAAGATATATACCTTAGACTATTTAGGTAAAGATAGTTTATTGCAAAAGATGATGAATGATTATTATCATTATTGTTCTATAGATGTGGATTCAATATTTATGTTAAGAGGAATATATGGTCCAAGACAATATCGCAAGCTAGTACCTTTTGACAAGCTTGCATTAGCTCTTACCTTGCAACAAAATATTGAAACTAAAATAATTAGTATGGATGACTTTAACCTAATGCTTAAAGATAACAATATAGATATAAACAAGTTAAACAAAGCAGATAAAAACTCTATCTACTTGTCATATGTTATATATATGGGATTTTATTCTTTAGGTACGAAATTAGAAGCAAATATACTTCCAAAATTTGATTTTGATACATACATGTCTAGAATTAAAAAACATATAGATTCTAGTAAGGATATTTTTAAAGCAATGCAGGATATTAAAGAAGCTGGTGGATTTATAGACTTACCAAAGATGTGGGATGACAGTAGTAAAGAGTTAGATAAGCAAAAGGATATAATGTTATCTGCTTTTAAAGTTGAAGTATCAGGTGTAGAACTTGAAATAAATTATAAACATCAATTAGATAGTCTTATTGGAAAACCAAATGGTTTACGTTCAGATTTATTATATATAATTAAAGATAAAACACTTAGTGATGTCTTTTATAAAAATAATGAATTAGAGTTTTCTAGTTATGATATATATAGTATTGGTGAAACACAAGAGTTAAATTTAATTAATACTGAAACCCATCATTGGTATGCAATGAAGAGAGCTGCAAGTGATAGTTATCTAATTGCTAATCTTAAACATCCAAATAAAGAATATTTAGTTATTGTTATTAAAAGAAAGAGCGACGAAAAGAATTTTACATTTGCAGTATTAAAAGATTTAGATATAAGCAGTAGCATAATGAATAAACATTCTGATGCTGATAATTTATCAGAAAAGAAACAAACACAAGCACTTACTCCAGAAGAGAAGCTTTTAACTACTACAAAATTAAACTTTATGGAAGCTATTGATAATCTTAGTACAGTTCTTAAAATAGCAGTATATGGTTGTGTAAAAAAAGATTCTAATTTATTATTGGAGTTTTTCCCAGCAAGTAGAGATTGCATTCATGTACATTTAAAGTACAAAGAAGATAATAAAATAATATTTAGTTTTGGTATTAGCAATAAAGACTCTATTTCCATTATGGAAATGTTTAAAGATATAGATATAAATGGTATAGAAATAAATAGAAGTGAATATGCTTATGCTAATGGCCTAGATATTCTTTTAAAAGTTGATGATTTACAAATAGAACAAGCTATTAATGGATTTGACGATTTAAGTATTATCAAGTATACCTTTTCTAAATTAGCAGAAAATATAGGTATACTTACACTACAAAGAGAATCTAATCGAACTCTTACTCTTAAAATGGGAGGTTTTTTTAGAGGACAAAAATATCCTGCTATTAATCTTAAATTAAAACCTATGGACCAAAACAAAGTATCTGAACTAGAAAATATTAAATTCTTAGGTCCAGTGTCTCTTAAAATAGATACTGCTATTGGTGTAAATAACTTTATAAAAGAGTTTAGTGGTAGAAATACAAGTGATGCTATTTATATATTAAACATGACATATGAACAAGCATTCCCATTTTCAACATATGAGAAATGTTTTACAGAAGGCTTTAGAGTAAAAGCTATTGAAGTAGATGGTCTTCTTAATAATGAAAAATATTGGTATATATTCAATTTTCCAACAACTCCAAATAATTTAAGATTTAAAGTTAAAGAGACAAACAAGAACTTCCTAATGATAAAAGTTTATAGAAATAGTGACAATATGGAGTTTATATTTGCATTAAATAAAAAAGAGGATAAAGAATGAAAGAAGAAAATAGAAGGATACTAATGATATCAGATGGTGATATGATTAGAGCTAAAAATAAAAAAACATATAAGGTTGACGGAGAGTTTAAAAAGGCTACGATTGTAGCCAACTCTCAAGCCGTATATCTATCTGTAAATGATGACAAGTTATGTGTTGGTAGCAAAGATAGTATTTCTTGTTATGGTACAATATCAGTATCTAATCTTGATGCTGGATATTTAATGCAAAATGCTAGCCACTTGCTTAGCGCTTTTATTATAAATGATATTGAAGTAGAAAATATTATATTTGTATTAGATAGTAAAATATTTAAATTTTACGAAACAATAATATTTAGTTTTGTATTTGCTGTTAAAAAGTATTCTAAACAATATGGTACTAAAGTATTTATTAAAAAAGATAGTAGTAATATGGATAGTCTTGCAAACACTATTTTAGAAAAATATAATGCATATGCTAAAAAGTATTTAGATTTATCGGTATATGATAAGTCTATTAGCAGATTCTACATGATATCAGCTACTGACTATCTAAACAATAAAGAAGAACAAGATAAAATACTTGGTTCTTTAAAAGTATTATTAGCAAGAGATATTAGAAGTCAAGATGTAATTAAAACGGTAGAAATAAATATAGTTGCTTCTGGAGCTCCAAGAACCAAAGAGAATAAAAAGAAGATTAAAGAGATATCTGAAATGCTTTATATTCAAGAGCATATCTATAGAGCATATAGATTATCTGTTTTCTTAGATTCTGAAATCTTTAATTATAACAATGATAATAAAATATGCATGGAGAAAAATGTAAATGAAACGATAGCAGTTAGAGATTATAAAACAAAAATAAGAATGTTAAATATTGTAGGTGCAATTGGACTTTCTGAAAAAGGATTTAACCAATGAGTAAAATAGGTTATGCTATTTATAAAATAATAAATGGTGGCGGTCTTAAAGAAATTAAAAGAGAGTATGAAAAATTTAAGATAGAATCTACTGCTAGTATAGTAGCTGTTGAATATAATTATATACTAGAAACCAAGTTTTTAGTTCCAAAAGGCATGCATATTTCTTTTCCAGCTCATCAAGCAGGAAAGACAGAAGAGCCAAGATTACGTACAGATGGAATATTTTCATATATTAAAAATGCTTCTCCTGATGCAAAACATATTCTTTTAGTCCCTGAGAAAAATATACATTTAGATAAAGACACTAGAAATAATATCTTTAAAGATGCTAAAAAAAATAATATGGAAGTATTTATTAAGGTTATGCATAACACGAAAAATAATGCTAAAGCTAGAGCATATTCTATTTTAGACAAATATAATCGGCTAGCCAAAGAGTATTTAGCTCTAGATGAAATTGATAGAATAAATAGTCCATTTTATTTAATATCTGCAGAAGACTTTATTAATAATAAAGAGGAGCAGAATAGAGTACTGGAGTCATTGATGGCTTTACCATTAAGTCAGCACAAAGATATATTAAATCGTATTGTTGTTGTTAGTACTAGCGATGAAGATGCAGATGCGGAATTATTGGAAAATAAGACTGAATCATTATTTGTTCATAATCTTATTTCTAGAGCTTATACTATATCTATGTGTTTAGAAGGAATGATGTTTTCTAATCAAAAATATGCTACTGAATTAAATGCTAAAATGAAAAAAGAAACAGAACATATGCAAAATTATGTTACATTATTAAAATTTGGATATAAGAAAGGATTTAACTAATGAATAAAAAAATAAACTACTTCGGTAGAGTTACAATTGAATATATTACTGAAGATACTATTAATATTATTTTAAAAATAAGAGACTCTGATGTAATATTATTAAACAGTATTGTTAAATTAAAACATAGCGATAAAGTTGAAGACATAAGGGGATTGTTCTATTCAGATATTATTCTACTACATAAATTGTTTGGTGCAATAGGAATGTTAATAAATAATAATAAACTAGCAAATACTCCAGAGTATCAATTCCATTCTGTAGAGTTAATACATTATGCTGGCTGCCAGCATGTAGATAATCTAAAGAATCTATTGGTTGGTTTTACTTTTATGGATAATATACTTGCTAGGCATGATAGTTTTGCTCTTAATTTTAATATTCCACTAAAAGAAGAAATGTTTGAAGATAATACTTTAAAAATAAATACTAAAAGTAATGATATGTGTATTGGCGTAGACAATGAAGAGCTTATAGATAATCAAGAAGTAAATGAAATTAAACTTACGCATCCTAGTGAATATTCTGGTGTGGTTATAAGCGTTGACAAGAAAGATGGTAATGTTGATGTTGTTGGATTAGATAATCAAGAGCCTGGACAACTTGTAGAGTTTAACAATGGAGTTCAAGGAATGATACTTAATGTATGTCCTACTTATGGAAACATAAAAGTTATAATCTTCCAGGAAGACATAAATATAACTAAAACTTCAAGATGTAAAAACTTAAATAGAAAACTAGAATTTCCTTTAGGGGAACTTCCAAAGAGAGAATAAAAATGTATAATAAAAGCAATACATATAGTACTTCTGAATTTATTGCAGAAGTAAAATACTGCAACCTTGAAGCGGTCGATAGGGTTGAAACCTATAACTGGTTAAGGGATTTTATAATTGAGTCTATTGAGGCATTTATGAGCAAAAATCTTACAGACATGATAATTCAAAGTTCAAATACAGTAATAGAAAAAATTATATTTGATGTAAGAGATAAAACCAGAAGAAAAGCAAATATATTTGCAGTTAAAAATACAGACAAGTTTTACAATGTATTCTTTAACGATTACAATATAGAATCTTTTAGCATTCATTTGTATTTAGTAAAAGATAAAGATTTTAAATATGCATTTAAAGCAGAAGTAAGTTCTATAATCTTTAGAGAAAAAAGAGAAATGAGTATTTCTTCTCCTCGTTTTGCATTAAGCTTAGATAGCTAAAATTATATACTACATATCGTAATTGATATGTAGTATATAATACTTTTATTTTTTTATCCAAATAGCTTACTCAAAGCTGATACCTTCTGAGTACTACTTAATGTTTTACCACTATAATCAAAACTAGCTAATATTGGTTTAGACTCAGTACTCAATAATGATTTACTAGCTAGCTTGGGTACAATGCTATTACCTTTTAATTTTTCTAAACTAAAGTTACCATCATTTCCTTTTAACCAATTAGGAGACAATGTATTTAAACTATTGCTTACTCCAGCATAAGTACTATCGCTTAGATATGGTGTACCAATACTCATTACTGAAGGCGAAGTATTACTATTAATACTATTTAATAACATGTTACTAGAATTAGGAATTAATCCATTTACACTACTAGCATATCTACTACCAGCTAAGTCTTTTATTACTCCAATACTATTACCACCAGTAATAGACTTTAATACATCAGATATAGCTCCAGTTACTAAACCTATAGTAGACATACCTGTATCTATTATAGTATCCAATAAACTAAATACAGCTGTTACTCCAGCACATAACAACATAGCTAATAGCGCAGCTAATGAATATCCTAATAATGATAAGTTAAATCCACCTAGATTTAAGTTTCCACCTAGTCCACAACCTCCACTACCTACTCCACTTAAATCAGATTGTCCAGTTAATGATAACTTAGATAATCCTCCTAAGTCTCTACCAAATAAAGCTCCTAGTAATGCTAGTATCTTATCCTTAACAAATCCTAATAAGTCAGTTACAAAACCTACTGCTTTTACTACAGCATTCATTAATGCTTCTAGATTTATTTTAATAAAATTACCTATCACTTCTAATACTGTACCAGCACCTGCTGCAATGCTCTCTAAGAGACTTTTTTCCTGTTCGGCATATAAGACATTGGCTTTAGCTAAATCAGTCACCATAGGCGTATTTAGATTAGTACCGCTTATTAATAAATTAGATGCCATATATTCTCCTTAGTTAAAATCAAATGAACTTCAAATACTATTTAAACACATATTATTAAATTAGTATATACAATGTACTAATTAATTAATTCGGAGAAAGACATGTCAACAGTAAAAACAACAGAAGATTTAGTATTACAATCTACAATTAAGATTGATGGAGATAGTGCATCTATCAATTATACAGAAAAACAATTTGATGCTTATCTTGGTGCAGACTTAGCTAAAGCTTTAGAGCAAATTGTAAGTAAGGCAGATAGCTTTAGTGGAATCGTAATTGAAGATAGTGCAAAATTAGCTGGTAATATTTTAGGAGAAAATCCTGATGTAAATTTAGTATCTGCTAACATTGATAATGTAGGTATTAATTCTTCTATGGAAGTTAAGTACTTAAGAAAAGAAATTGATGAAGAAGAGTGGAGACCAAAAGTTAAAGTAACTTCAACATTTGTAAATAAAGATGTATTATTAAGGGCTGCAGGCAGTGCAAGAGAAGCAATGGCTATTATCTCTGCTGATAAATAATTATCAACGACAAACAAAATAAAACTCTAGATATACTATTAGTATATCTAGAGAGTGAAATAAGTTTTTTATTTTTTATACAAGAGTAAATTTACTTAAGATTTAAACCTGCTTTAGCTGCTGATACATTAGCGTCAATTTTATTAACAAATAATGCTTCATTATCATATCTACTAGATGTAGATACTAATACATTTAATAGTTGTTGAGCAAATTTTCTTGTAGCTTTTGAACTTTCCCAATAACCACCATACTCAATTGTAACATCAACTGTAGCTCCAGCCTCACCTCTATTTTTAGAAGTAGTAGATTCACCAGTAGAACCAGGAAATAAGTTTTCACCTAAGTAAGCATCTACTACATATCTATTAGATACATCTGGTTCAATTACTATTCCACTAAATGAATACATTTCAGCACTATAAGTTTTAGTATTTGTATAGCTAGCCAACTTAGTTACTTCAGGTATTTTAGAATTATGATGCATACAAATATCATTTAGATACCATTCGTGGAATCTATAGATAGGTTTACCATCTTTTTCATTCCATGTAAATGAAATATTAGATGCTTCTTTTTTAGAATCAGTAATTACTTTATAAGATTCATTAGTACCAGATATTGTTACCTCTCCTAATTCTAGATTAATTTGGTTATTTAATCCTGCAATCGTCATAGCTCTTTTTTCAGTTAAGTTTTTAAGAGTAGCAATTAAATCTGTCTTATTTGGATAGAATCCAAAAGCCATTGGATATGTTAACATAATAAAAATAGCTGGTCTCTTAACATAAGGTTGATTAGCTACCAACATACTATATACATTACCATCTTCACCTACCGTACCATAGTTAGGATTTAAACCATCCCAACCACCTACTGATAAGTTTACTTGTGGATTTAAAGAGTCAGGAATTCCTGACCCAGTTGTATTAACACTATTATTTAATATCATCTTTCATCCTCCTATTATTCTGCTCTATATGCAAACACAGCAGTTGTTTGTACAGTTCTAGCTACATTTCCATAGATGTTAATAATTAATGTCCAAGAATATCCTCTTTGAATATCTTCTTCTGTAAAGTCTACTTCAACAGTGACAGTAAATGATTTATCAAATGCATCTTCAATTTCACGCATAAAGAAATCAATAATATCTTGTCTCAATACTTCTCTATCATCTCTATAGTTACCAGAGAATTCTCTCCAAGTTTTATCACCTACTGTTTGTAAATGGCAAATACCAAATACTAAGAAGAAACTATTTAAAACAGAATCATCATATGGATAAACAGTTTGTAAAGCAGGAACAAAGAATTGTTTTCTTGTTTTAGCTTGTGACCAGTTAGCTTGTACATCCCATAACATTATTTTAAGATTATCTGGAATTTCATAAGGAGCTAAATCCTTCATTACTTCAATTACATTATCTTTACCAGTACTGAAATCTAAACCAGCTACCCATTTACCATTAGAAGCTCCCATGTACGAAGCAGCTTTATAAATAGTATGGTATACTTGAGTAATTCTTCTTTTAAATAAAATATTAGTAGCAAAACCTGAACCACCAAATATTAATGCTCTACAAGCTTTAGTACCATAATAATCAGACTCAGGGAACGTAGATAATTTAACAGCTAGAATTGTAAATCTTTCATACTCTTCTTCATTAGTCAACTCTCTACCATCTGCATCTGAATAAGTACCTACGAATCCAAATGTATTTTTTCTAATAGCATAGAAGTATGCTATCTTCTCTTTAAGAGCCATACTAAATCCAGTATCTATAAATACTGTTTCTACATTTATAGCAGTATCCATTCTGTTAGAATTTGCATCTAAATATTTATCTAATTCAATACCTACAGCTTTTTCAAAGTTTTCATTAGTCAATGTTCCATCTGAACCATTCTCTAACCAAATAGGAGTATTAGAACTAAATGAAATAGCTTTTTGACCTACCTCTAATCCTATCTCTGTTTTATCAAACTCTACTGTAAAGTATCTTACATTTTTACTACTATAACCTGTTAAGAAGTTACATAGATATTTTTCATTTACTAATTCAACATCATCATCTGGAGATAAGAAATCGAACCAAGTAGATGTAGCAGCTGATACATTATTGTTCCATACTTTTGGTGTAGAAGAAACATAATCTTTTTCATTAGCCATAATAAGATTTAAAATAGTATCAATATGGTTATTATATAAATAGAATTCTTCAAATTCGTTAAACATAATTTCATATCTTGTATTCGTTTCATTTTCCCAAGTGTTACTAGCATTTTGTAATGTATACTCTTTTTTAGTAGATGGGTCAATAGCACCATTAAATGTAAAGCTAGAATATACAGAACCAAATAAGTTTTTCTTAAATGTAGCAGATGATTTAGCATCTACTCTTCTTGTATATAATAATCTATACATTAATGATTTCATTTTTGATACTAAATTAGTATCCATATTTTTATAAGGAATTGATTCAATAACAAAACCAGAGTTATTATAGTCTTCTCCTAGAAATCTAGCAGGTACTTCCATAATTGGATACATATTAGATGTAGCAATACCATCTGTCATAGTTCCAGGTAACATAGTAGATTCACCAGTTGTTAAACCTAATGGTTTACTGATAGCTACATATCTTAATTTTATTCCAGGAATAGTAGGTGTGGTAGTATCAACTAGAGGTTCATCTGTAATAGGGTCTACGGCTATACTTCCATCACTATTTCTTTTATAATTTACTAATAAATTAGTAGCTAATACATCAAGATAGATTACTACATTAGCTGCAGGTCCAATATCATCTGGTACTAGTCTTTCAAACACTAACGCATTAGCAGCAGCTCCTAGCATTTCTGTAAATGCAGTAGAGTGGTTATAATACTTAGAATTAGAATCAAAAGTATCAGCTCCATACAGCGGAACTCTTTCTGCAGAACCACTAAAAGTTCTTACTCCAACTGGACCTCTCTTAGCCCATCCAAATTGTAATGGACAAAATTGTGGTACATTGTCAGACAGGGTAATAGTTGCGCCTCTACTTCTGTCTGCAATACCATTATTCACAATTTGAGAACCAGCGTTTATGATAGTCTTAGCCATCTTTGTCTCCTTATAAATAAAGTTAAAATTTATAATTTAATTAAATTATCAAAACAAGATTAGAAAACTATATACACAGTGTCCTTAAACACTGTGTATATAGAGTATAAATTAATAAATATATATTAAAGCTTTTTCACTTCTTTCAAATTCATTTACAGCTACAATTACAAAACTACCATCAGTATTTCTAATTACATCATGTAGTACATAATTAGAAGGAATATCAATAGTTTTTTCTGTATATGTTTTTTCAGATACATCGAATACTAACATATACTTAGCAGCAGTATCTTTTTTAGCAAATAGGAATACTTTATTATCTTTTCTTAGTATTCCAGTTTGACAATTATTAAATACAGCAGTTAGAGGATATGCAGCATTATACATTGTCCACTCGTTAGTACTTGAATTATAGATATAAAAGTTATCAGTATTTAAACTACCATGAGTAGATAAAAACTTATTACCACCTAAGTTTACAAAAGTAGCAGCTAGATTACAATTTAATCTTTTAGCTAAAAACTCTTTAGTATTTGTAGTTAAGTTAATTCTTGTTAACTCTCCTTCATTAGCTAAGTTAATTGGCAATAGATATAAATATAATTCATCATCACTAATAGCAATAGCATTAGCTGCTATACAAGCTTTAGCATTAGGAATAGAGTAATCAGTAGTCTCAGTCTTAATTAGCTTCTCTATAGCATAAGGATTGTAATTAAACTCTACTACTCTTAAAGTAGTATCTGATATAGCACTAGCTATTAACATTCTTTTATCTCTAGTAAAGAAACTAACACTATGATTATAATCAATAGCATAATTTAAATTAGTATCTTTAGACACTAAGAGTTCTAAGCTATTAGGATAAAATGTAAACATAGATAAACTATATGGCAAGGTAGCTGATGTTAACATAATATCTTTTTGATTACTTTGGTAAGATACACTAAAACTATTAGAATTAGAATTTACAGGCAGTATACCAGTAGAGCTATCATATAGTTTAAATTCATCTTTAGTATATACATAATTCTTATCAATTACAAACGCTTCATCTAGAGCACTAGTAGTAATCAAGAAAGATTTAGATTCCTTAATACTAACATTAGTATCATTTTGTAATCCTAATCTTAGTGTATAAGTCTCATCAGGAGACAAGTGGTCAGAGTCTAAATATATTTCTGAACTTTTAGTTAATCCATCTACTAAATTTAAATATTGTAATGTATGTACTTCACCTAGATTTTCACCAGCTCCATTATAAAGATAAGCAGTGTTTACTACTACATTATTATCTGGACTAGTTAATGTATATACTATATTTCTATTGTAAGGTACATTACTAAAAGTACCATTTAAAACATAAGATAATGCAGATGTCTCTAGTGTAGTTTTAGCTACTTGAGATTCTGCTCCATTTACAGTTCCAAATACTACCATAATAGTTAAATTAGGATATGCTTTATAATTAAAAGATACCAATGGTATACTTAATGAATTTAAGTTTACTTTATCTTTAATTACTTTATATACTAACTCATCATTATTAAACATTAAATAAGTAGCATACAGATGTCCGTCAGCTCCATCTATTTTAGCTAGAGAAGAAGTAATCTTTAAAAATGTTTCTTTATCTTCTACTTTAATAGAAGGTTTAGCTATATTAGATTCTGTTTTAATAAACTTATTATTATTTACATCATCAGATACAATAATCTCAGGATTACTAAAATGTTCTTCTTGAGTACCATCATCGAAAGACCTTCTATATCTTCCATACCATACTACACCTACTGGAGCACTTAAATTAAATATACCAATATTTAACATTCCATTTAAGTTATCACCTACTATCTCTTGTAATACATTAGTAGGAGATGAAAAATCAGATGTAGCTCCAATTTGATAGATACTACTAGTATGTATTTTACCAGTACCTTCTGGCCAAGCTTTAGTTCTTATAGTTACCATAAGCTTTTACTCCTTTATGAATTTTTATTATCAGTTAGATTAATATCTAACAACATTGAATTAAACATTGATTCTAATACTTTACTGCTTACCACTCCAGTACCATATCTATTAATAATCTCTTGATTAGCTGTACCATGATTTTCTAACATAGCATTATAAGTTCTTAATGCTCCTTGGTCTCCACCTCTAATTTTCATTAGTTCTACCAAGGAATCTTTTAATCCTAACGAATCTAACAGCTGAGCCTCAGGTAATGTTATCTTACTGCTACTAGATTTACCAGTTACTTGACCAGTAGTGGTATCTGTAGTCTTACTATCTACTGGTACACCTATTTTAGAAGCTAATGTTTGTACAGTTCTTTTATTGGGTAATCTAAGTATAGACATTTCTAGATTTGGTATATATGGATTATCATCTTTAAATACTACCTTGTCTAGTAATTTAATATTATACTTCTCAGCTACTGCCATAGTCTTTTCTACTGTTACTGTATTTTTAATACCAGTAGGTTGTACTACAGCTAAATTTATTTTACCTTCTTCTATACCGTCCATAAAGATATTAAATTCAGAATCATTCATTTCTTTTAATACTTTTCTATATCTATCAGAATTAGATTTATCAGATATCTCTTCTATAAATGTAATTAAATCATTTTCCATTTCTTTTCTACTAGCCATTATTTATCCTTTAGATATTAACAATAAAAGATATTCTATCCACTTCAGTTTTATTTACTGGTCTTAAACTGTACAAGTATGGAGATACCTGCATTACATAATGAGTATTAATTACATTAGATACAAATAAGTCTAATAAATCAATATCTAATGTTACTATATGCATTGGAGTATCTTTTAATACATTTACATCAGCTCCACCAATATTCAGAGAGTACTCAGTACTTAAAGCATATGAGTTTAAACCTTGCATTACTTTTAAAGCTTTCTTAATATCGAATTTAGGTTCAGCTATTAATCCATTTGCATTTACTAATATACTAGGTTTAATAGCAGGTAGCATATCAAATTCAGAAGAGTTACTAAAAATAGTAGAAGTTCTACCATTATCTATATTAGTTAAGCTAGCTAAACTATAAGTAAAGATTTCAGTAAGAATTTCTTTAGTTGCTGGTAATGTTCCTAATTGGAACAATGTTAAATCAGGAGTAATTAAAAACTCTCCAGTATTTTTACTATAGTATAAGTCTACAACACAATCAGTTAAGATAGATTTAGTAGAAGCTAAATATACCAATGTGTTATTAGCTAAAATATAATCTTTTAATTGTTGGATTGTAGTAAAGGCTTCCACTACTTCTCTAACTGCAATGTTACCAATACCAATGTCTACTAGTATTTGTTTAGTAGAGCTTATCATTGTAGCTTTTAAATCAGTAAAAGATTTATTAGCATCAGGCTCAGCTGAATTTAAATGTGCTACTGCAGTAGAAGCAAAATCTCTAATGATAGGTGTAGATAGTTCTATAGTAGATATTACCATTCTGTCAAATACACTTTTTGCAAAGTTATCTGTTATTAATCCAGTGTCTGACAAAGTAGTCAAATCAGCAGGGAAAACACTATATGTATATTGTCTTCTATTGTTCATTTTTAATCCTTATATGGGGTGTTCATATTATTTTGGGCAAAAGAAAATTAGATATAGATACTCAAAATGTATCTATATCTGTTATTATATATTTAAATAGGATATTTACCTATCTCTTCGTATTCTGTCTTGAAAGCATTTTTACAATGGTTCCTATCTCTAAACAAGAAGTTTATAAAATGCATAAACCAAGTATTCTTATCTTCAATTTCTGAATGATAATAAGCTATACTAGATATAGTCCAATCTTCTTTACCATATATTAATGCACCGCCTAATTGGTCTAGCGATATAGCTAGATTATGTAGGTATAAAGATATGCTCTCTTTTCTAAATGTTTTTCTTACTATTTGCAAGACAAAGACAATTGGGGCTAATATTGAAATCAATACAGCTGCAATAAGAAATAAAATAACATTAACCATTTCTACTCCTTTTATGTTATAAAATCATAAAATCTTTGTTTCGAATTTAAAATAGCCACATATTACTGAGTTGGTAATACATTAAGGATTTATAGAACATAAAGTTCTATTTAAACAATAGGGAAATTTCAAACCCATATCTAAGAAAGGATTAAAAATGAAAATCGTAATATCAAAAGCAGAATTATTAGAAGCTGTAAAATTAGTTAAAGCTCCAGGTATCTTAGCTTCTATAGCTATTAATATAGTAGATGGAATTGCATATAGAAACATTGTAGAAAAAATGATGGCTGATGCAGAGCAAGAAAGATTAAAAAATGGAGTACCATTCTTTGTTACAGCTACTGATGACGAAGTAACTATTGAAATTGGTGAAGAGCTAATGTTAGATATGGTAAAAGTATTTGGTAATATTGTAGTAGGTTTAATATCTATGTTTGGAAATATGAAAACAAATATGGAAGATATGACTGCTAAATATAAAGATAGAGCAGAAACAAGTAAAGAGCTAGAAGAATTAAGAAAAATGAAAGCAAGTGTAAGCTTAGTATTAGATGGTGATGCTAATTTATTTAAAGAGTTTACAGAATTTAAAAAATCACAATCTAAATAAACAAGTGGCCTCTTCGGAGGCTAATTAAATTAACAATATAAAATTAAGGAAAGTTAAAATGGAATTAGTATTAGTAGCAATTATTGCATCAGTGAGTATTGTAGTATTGTCTAAAGTTAAATGTTTAGATAGTGTATTGAACAAAATAGGAGAAAAGATATTTTAATTAATATCTAATCTCTATATTTTTTTATTTTTTTTAAATTAAAGAGATAGCTCTATCTTCTAGCTTTTTAAATACTATAATTAAATTCTTAAAGTATTCTTCTATCTTGTTGCTATTGTTTAACAATACCAGTATATCTGTAGCAGCATATCCAGTATCACTAGAGTGCATTAGTATATTTTCTCTTAAGATGTTATTTAATAAAATTCTCTTAGTATTTAAGTTTAAATGTTTAAAAGATTTATTCATTAATTTTAAAGCATAGAGCTTTCTAATAAAAGCTACTCTATGATTATTATTTTTTAATATCTTATTTAAATATGTTTTAAAATTAAATCTCTTTTCATAGTTGTCAGATAGATACATAAAATCTATTGCATTTTCTTTTTTTGTTTTTAGAGCTGTAATATTATTTTTTTTTTCTAATAATTCTCCTACTACTTCTTCTTCACTCTTTTGTACTTCTGTATTCATTGTTCACCCTTTATAGTTTTTATTTTAGTTTTATCGTACCAGTATGGTATTTTACCTTTTCTAATAAATAGAATATCTATAATAGATAAATAAGGTGGTAAATGTTCTGCATAGTTATCAGGAGCAGTCCAACCTCTACTATCTAGTATTAAATTCCAGTCATATCCTAAATCTGTAATATCTTTATATAATACTTCTGGTTCACACCATAAATCATTATCAATTACAAATTTTAAATATTTAGAATCCATTAACTCATGAGTAATCTCAGCAGCTCTTTTTAATCTTTCATCTTCTTCTAACTTTTTTCTTACTGTAGTTCTACCCATTTTAACTTCTGGATAAATAATAAAGTTATAACTAATATTACTTCCTTCTATACCAAACTTATTTACTTTACAATTATGAAAATCTGTTAGCTCTGGCTTAACACCTTCTCTTTGTGATACTACTACTAGTAATGTTGACCCAGAAGCTCCAGATTTGTTTCTAAATGGAATTACATCTAATACATGTAAATCTGTAGCCGTTTCATTATCAGAGTTCATAGGGTATTCTGGTAGCTTAGTAGCTTGGTTAATTAATATACTACTCTTCTTAACTATTAAAGCTGTTAATGGTATAAAGAAGAATTTATCAGATACACCTTTAACTTTAGTATTTTGGTTAATATAAGTAGATGTTCTTGGAGGTGGAGAATACTTATCTGCCATAGTCTCCATATTTACTGCTTTACCTACTTGAGCAGTCATACCGAAATACGTATTTGTTTTAAGAGATAGAGTAGATATAATAGTTAATATTTTAGTCTTTAAAGCACCTTGATTCATAAACACTGTATTAGAATCATCTAGTCCTTTATTCTCTACTAACTCTACAGAAGCTTGTCCTTCTAATTCTGATAAACTATCTATATCGTAGAATGTAGGTACAGGAAGAACAAGTACTTTGTTAGTTCTGTAATCCTTATAAGCATTAAACTCTATTTGCATATCTTTATCGTTTAATTTCTCCATACACTCTTTTCTAACAGAGTCTATCCATTCTCCAGCAAATACTCTAGCTTTATCAGTTACTGTCCATCTAGGGTCATCACCTTGAATCATATCGTCTGGTAAATACTTAAATGGTTTAGCTAATCTTTCTAATCCGTTAAAAGATATATTGTTTTCTGTATCGTATTTATGCTTAAAAGAATCATGAGTAGACATAACTGTATTCATAGCTGCTAATTCTAAGAATTCTAGGAATGTAGATTTAAAAGAGTTTCCTGGTCCTGATACAGATACGGTTTGTGCTAGACCTCCATTTATTAAATACTCTCCTCTGTTACCTATTACAATGTCACAATTTAATAAGTTAAATCCACCAGGAACATTTAAGTTAATTCTCATAGGTGGTCTTAGGTCCATACCCATTTTTTTAGTCTTAAACATTTCTTTTCTATTAATCATTATTGACTTAATATTAGTCTTCGGTTTTTCTTCTTTCATTTTTCTATCCTTTTTCAATAGCTGTTTTCAAGTAATTGCCCGTAGTAGGAAAACCGTATAATAGCTTTTTATGAAAATTTGAAGATACCAATAAATGGAGATAAAGATGGATTTAAAAGAGCTAGCAGAGTACAAGTTCCCTGTATATAAGATAGAGTTAGTTGAAGATTATCAAGCAGGACTAGAAGGGTTTAAGTTCATAGGTGATTTCTTTAATAATGTATTGCTAATGATAGATGGGTTTAAAGATAGATTACATATCTTAAATACATTATACAGAGGTAAACATATTAATGAATTAAAAGAACTAGGGTCTATTGGAAAAGACATTAATCATATTGTAAATAACAATACTTATTCAGATTTAGAGAATAAAGAAATAGTTGGTATAGCTGGATTAAAGAATTTGCCATTAGCTGCAGAAGAGTTAGTTAAATTAGTAGATATAGTAAACAAAACTACTTATAGTTCATTAGTTACTATTCATGATTTATTAAGTAGATTTATTGCTGATAAAGATTATAGAAAATCTTTTTTAGCTGGAGTAAATAGTATATCTAATATTAAAAGAAATATTGCAGATGATATAGAAGGTTCTTTATTAAAGTTTATAGATTTAAATATGATTCAAGATACATTAAAATTAAAAGATGTATTACCTAATCTATCATCGTTAATTAAAGTACATGAGAACTTAATATCTGCTGCTGATAAAACAGACATTGTACAGCTAAGAGATATCGAAGTAATTATTACTAAGATTGAAGAGAAAGTAATGATAATAGCTGAACTAGCTAAAGATGATACAGAGATTACTAAAACATCTATGAGTCAAGTATCAGAAGGATTATATACAATGGGTAATCTAGTTAAACACCATGGTATAGTATACTATGTTACAGCTGAAGTATCTAAAGTATTATTAAACATTGTAAAGAAATTAAAATAACACCGAGGTGTAAATTATAATATGTAGTGTGTAATTACACACTACATATTATTTTATTTATTTTTGTTTTATTTTCATATAGATTATGAATAAAATCTATAATGCTAGGTTTTACAACATTACTAAAGCACCTACAAATTATTAAGTTTGTTAAGTCATCTAGTCTAATATATTTACCATCCACAACACAGCTATCTCTCTTAAAGAAAAATCCGCCTACTCTCATTCCTATCTTAAAAAATGTGTAATCAGTAGTCTCTGTTACTTTCCTTCTAATCTCCAAGTACTCTTTATCTGTTATCTCTTTTCTTCCAGTTAGTAGAAAGATTGTAGTACCTAATAATACATCCTTTATATACTCTTCTTTGTGGATAAAAATAAATAAGAAAATACTATAAACAAATCTACTAATTCTACTTATTGCTTCATTGTTCATCTTAATCTTTTTCATGGTGGACACCTCTATATGCTAAATAATCAAATAATGAAAATCTAATCAAAGAGATTAGCTTGAAAACATTATAAACACATATTATTAAGTTAGATTAATAATATACAAGGAAAGAAATATGTCTACACCAGAGAGTATAAAACCAGAAGAAGATATGTCTGGATATTTTACAATAGAAACATTAAGAGAATCATATCCATCTAATTTAGGTGTTGTTGATGCATTTAAAATTTTTGCCAACCAGAGGAAAGTTAGACCATCTAAGATATTTACTGTTAAGAGAAGAATTAATGCAGTAGAAGGAAATGTTAGTAGAAAGATAGCTGGATATAGACCTAGTAGAATAATTAAAGAGATAGAGGATTATTTATCAGCTGGCAACTATAGAGTGGGTGTAGAAAGAAGACTTTATTTAGGATATATACTAAAATCAGTAAGGGAGTTTAAAGAATGTCAACTAGAAAAGAAATAGAAAATAGAAAAACCAGAAAGAGAACTAAAACATTAGTACAAGAATATCCTACTAAAATAGTAGATATTAAAATAGATGGAGAAATGAATGAAGAGTCATTTATAGAAGACATAAGCATGAATAGTAAACGACTAGATGAATTAGTATGTTCTGGACTATATAATGTTTCTTATTCTGGTAGCACTGGTAAAGTTACATTATACTTAAAAGATAAAACAAATCTAGGAGATTTAGATGGGTAGAAGAAATATAGATATTATATCTACTAATAGTGATTACAACTTTTCATCATTAACATCAGGAGTAACTGTTAGCAGTAGTGCTTTAAATAAATTGTATGTATCTAATATGGTAAAAAAGATTAAGTATTCTGGTACTGATGATTCTATTACTGTATTCTTAAAAGATGAAATTAATTACGAGGATTTAAAATGGGAACAGTAGATAATAAAAAGAAAAAGTTAAATGCTGTAATCTATACAGATGGTAGTGCTGCACCAACTAACCCTGGTCCTGCTGGTGCAGGAATACATGGATATATTTTTGACTGGAATCAGAAAGAATCTAAAACAGAATTTAAACCATCTAAATACTTAACACTAAATACTGGATATAAAGATAATGAATCTGCTATTAATTATTTAGAAACAGCTGATGCTTATAGACAGATGATTAAAAAGATAATTAATGAAAAAAAAGAGCTAAGCAAAAAGCAAAAGTTTACTACTCAATTTCAATCTTTTAATGTTAATCCTTTATTCTATATAGAAGGTTTTACAACTATGAAGCATGCTACTAACAATGTAGCTGAACTATCTGGTATTATAGAAGTATTAGAATACTTAAATGCTAATCATGAAGATGTAAAATATATTACTATATATACAGATAGCAATTATGCTATTGTAATTGTTAGAGGTATTATAGGTGGTCTATTAGGTGGCTACAAATATAGTCCTAACGCTAACAAAGATGTAGTAGAAGAATTAACTAGAGCTGTAAATAAAATTGTTAGTAGTGGTGTTAAACTAGATATGAGATGGGTAAAAGGACACTCTAATAATTTAGGTAATATTAAAGCTGACTTATTAGCTGATATAGGTAGAGAATATACTACTAGTGGCTTTGCTGTTAATATTAAAACATATACTCCTAAAGATTATTATTCTGGAGTAAAAATTAATAGTATTGTTTTAGATAATATAGACAAGATAGTAAATGCAAGTGTATTAGATAGATTAGATAGAGATAAAAGTATTACTTATGGAATTAAGCAAAAAGATTTAAATAGTAATGGTAAATTTGTTACTCCATCTTCTTATGTTGTTACTGGTACTAATCTAAAAGACAATAGTGATTTAGATAATATCATTAATGATTTAAACAAGATACCTACTACAAATGACAAAGAGTATTCTTGGAAAACAAAACATAACGACTGGACTAAGCACAAGTTTGAACAAGCTACAGAAGAAGGAACCATTATAATTAATATAAAAGATATTACATCCAATGAAGTATCTCCTTATATAGAAAAACATGGTATAGATAAAGTATGTAGTTATAAAAATAATAGATATAGATTTTTCGGGGAAGCTGATATTACATTAGCTAAAATATCTAATGATAAATTAAGATTCAAAATGATTTATGATTTATACAGTATGTACAATGATTTGTTTGGTCCAGAGGATAGAAATAAATTAAAAGATATTGAAGTACTAGATATTACTGATTTTATATTAGAGAGATTAGACAAGAATGATAAAGATAAGAAGTCTATCTATAAACATCAAGAAGAAGTAAAGTATGAAAATAAAAACATATTGATGATGATAAGATTTGGAATTAATTTACCTGATAAAAATGTAATTAAAAAGTTAAAAGGTAAATTAGATAAGATTGAATTATATCTACTAAAAGATAAATTTTACATAATGCTAACATTAAAAGATAAAGACTTTATACTATATAATAATCCAGTATCTACATACATGGTGAAAAAATAAATAATACAGATGAGTACATTCACTCATCTGTATTATTATCTTCTTTTTCTTTTATCTGCTTCCCATTATTTTTATTAGACTGATTTACAATAGCATAGCCATTCTTTGCATCAGCAAATACAACTCTATTAACAGGAGTCCAAAATAAAGTAAGCAATAATATTAAAATAATTACTGTCTTAGCAGTTTCTTTTGCGTCATACTCAGTATCAAATATTGAATACTTTTCTTTCTTGTCGCTTACAAATATAATCTTTATTATATTAATATACAAGTTTGATGCTAGCTTAGCTAATATCCTAACGAAACCCTTCATTGTGAACCCTTTGACCCTAGCTGTATCGCTAGTTTGAAAATAAAATCATTTAATATAGGAAAAAAAATGAATATAATAACAGGGAACAAAGGAAAGCTAACTTTTAAAGCTCCATTCGATAAATATAATAGTGATATAGAATGGTTGGTTGCTGGTGACAATACTATTCAGCATTACAATATGCTAGGAGTATCTGTATTAGATTTAGTATATACAAAAGAAGGTCTAGCAGAAGCAGACTATAATACAGACTTATTAAATAATGTAAAGATTATTACATTAAGTAATGAAGCTCAAGAGATGTTAAATATACCATTTAATAGAATAGATTTAAGTGGTAGTCAAGCTAGCTATAGATATAGAGAAAATATATTAATGATTCCATTACCATCCTTTCCAGAAGATTATAGCTTTAGTGGTTTAATAGATGATATTAAAGCTGTAGTAAAAGAGAGAATAGCATTTGATGTAAATGTAGAGACTGTATCTTCTTCATCTATTACATTAGTAACAGAAGAAGACCACACTCTATTTATGGGTAGATTAGAAACTGGTATCACTAATAGAAAAAACTATAAGACTAGATATCTAGAAGTAGTAAAGATACTAAATGAAAAAGAAACATTAATGTCTGAGCTAACAACATTGGCAGTACGAGAGTTAAATAACTGATATACTATATAGGAAGTCCTATATAGTATATCTATCTAATTATGACGTTTTTATTTACTTCTTTAGTTTTATCTAAAGATATATTTTTATTATCTAATACAATCGTATCAGAATCTAAGAACCTATTGTATATACCACTAAAGTGTGATACTATAAAGATTTGAGAGAAAGTAGATAAAGATACATTGTCTAATGCTTCATAAGCTTTTACTTTATGTACATCATCCATATTACTACCAAACTCATCTAGAAACAATGGATAGTCTTCCATATTAGAATATTTCATTACCACTATTTTAAAAGCTAAATTAATTACTTCTTTCATAGATGTAGAAGTTAAACTAACATCTTCTGAATATCCTTCTTCTCCAGACCTAACTGGAAATTCATAAGTTAATAAATCTTTATCATTATTTTCAGTATTAGCTCCATTTTCTAATTCTAATCTATAACTCCAAATACTATTTATTACATAGTTAATATCCTCTATAAATACATTTATAAAACTATCTAAAGACTTAGCTATTAATCCATAGTTAGGAGATAAAGCATCTATTGCTACATTTAGTATTCTACTCTTATTCTGCAATTCTAGAATATCCTTGCTGGTATTATTTATTTTATATTCTAACATATCTGATTTATTTAAAGTATCTTCTAATATAAACTTCTCTTCTCTAAGATAAGATATAGTTTCATCTATAAAATCATTCTTTAATTTCTTAATAGCATTGTCTCTATTTTTACTATTATTCTTAAGTATAAACTTATATCTATTATTTAGTTTTAATATACTAGATTTAATATCTCTATCTGATTTAAGATTTTCTAAATATACACTAGATTCCATTATCTTTTTATTAGCCATAGCTATGTCTATTTTAAGTTCTTCTATATTTACATTTAGATTATTTACATTTAAGTTATTAGAGATATACTCTATTTCTTTATTTAGATTATTAATACTATTTGTAATAGATACATATTTTAACCATTTGGTATCTATAGTCAATATTAAGTCTTTAATCTTATTGGCTATTATAATAGACTCAGAGTGAATATTATGTTCAGACATGAATTCACCAACTAAAGTCTTAATCAATGGCCTAGAGCCCAATTCTGATACTATACTGTTAATCATATCTTGTTTATAATTGTATTTATTTTCTATTTCTAATATTTCATCAATTCTCTTTTCAGAATCATTTCTCTTTTTAACTAGCTTATCAATTTTATTAGTTAACTCTTCTTCTAAAGAAATAGAATAATAAGGATTAAAAACATTATTACATTTATTACAAGTTACTTCTTCTAATTCTTTTTCTTTAGCTAAATTTAATCTAGTAATAGCCTCTGCTATTTCGTATGTATATGGTAATACATTGGATTCTAAATAATATCTCTCTTTATTTAGCTTATCATATTCTTCTATAGATATATCTATATTTACAGTAGAAATAGCATACAGTTTATCATATAGGAAATCTACTATGTTTAATAGTTGTTGATATATATTAACTAGATTATCCTTATTAATATAATCAGGAATAATTTTAGATATATTATATAATTCGATTAGTAATATATCTTTCTCTTTTGTTTTAGTTAATAGATTATCTTCTGTTAGCTTAATGCTATCATTGGCCTTATCTAATAATCCTATATTATACTCTAGACTATTTCTTGTAAATTTAATATCATTATCTAATTCATTAATCTTGTAGTCTATTTCATCTAGAGGAATATCTGTTTTAATTCTATTTAATAACTTATCATTTATATTAAATAATTCTTCTAGATTATCTTCCTTAATATTATCTACTATATTATTATCTTTATTTTCTAATAGTAAATATATTAAATCATTAATGTTTTTAAAGTCTTCTCTATATTTAATTTTTAATTCTTCATCTAGAGTATGACTTTTATCTTCTAATAGTTTATTAGCTAATATTTTAATAGAACCTTTAATATCTCTATCTCTAGATACTAATCTTTTAAAATAAGACATAGAGTAATTATAATCTATATTAGATAACTTAATTATCCAATTCTTTCTAATAGATAATGGCATAGATGTAAATGATGTAATACCTAAGAATAAATTGTGAAAGTCATTATCGTAGTTTAAGTGTTCTTTTACTAAAGATGTTTGTACTGTTCTAGTACCTGATTGATTTAACTCTATCCCATCTTCTTTAAAGCTACAAGTCTTATTATCTTGTATTAATACATACTCTTTATTATTATGTTCTATATGTACTTCTTTATATCCAGCATTAGGAGCAAAATACTTTTTATCAAATACCAAGGGAGAGGTTTCTTTAATTAATGAAGATTTACCACTTCCATTAGTACCTAATATTATATTAGTTTTTTTATCTATTCTATAATCTATATATCTAATATTGTTTAGTAATAATCTATTGTAATTTTTTAATATTATTCTAAGAATTTTCATATCTCTTCTCCATATGTTTGATTATCAAGAAAACCTATATTTTCAGGTTTCTATTGAAATAAACTATAGGAGTTAGCCATGAGCCAAACTGGATTCCATATATATGCATATGGTGTAGTAACAGAAGATAAACCTGAAAATACCAATATAATTAAAGTACTATTAAAAGATATTACATATGGTGCAGAAGGTGATATGAATGAAAAGAAAGATATAGATATAAATACTAAAAACTCTGAAGGTATTCATAGGTCTGATAAGATATCAATGGGTAAAACTATACCAGCTAGATGGATAGCAGGAAACAATAGAACATCAGCTCCGGATGTAAGAAAAGGGGAGACTGTAAAGATTTATAGATATGCTACTAATGATGATTATTATTGGGAAGATATGTTTGAAGAATCTGAATTAAGAGGATTAGAAACAGTAAGCTTTGCTATTAAGAATACTGAGGCTAAAGAAAAGATAAACAATACTAATAGTTATTACTTTACAATATCTACTAGAAACAAAGGAGTAACACTACACACATCTAATAATAATGGAGAACCAGTAAGTTATGATTTAGATTTAGATACCAAGAAGGGAGTATTAACTATTATTGATAGTAGAAAGAATTATATTAAATTAGAATCTACTAAAGATAAGTTAACAGCCAATATAATTAAAGAAGTAGATATAATTACTCAGACATTTAATGTACATTCTGAGTTTACAAATATAATAGCTACTAAGGAATTTACTTTAACTACTCCTAAAGCTACTCTAAATACTAATGCCTTGGCATTAAATGCTGACAATGCTGATATGAATGCTAAAGTTTTAAAAATTAATAGTACTTCACATACTATTAATACTACGGCATACAAGATGACTAGTAATGCAGGAACTATGACATCTACTCCTAATGGATTAGACTTTAGTAAAATGTTAATAGCTCCAGACTTAAAAACAACTCAAGTACCTACTTATAATGGTCATAGACATAATGAAACTCAAAGTGTAACTGAAATACCTTTTTAAAAATAGATGATAAAAATATATATACTACATAGAAACTAATCTATGTAGTATATAATTAATCACCAAGAAGTTTTGATATTACTAGCTTAAATAAATCCATCATGCTAGGAGGAGCTCCTACTGCTGATATACACTCATCACTAATAGCTGCTAAATGAGTAACCAAGAATAGAACACATACAAATATAGACATAATAGCAACTAACCATTTCTTAATCTCTAAGTTTTTAACCTTACTTAAATACTCTAGGTCTGAACGTTTTCTTTTAGACATATTAGAATACTTTCTAGTTCTTTCTCTTTTAACAATATCTTCCACAATAGAATGTATAGAGTCTACACTACTTTTACTTAAAGCTGTAGCTACAATTCTAATCTCATCATCCTTTTTATCTACATAATCAGCTGATGACATTCTGATTAAGCTATTTACTCCATCAATTACTAATAGAGCATTTGTTTCATCACTTGGTTTCCCCATCTACTTTTCCTTCTCTTTCTTTTATATATCTAGCTAGTAATGCTTTCTTTTTATTTTCATTTTTAAGAGTATTAATCAATCTTATTCCATATTGACCTAATTCTTTTTCTTTCTCTTTATAGTTCATTTTCAGATACTGTTCAGGAGAAATAGGTTTAGGAATAATAATAGGTTCAGTAAACTCTTTAGGAGGCAATACATATACAATTTCTTTTTCTTTTTGCACTACTACCTCGGCTTCTTTTCTAGCACATCCAGATACCATTACTATAAATGATATTAACAGCAATGTTAATAATACATTATTTACTTTTTTGTGTGTTTGCTTGCTCATCGTTATATGCCTCCCATATTGTATTTATAATTATTTTAGATTTCTCTATATCTACTGGCTCTTCTATATATTTTATGGTGGTAGTATCTATACTAGATATAATATCTACTAATTCATTTTGTTTTACTCTAGCTTCAGCTTCTATCTTTTTAATCTCTTTAGATAGTTCTTCATTCTTAGCAGCAACTCTCTTAAACTCTTCAAAATCATTAGCCAACTTAGCATTATTCTCAATACTATTTGCTAAATCTTTTTTAGTAGATATAGCCACAGCTAAATTATTATCATTAGCTTCTTGATTAAATATATCATTAACCTTACCTATTCCATAAATAGCCAATAACATTATTAATACAATACCAAATATTATTAATGGTAATGTATTTCCTTTTAACATATCTTTTAAACCAAACATAACACTCCCTCTTTTCTTAAATTTATTAATAGAGTATAAGCAATAGCTATACTATCTACATTGTGTTCTGTTAATAAATCTATATCTACTAATTCTTTTATTTCTGGATTATTAGATATAGCTATTAGCACTGGATTCTTATTTCCAATAGGATTAGCTCCTATTGTCTTTTTAATTATAGATGGTGGATATTCTATAATCATTGTGTCTCTATCATTTTCTAGTATAACATTAGTCATGATAGCTAACACATTAGCTAATGGTATTACAGCTCCTGGCATTCTAGGATTTATAAAACCTGACTCTACTGCTACTGCTATTGGATTAAAGGTATCTATAATATCCTCAAACTCTCTTCTCATTACTGTTAATCTACTATAAAGATGAGAAGTCTTATAGTTAGTAATATTATATTTATTTAAAGATATAGGAATAGGGATAATATCAATTATCTCTAGAGTATCTATATCTACTTCCATTATAGCTACTCCTAGATTTCTACTACCTGGGTCTATACCCATAATATAAATAGGAGACATCTATTTCAAGACCTCTGTTCCACCAATTTGAATATCTTTCATTAATATAGAACTAGAGAATAACATAGACTCTAAATCATATTGTACAGTTTGAAAGAAAGCAGGTTGTACAGATAAAGCTTCTGTACCATTTACAGTAGTATAATCTACTCCTTGAAGTACTGCTAGCTCAGATATTATAGCAGGAGTATCAGCTCCATACTTTAAGGCTATAGCAGCTTTAAGATTAGCTAATTCTGTTAATGACAAATAAAAAGATATATTAGCTGTTACAGCGGTATAGCTATTTATATCTTCATTCATAAAGTCTGATTTTAATCTAGGAACAGGATTAAGTATTGATGTCTTATTGTAATCAAAAGGAACTAATCTAGTAGTGATATCTCCAGTCTTAATTACTTCAAACATTTCAGGTTTAGATACATTATTAAAAGTCTTTAAGTAATACTCTACATATTCAACATTATTAATAATAGTCTCTTTTCTTAATCTATAATTTTTTCTTTCAGCTACAGTTAAGTCTCTACTTTTTTCAATAATTAAAAAAGGTACAGGCATAAATAAGCTACCATGTTCATGTTCGTGTTCGGATGTTTTCATTATGTCGTACAATACTTCATTTCCACCAATACCTACTCCTAAATATTTAAGAACAGGATACTTATCACCTATAGATATATTTGGTAATATATCTAGTTTCTCATTCAGTGTAGTATTTGGTTCAGCTGAATACTCTATACCTAATCTTTGATGTAAAGTTACTAATCTATACCACGCTGTATTGCAAGCATTATTTACCATATCTTATCCTTAGTTTTCTGACCAAAAGTCATCTACATTTAACTCATCACTTTTACTAACTAAGCTAGTCTCTCCATGTACCATATCAGTTACATTTAATGCATCTGGTAGTTCTAGATTTCTTTGTACTAACTCTGGAGTCTCCATGGCTTCTTTACGTTGTGCTCTTCTTTGTTCAGATAGTAATGCTACTAAGTTTCCACCCAATTGACTATTAGTATCTTCAGTCTTCACTTTTAATCTCATGTTAGCAGTCTTGTGAGCTGAATCTTCTTGAGAATTAATCAATTGTATCACTGCTTCTAAATCTTTACCTCTAGGTGTAACTATAGTAGAGTCAGCTATTATCTTTTCTCTTAATCTTCTAGAGCTTTCAATTATAGATTTTTCTGTAGAGTCATATCCAGAGTTATCTTTCTTTTCTTCTTTTATCTCTTCTTCTACAATTGTAACAGGTATTAATTCTACTCGTTTAGCAGTATTGGTTTCTGCTTCCTCAATCTTATCTAACATATCTTCTGTATTGTCCATTTCATCCATGGATGCTCCTTTTCTCAGCTAAAATCATAAAATTGTTTTAAACATTTATTTATGTGCTACAATACCATACACATAAGGAAAAAATATGAAATTTATTAATAGTATTATATATAAAATATTAAAAATATTTTCCAAAGATGAATTAGTAATATTAAGATATAATATAGAACATGTGGAACCAGATTTAAATAAAAACATATTAACTAAGTTTAAAAATATAATAGAGTTTAATATTTATTTAGCTAGTGTAGAAAGGTTTGTTAAAAGTAAAGATAGAATACATCTAGTAGCTATAGAAGAAAAGAATAATGAAGTATGGATATCATTAAGAGATTTCTTTAGTATAGAAGATAGATACATAGTAAACCATTTAAATATACATAAAGAAGTAATGAACAGAATATATAAAATAAAGAAAGGTCTAGAAGAAGTAGACAAACCTGATAAATTATATTATTCATTATTATCTCAACCACATATTATTAACATAGAGCGATATTTAAAATATATTCTCTAGTAAATTTATTAGACGAGGTAAGATGATGGCTGATAACAAATCGTTATTACACAAGATAATAACTACGCCAGTAAAAAGTAAAGACAGTGGAGGAATATTATCTAAGCTATTTAGAAAGATAATGACTGAAACAGGTCTCGTGAATGCAGTTGATTCTCTAGTAGAATTATACCTAAAAGATAGTGAAGCCCAATCTAAAAGAAGTGGACTGACTCCCAAAAAAAGAAGTCAGATACAAACTGCCATTAAAGAAGAGGATATGACTTGGAAGTCCTTTATAGATTTAGTAATAAATCTAGTAAGGGTAAAGAAAATAGTGATTACTATAGATTTGTACCATACTGAAACAAGAGTGACGACTCATAAAGTAGAAGCAGGTCCAAATGCTAGTCTAGATGCTACAGCTAGCTTTACTAAGATATTAGAAGAAGTAACTAAAGCAGAAGAAGAGAATACAGCAAAACCTGTATTAAAACATATAGATGAATCAAAAATAAAAAGGAGACCTGCAAGTGGTAAATAATATAAAAAATATTATTAGAGGTGTAGTAGTTGAATGGACTGAAGACCATTATAGGGCTAGAGCACAAATAAAAGAAGAAGAGATAATCGCAACAATAAATAACAAAAGAATGAACCCACTTGTTAAAATTGGAAACATTGGAGCAATATTATTAAATTCTTCTATATTGGTAAAAGTCTTGCAGTATAATTCTAGCGCATTCTTTTCTTCTGTTGTACAAAATGATATTACAAATGATAAGATATTAGAAAATAATGATTTGTTGGATATGCTAACAGTATTAGAGTCTAGAATATTTTCATCTATAGATAATGATAATAGTAGTTATATCAACAAGATAAATAAACTACTATTAAGTATCCATCCATCATATCTAGAAAAAAGCAAAGCTAATGGTAGTATGGCTATGTTATATATTATATCTATACATAAAGATTTAATATTTAATACTCTTCAGGATATAGCTAAAAATGTATATATAGATATAGAAAAATTAACAAGAAAGGTTTAATAGAATGTTAGAATGTAAAACTATTACAGTTGATAAAAAGAGTGATTATTTAATTGGTAAAATGTTAACTAGAGGATACAACGAATCTGGTAAACCTTTCTTTACTAATGCATTAGGAAACATAGGTAATATTAGAAATGCTATGTCTTTTTTAACTAGAGAAGGAATGAGCTTATCATTACTATCTGCTACTAGATTAAACAAAAGACAAATTAGTACAATTCTAGGATTACCAAAAAGAAAAGCTAATAACTACGATGAAGTATTATTATCTGTAATCAATGACAGAATAGTGCTAGACAAGAGTTTAGTAAAAGAGTTATTAAAGTTTGAAAGAGATGGTGTTATTGCTGTAATCTTTGCTGCTCCTAGCGATGGAGATGGTGAAACCTTAAAGTATATGGATAAGTATTGCAAGATGCTAAATACTATAGTTAGCTATAATAAAGAGTTTGTTTCTTTAATTAAAACCCAGCACAACATTAAAGAAAAAAGAGGTAGTCTTAAAATAGTTAAAAAGAAAAATCAATCATGATTAGAAAAAACATTAAGCTAAACAAAAAGAAAGATAAGTCTAACAATAAAAAAACTATCTTTAGAAGTATTATAGAAGTAACTATATTCTTTTTAATACTAATGCTATTAAGCTCTGCTTGGATTTCAATTACTTATGTATATTAAACACTAGATAGATTCTTTATCTATCTAGATGTATATTTTCACCTCGTTATATTAAAAGTTTGTTTAGATTTTATTTTAAACACATATCACTAGGGTAGTATAATAAAATAACAAAAGGATTGAAAAATGAAAAAGTTAGTTATGTTAATTGGTGTTGCAGTAATGTTAATTGGTAGTGAAGATTTATTACCATTAAAGGTAGATACATATCATGGAGATATTGTACATTACTATTGTAATCAAGATACTAATATTGTAAAAGCTGTAATAAACGAATCAGTATTTAAAGTATTATGGGATAGAGATATAAAAGGCAATCAACTAGAAGAGTTGAAATGTAAAGACTTTAATCAATGGTCTAAATAAAAAAAAGGGAAAGAAGATGAATAGAGCAGAATTAGCAAAGCTATTATTAGTTGGTGGACACAAAAGCATAAGTAGTAATCTTTATAAACAAGATAATATTGATATTAAATTAAAAAATAGAGCTAGTATAGAAGAAGAGATGAATTCTCTTTTAAATTTATTAGAAAATAGATTTATTCCAGAGTGGCTACCAATGCAAGCTGAATTAGATTTAACTATGGCTGGTGCTAATGCATACAAGACTTTAGTTAGTGATAGTGGTAAAAAGATTAACTATGGTTATTGCTTAGCTTCAGAAAGAAATGAACTACAAGATTGCATGCCATGGAAACATTGGAAAAATATAGATGAAGTTATTGATATGGAAAATATTAAAACAGAACTTATTGACAAACTACATTTTTTACCAGCTATTGTAAATGTACTTATAGAAGCATTAGCTGAGCAAGATGATAACAAAAATGATTTAATAAAAGTAATGGTAGAACAAATTGAAAAAAATCAATTTAGGGATAGAAATGAAACTAGATTTCTAACATTCATAATTGGAGCTAGAAGTTTAATTGCTCACCAAGAATCGTTTGGTATAGATAAAGAAGCAGAAGATATTATTGTAAATTATATGTTAACTGTATCTGAATTAGATTTAGAGTTTATTGGATTCTTTCATGCTGCACATTCTTTAAAGAAATTTGATAGTAAAAACTTTATTACACTTAGAGATGTTATATCTGTAATTGAAGAACAAGGTGGATTGAGACAACTTAAGGTAAAAGCTACATTCTTTGCTCAACTAGAACATTATATATCTACGGTAATATATACATATGCTATTATTTTCGATATGTCTATCGAAGAAGCCTATGAAGATATGTGGGAGAGATATTTAATTAAAAATGTATTGAACTTATACAGAATTAACAATGGGTATAAAGAAGGTACTTATATTAAGATGTTTGATGGAGTAGAAGATAACGCAATCATTAATGAAATTGCTTCCATCTTAGAATTAGAAGATAGACCATTGATTAAAGATGAATTGTATTCTGCATATGATGCAAGATATAAAGAACTCTATAAAATTGAAAAAGATAGAATAAGCAAAGTGGTAAACCAAAACCAAAATTAAAAAGGTAAAGAATGATTAAAGCAATATTAACAACAATATTTGTATGTATGGCAATAAGTGGATGCGGGGAAAATGAGCCAAATGAACAAATGCTAAATAAAGCAAGAGCTAATACAGCATGCAAAGATAAAGGTGGAGTGGCAAGTTACATTGCTCCTCCTAGTATGTTTGTATTAAAAGCTTCTTGTAAAAATGGTGAAGTAGTAGACTATGCTAATATAACAGGTCCTGATGTAGTTGAAATATATAATAAATTAGAAAGTGAGAAATCAAGATGATAAAAGAAAAAGATTCTATAGCTACTAGAGGTATAATACCTCTGATTATCTTTGCATTAACTGGAGCAATTCTATATCTATTCTTAATTCTTGATATTATGGAAAAAGAAAAGAAAGAAGAAATACATTCTATTGGAACTGCTACCAAAGAGACACCAGCTGCTGACTTAACAGTTAAACTTAATATAGATAATATAGATATTGAATGTAAAGACTTAGATAGTAAATTAAGTAAGATATCTATAGATGAGACATCTATTATAGCTCACTGCTTAAATGGTAAAGAGATTGTCTATAGAGTAGAATATTTAGGTATCAATAAGGATACTAAATGAAAATACTTAGTAGTAATAAAGTAAGAGCTTTTCCTTTACATAAGATTCCTAAGCAGTGGTCAGGAAAAAGATTACCTCAGCATGGAGACTTTCTCTATATAGGTCATACTCTCAGTTCAGAAATGATTAACTTTACTATTGATGAAATAATCAAACATTGTGAAGATAATAACTTAGATATGCTATATTCTAAAGGATTCTTAGAATTTGAAACAGACATGACTAAGATATCTAAATTAGATAGAACATCTGCTCTCAAGAAGCAAGAATAAAATATATACTACATAGAATTACTCTATGTAGTATATATAATGTTTTTTATTTTTATATTATTCCATTTACACTAAATATTAAACTGGCCATAATTATAGCATAACTTAATATTCTAATAGACTTAGCTATTAATACATAACCAGCACCTTCACTAGTCTCTCTAGCTTTGCTAGCTATTACATTCTCATCTTTAGCTATAGCATCAGTATAGATATCAGTAAAGGTCTCTATAAAAGATATAGCTAAAGCAGCTATAACAAAGATACTAATAATCAATACAGTCTGTACTCCAAATGGTAACTCTTCCATTACTTTAGTATCAGGGTCAGTTATTAAAAAATAACCAACAAACATTACTAGTGCTAATAAACCTACTAATACTTTTTTACTAAAGATAACTTTAATCATTTTAGTTAAAAATGATATTCCTTGTTTAAACATATACAATCCTTTAAGATAAAATAAAATCAATATATTTTTAGATTTTTATTTACTAACAAAATATCTTAAATTATTTTTCTTTTTCATAACGCAGAGCTATAATAGAAAAGAAAAACATTTTAAGATATAATACAATCTCTATTAATTTCTTTTTTTCTTTTAAATCTAAATTAATTTTATTATTTAGTAATCTAATATTGTATTTGATAGAGGTTGTTGATTGTATTAATATTTTAATTAGTATTGGTATATAAATGTCCTACTAGCGATTCTTATACTGCCTAAGACTAATAATAAAAAATTAGCTAACCAGAATAGCTGAAGGTAAATCAGAAATGATTTAGTGGACATGGTCTGGTGGGGATGGAAGAGAAGAGGCAGGTTAGCTTGAGCTGAGATTAAAACATTAAGAGGTTCTTAATGTGTGGGGCGTCAGCCCCACACTATTAATATATAAAAAAACTCATTCATTATATAGTGTCAGATTTTTATTTTATTCTATTTTAACTAAATTTAATTAACTTTTAAATTTAAAATATTTCTTACTTCTTCTACCTCTTAAACTTTAAAACAAATTCTTAACTCCTAAAACAAAAACAAATCTTTTTATTATTCTTAAAACTTAATTACTCTTACAAATCCTAACTTACAAAAATACTTAAAACTATAAACATATTTTCTAATCTTAAAAAAATAATTAAATTTAAAACTCCTCTAGAATTAATTCCTAAAACATAAATATCATTTTCTAATTTACTAAACCTATAGACAAGACTTATAAAATTCAGATTGACAAACTTAGTAAAAGATATATTTTAATTTAAAGCCTCTACAAGACAAAATTATAGTAGACCCTATAAATCTATATGTTTTTAAATAGATTAGCTCTTGTGGAGCAAATATGATAGCTCTATTCACGTTTTTAATTGTATATAAACTATCAATATTCAATAAGCGGTCGGCGCCGCTCTCTCTACCTCTTCTTTTTGTAATTGCTCTTCGAGGATAGGTTAATCCCTTCGGGGATGAAAAATCTTTTCTTTTTTTAAATCTTCTATCCCAAAAATTTAAGAGATTTTTTAATCTTAAAAATTAACTGTAAATTCTAAAAAGTGTTTTCTTTTCTACTTTAGCGATAGCGTTGTGAAAAAGAAAATATTTTTTAGAATCCCTATTTATAGGGATAGTTATAAAAAAATTAAAAATTTTTTCTAATATAACTTATTTTAGATTTTTATTTAAAAAATTTATATTAAAATTTTTATAAATTTATACTATTTTTCTTAAGATTTTCTATTAAAATCTAGTTAAAATCTAGTTTAATTTAAAAATCTAAAAAAGATTTTTTAAATTCTTTTTTTGTAGAATATACTATATACCTACGTAGTAGGTATATAGTATATTCTATTTTTTTTATATAATAGTATTAAATATATTTATATATTTAATACATCCAATTAACCAAATCTAAGAATATTAATATATTATAATAATAATATATATTTATATATATTATATCCTATAGTACACCACAGGACTAACTCTAGTTTTTTAAAGAATTATTTAAATCTCTGAACTGAACTTGGAATACTGAATTTAGAATTTGGATTTAGCATCTAGTAAAATATTTTAAAACCAACTTAGCTAACTGGAATTTAATTTCTAGTTTTTAAACTCTAAAATTTAGTTTTATTAATCCCAGAACTATTTCCTTTCTAAAACTAATAATTACCAACCATATGTTCTATAATTAATTTTAAGCTATCTAGAAGCAAAGATAATTGATTACTAGTATCTTTTATTTAAAATATCAACTTCATTCGTTCTAGGTACTTTAAAATTAATTTAAAAGCATATCAACTTTTAAAGATTTGTTTCAAAACCACTACAAACACATATTATAAAAGTAGAGGCTTTGGCCTAATTTAACAACAGGAATTAAAGATGAGTACAGCAGTAGCAATGTCGTCAGAAGCGGCTAATAGTGGGCATGCAGTAGAGGTTAATAGAAATAGTTTAATCCAAGATTTTATTGGATTTACTTCAGTTATTAAAGACAAGAGTAGAATGGTTAAATTAGTATTAATTACTTACTTTTTAAAGTGTTATTTCTTTTATAATAGTAACATATTTATTCCAAAAATAAGTATGAAAGATAGTCATAATGTTAAAAGAAAAAAGAACATTATCTTAACTCTTTTAAAAGAATTTACAAAGAGAAATAGAGATATTGTAGTAAGTGAATATTTAGAAAATAAGACTGTATTAAAAGCAGTAGATTCTAATCTTAGAGGACTAATAGATAATAGAAATATTATTAAAGATTTAATAGATATGGAATTAAGTTTTACAGATGGAATATTGATATCTAGTAATAGTAAAATTCATATAGCTGTATCAGCTGATAGTACAGCTAGATTTATAGTAAAAGATAAGTATGGTATTTCTGATATATTTATTAGAGATTTTGAGATGGTAGACATAGCTTATAGAGGATTAAAGACTGAAGAGTTTGTAGTGCCTGCTGAGCTAAGAGGAGTGTCTTATCCTAATAAAGAAAATAATAGATTTAAAATTTCTTACACATTAGGAATGGCAACACATACTGTAGATAAAAATGTAAATGTAAATGATGTATTATTATATAGATTTTATACACTAGCTAAAGAGATTACTAAATATTGTAGTAGTAATACATCTGAAGCTTTTGATTGGGAATCTTTAATGCAGAGAGCAAGCAATAACATTATTGTAGTTAAATAGAGAATATGATGCTTAAGAAAATAATCAAATATCTATTTTCATATTGGAAAGAAAAAGAAAAGACAATCTATCTAAAAACAAAAAAACAAGTAGATATAGAAACTTCCATATCTATAGAAGATTGTAGAGTATATGCAGATGGAAAATTAAAAGAAGAGTTACTTAGGTTATGTCCTCTATTAAGAATCAATAATGATATGGTTGATATGCTTTCTAAAATAGGAACATTATGTAAAAATTATGATGATGACGATTTTGATTCTTATACACGTCAAATCTCTTTCTCTGTAGAGAAAGTAGATTTGCTACTAGATAGAGCAATTATTTTAATATTATTAAATAGTAAAGGTGTAGTGCATTTTATTAAAATAGATACAGAAGAAAAATACTTAACAATATCTGGTATTTATATTCTTGGTAAATGTAAAATATTAGATTTAAATAATGTATTAAAAGATGAAAATCCATCTAGTGTAGCATCTATTAAAAATCATAGATATCTTAAAGTGGAAAGCAGACCTATTGCATTTACTGTTACTACTAGAAATATAGAAAAAAACAATATATACCAGAAGAAAATATGGGATAGCTACTTAACTGCTGATTATGAAATATCAACAGAGTTTACCACAATTAGTATAGTTAATAATAAGCTAGTAATTATAGATTACAGAAAACAATTCGAGAATGCTTCTAAACCATTAACTGGTGATAGAACCTTTGATTGCTATTTAAAATAAAAAACAAGGGAGTAAGAATTATGAGTTGGATTAAAGAGTTATTGGCCTATTTGGTTGCATTGTTTAGTATTGGTTTCTTTGGAAAAAAGATTAATGAAGATGAGCTATTTGTAATAGATGGCAAAACAGAAGGTGTAGACCATGATTTGGGATATCTGCTACAAGTAATGTCTGGTTTTAAAGGAATACAAGCTAATAGAAAAATATTAGAAGCTTTAATAAAGATTGATGGTGTTGCTGACGATAAAGAAAATTATAATCTAATAATAAATCGTATTTTCATTGGTAATATAATATTTATAACGTTTATATCTCCAAGTGGATTTGTATATTTTATTAGAATATTAAATAGTGACATAGCAACTAGTTCTGGATATGAAATTACAGATGTGTTATGCTTAGGTAAATCTAGAATTTACAATACTAACAATATTGAAGGTATATATACTAGAAATATGGCAAGAATTGTAAAAGAAGAAGATATTACTAACGAAAACTTTCAGATGGTAGTAAATGTACAAGAAAATACATTTGTATTGTCTATATCTAACATTAAGCAATTTGCTAAATATAGACAAAGAAACACTGACCATTTTACAATTGGATTTGGTAAAGGTGATTTAGTATTTTTAGATAAAAAATCTAATACTAAAAAATTAAAATAAAATTAAGTATTAATTAGGAGAGTAATCTCCTAGTCAGTAATGTTTGGCTATAAATAAAATTTAAAAATTAAACAAAAGAGAGAAATAGTAAAATGAATATTTTAATAGAAGTAAATAAAGTTATTCCAAAAAGATTTGTGTATGAAGCTCCAAATACAACATCAGCTTTAGAATATAATAAAAAGATAAGTATAGACTTAGTATTGTACAACATATTGTCAGCTTTAAAAGTGGATACTGATAATCCAGATAGAGCTGAATCTAGTCTTAAGTTAGATTATAAAAGATTTTCTAGTTTGCTACCTGCGCTAAATGGACATTTAAAAGAGTTAAAAATTGCTATTACTACTAGCTCTGTAGTATCTGATGATGCTATGGCTTATGAAGATGCAATGATTCCTTTTGTTTTAGTTAAGTTGTAAGGAATATAAATGTTTAAAAAAGATAAATGCTTAATAGATTTATACTTTAAATTAAAGACAGAAGAGTTAAAGCTTACTGAAGTTAGAATGGCTACTATGTTTCCTTATTTTAGAGAGAATACAGATATAGAATCTATAGTGGACTATATAGAATCCTATACTAATGGATTATCTCATATAGAGATATCTAGAGTAGCTACCAACACTGCAAAAGCCAACAAGTTAAAGAAGTTAATAGTATCAGACTTAATCAAGGCTCTAGAGCTAATTAATAAATTAAAGCATGATTACAAAGGAATAAGTTTATTAGCTAGCTATGGACTTACTAAAAAGTTTAGATATTTAAAACAATCAGTAACTATTACTTTTCAAGAGAGTAACAAATCTTTAATTTATTCCCTGTCTGAGAAAAACAAGAAGCATATCATGATGACTTTTGATACTCCTAAAGAAATGGAAAAAGAGTTATTGGTAAGCAACTTTAATAGAATCTTAGAATTTGATTTTAAAGAGATTGTTAAAATTATAGAAGAAAGAAAAGCTGAAGTTAAAAGAAGTTTAGAGAGCTAAATTAATATACTACATAGAGATTGCTCTATGTAGTATATATTCTTTTTTTTTATTTTACCAATTCAGTAAATTCTTTTTAAACTTAATAGGATTTAAATATATATTTCCTAATGCCTTATATCCTTCTGCTCCAGCTACCATTTCATATACTTCATTCTCCATTTTAATAAACATACCTGTAGACATAGATTCCATACCTTCTAACACATCTATTACTAATCCTTTATCAAAGTCTAATCCCTTAATACTATTTCCAGTAATCTCTTCGATAGCAGCTTTAGCCCATTTTAATATATCAATATTTCTACTGTTAATATTATACTCTTCACCAGTATCTAATTTTGTATATATAGCTACTACATCTTTAGTTTGTCCCATTCTGTGTACCCTAGCTAATGCTTGGTCTAATAGATAAGTTCTAAATGGTAAATCCATTAATAATACTAAGTCAGCTACTACTAAGTGATGTCCTGTAGATATAGATTTAAATGTACCTACCAATGGGTCTACATCTTTATCATCTACAAAGCTATTAATTAATCTAGTACCTTCCTTAGTGTTATCTCCAAATACTCCTACTGGATTAAATCCTTGTTTTTTACATCTATCTAATACAGTCTCAGCTATCTTTATATAACTTGTCATTACTATAGATTTAGCAGCAGTACTATTTAAGATACTATAATCAAAATGACTAGCCATATCATTGTGACAATCTATTCTAGCTCCCAATACAATTCTACCTAATGCTTCACCTCTAATTTTTAACATAGGGTATTTTAATATTACACTAGCTTCTTTAAACTTATCTTTTTCTTCACCTTTTAATACAGGTAATATTATTATTCTTTCAAAATCATTTACGGCTTTAATTACATCAGTATGAAACATTAATTGTCTCTTCTCGTAATACTCACCTACTAATTTAAAATTGTTTTCATATTCCATCCAAGCACTAACTGGTAGAGCACTAGATTTTCTAGCTTTATCTACTAGTATATTATAAGTATTAATATAGAAATCTACATTGTCAGCTAACTCTTTACTTCTTCTGTCTATATAGACTATCATCTTTTCTTTAATAGATTTTAAAGTATACTCTTCTCCATTAGGTAGTTTAATCTCTATAGTCTTAAAGTCTATAGGTTTTAATTCCAAAACAGCTTTTTCTATCTTTACAGATATTTGTCCATATCTAATTGGTATACATTGTTTTAATATATAATTAGGAGAAGAATATAATTTCTTAAATCTAGCTTCTACTACTTTATTAAACTTAGGGTCTATTATTTCTAAATAAGGAATAATCTCTAATGCACTAGCTTTAATAGGAGTACCAGATAACAATACAGCATTCTTAGTTTTACTAATATTTACTAATTTTAATAGGTTCTCTCTTCTGCTACTAGATAAAGAAGTAAAGTTATGAACTTCATCTACTATTAATACAATATTGCTTCTACTGTATTTTCCAATAAAGTCATTTAGTTTATCAATAGCTTCATAATTGAATAGCATAAACTTTTGTCCATCATATTGCTTTCCACTATAGTAATCACTAGCTGTATATACATTTTCTCTTTTATTTTTAACTCTATAGAAATTATCTTCATCATTTACTATAGTTTTTAACCAAGTAGTCTCTAGGTTAGCATTCATAGCTATAATTAAAATAATATCAGCATCACATCCTTCAGCTATACTTAATCCCATATAAGTTTTACCAGTACCAGTAGCTGCATCTGTTAATAAACCTCTATAGTCTAAATCGTTCTTAACTCTTTCATAGGTGTCGTAAAAGATTTCTTGAAAATCTCTAGGAGGAGTAGCAAATACTTTATTTATTCTTTCTCTGTTTAGAACAAACTTAACTTCTCCTGCTATAGAGTTATTTGGACTTAACCAAGTTTTAGTCTGTATGATATCTAGGAGCTCTTGTAGAGCCTTAACATTTACCCAGCTAGTAAATCCATATGTTCCAGTTGTTATTCGTTCTAGTATCTCCCTAAGCTCTAATAGAAAGAAAGAATCTATTACTATTTCTTTAAAAGATAATTCTCTAAATAGTAAATTAGCTTTCTTGTCTCCCAATACGGTATTTCTAATAAATCCTCTGAAATTTACTCCGAACATACCTCTAAAAGTATATATTTCTCTAGCAGCATCATATTCCATAGTAGTGCCAAACATAATCTTATTCCTTATAATTTATTTTAATACATTAAGTTTCCAACACCAGCTTTAATTCTAGTATTTCTAAATCTTTGGTCTGCCATATTTATAATAGCAATCATCTTTTTTCTTTTTTCTTTATAGAGTTCATCTCTATCTGAATATTCATCTACTATTTCTTTTAAGATAGATAATTCTACTCCACCTTTTAATACATTACTATTTATCTCTATTCTCTTTTTTTTATATATCCACTTCTCTACAGCTATTAAACATAACTCTGCAAATGGAATATGAGTCTGAGTAGGTAGATTATTCATATTTGGATTATTCTGTACTCTTAAGTTAATAATAGAGTATGGGTCGAAGTATTCAATATTCTCTATTTTAATTAAGTTTTCAGATATTACTTCTAATTTTACATTGGAGTACATATCTAAATCAGCATGGGTTCTAAATAGCTTTTCTACTGCTCCTTGAAATCCACCTTGTACTGTATTCATATATGTATTATAAGGAGCAGTTACAATTGAATCTACAGATAGTATAGGAGAATTATTTAAATACTTTTTAGGTATTTCTAATAGCATTATTCCTTCAGCTGAATATTTAACATTAGCAGCACTAATAGGTACTTTCTTTTCTACACCCTCTAGCATATTTAATTCAGCTACTACTATATTTCTAATTATCTTATTTTCTATAATACTAGGTATAGATACTAAATTAGCTCCATACTTGGGAGTAAAACAAAAAGTTAATAATTTATCTTCCATTTCATCCATTATATACTTTTTAGCATATTCTATAGCATTCATACTTTATTCCTTTATTTTATTTTCTATTAGTTCTAAATAATTATTATAGTCCTTTAATAACTCTTTAGGTATATTACTATTTTCTCTTTTATACATTTTAATTAATGTTCTTAATCTAGCTATATAATCATTGTTTAATTTAAAACTAGATTTACCTAGATAAGAAATAACAAAGTATATATATCTTAATCTACTATATACCATAGCCCATCTGTTTATAGAACTATAGCTAGTATTAAATCTGCTTAAGTCTAAAAACTCTAGAGCATTAGTATTAATTAGTTTTAAATTATAAAATATAAAGTTATAATCTTTTTTAGTAAGCTTATCTAATTTATTACCAAAGTCTAGCATATAACTATTAAACATACTATCCATTCCTAGTAATACCATTGGCAATCTGTTTCTGGCTTCTACTGTATTAAAAACAATATTGTCCATGTTGTACTCTATATAGCTATTTAATATAGATAGATTTAGCATGTCTCTAGACATATTGGTATATACATATCTAAATACAAATTCAGCTATAGATATTCCTCTGTCCATAGCTATAGCATTTTTCATATAGCATCTATATTGTAACATTAATAATACTACATCTACTGCATATATATTTACATTTTCATTTTCATTATCTGTATACTCTAACTTATTATTTAATCCATTAAAGTTTAATCCACTATAGCAATGGTATAATACATTTACAGCTTCAATATTTTTCCAATTGTTTTGTATGTCTACTAGCTTATCTAATTCTAAATCTTTATCTACAGATACAAATACTTCTTTAGCATTTATCATTATCTCATCTTTTAATACATCACCTTTACTACCAGTAGTCACTACTTTACTATTTCTAATTACATAATCTTTTCTAGCTCTAATTTTAAATATATAATCCAATACATTACTTTCTTCTATGTATAAGTCATTTATTATTTTTACAAAGACATTATCATTGTTTACTCTAGATACCATATCTTTATATTTTTCAGATACTGTAGATAAATTAATAATAGAATTCTTCTGTACATTTTTAAAATTGCTAATAGTAATAGTAGAATATTTTATATCATCATCTTTAATAAATATATCCATTGTGTGTATCCTTTATTTATTTTATTAAGGCTCACATATAGCCCTCTTGTTCATCAAAAAAACTTCTTAGATAATATATAATATATTTTTCTATTATACCATATATTATGAATTATTTTCTTGGTTATTCAATAACATCTATAATCCTTTTGGATTATAGATAAATATAGCCTAGTGAGTAGATAAAGTTTTTAATAGTTATTTCAATTATTATTTAACCACATATTATTAAATTAGTATAGTATTATAAAATCCTTTACATTTAAAGGCTATTAGTATTATACAAGTTTCATTAATTAATTAAACAAAAAAACACAGGAGAAAACAAATGGGTAACGAAACAAACGGCGGAAGCTTAGAAGAAGGATTAAAAGGACTAGGAACAGTTTTTCAACCAGAAGTAGATGACTTTAAATCTAGCAATAGCAATGATGATTACGAAGCAAGAACTGAAAGAGAAAATGACGATAGTTCAAGAAGAAGAAATAGCCAAAGAAGAGCTGCTATGCCAAACTTAGCTGCAATGTTTAAATCAATGGGTCAAACTGTAAATACAGGAATCAATGATAATACTTTAGCTGAAGCTGAAGCTGCATTCACTGCATTACTAGAAGTTGAAAATAAGAAATCTAAATTAGATGTAAAAATCTTAACTGTTAGCAAGCAAGAAGTAGGTGCACTATATTCTTCAATCGTTCTTTCTTACAATGCTCCAAAATTAAATAAAGTATTTTATTCAGTATTGATGCTAGCTGGTACGGGTAGAAAAGAGTTAACAGTATCTGATATTTTAAGAATTGTTCCTAGAACAGCTCAAGAAGCTAAAATCAGTAAGAAAACAAATAGAGAGATTGAAAGAGAAATTGCATTCCCATTCCAATCATTCGATGAGGTATATTACCAACCAGCAGTAGAAGCTAAATTAGCTAGACTATGGAACTTAAATCAAAATCAACAATTAATTTATGTAGATACTATTTCTGCTAGCTCAACTGTAGAGTTCATTAATGAATCTAAAGAAGGTAAGAAACCATCTAAAGAATCTATCTACTTCTTTAAAGCATTATACGATGCAGTAATCCTAATGGATGAAACAATTACTTCAGCTGATGGTGCAGTAGATTTAACATTTACTCCAATTATTGAAGCTAGAGAATTTGGTGCTAAGTTAATTGCTGATGTATATGTTGGTGGTGATAACAAAATTGCTAGAGAAGATTTAATTGTTGAATTAAAACTTAAACTAGGTGAAACTGGTAAAACAGATTCTATTAATGAATCAGCTCAAGAGTTATCATTAATTAAAACTGGAATCTATTTAGCTCCAATCTATGATGTAAGAATTACTAGAGATAGAGAAACTGGTAGAGATGTTGAAACAAATAAAGTATTACCAATTGTTACAATCAGTAATATTGAAGCTGTAAACAATACTCTTAAATATGTATTAGGTGGAGTAATCTCTTCAACTATTATGTTAAAAGATACAATGTTTCCATATGGTATTTTAAAATCTCCTAATAACTGGGGAGCTTTAATTGCTTATGAAAATGGTGATGCTGATTATTCTGCAATTGGTGATTTTAAATCTCCTAAATTCTCTAGTGATGATGTGTTAGCTGTAGCTGATATGTTATTAGCAAAAGATTCTAAAGGTTATGGAGAAGCATTATTAGCTATTGATTTACCTCATTCTACTTTATCGTTAGGTATTGCAATGCTAAGAGATTGTACATCATCTGATGCTGCAACAAGAATGCATGCTGGTAAAGCTGTAGTAAAAGCATTAAGAGAAATGACAGATGGTAATTTCCCTAAAGATTTCCCAGTTGATAAAATCTTTACACAATGGACAACAGCTCCAGTTGGTTACATAGAAGGAGTTAAAAATATTCCTTTATCTAATTTAGATTTAACTAAAGTAATTGAAGCTGAACCAAGAGTAAAAGCTGAACAAGTATTAAGCTTTAATATGTCAGAGTTTGACGATGATGCAATTGATGCTTATATGGAAAAATTAGAAGCTGCTGAAGCAATTGGTTGGGGAGAAGCTGTACTAACAGACAAAGCTACTAGAGCTATCTTTAGTTTCGATTTCATCAACGAGTTAGATATTGCATTAGCAGAAGCTGGATTAACTATTTACCATAACAAATTGGTAGACAAAAGAGCTTCTTCTAAATTTAGTAAAGTTGGATTAGGTTACGGTAGATTCAATGGTGGATTTACAGAATCTAATTCTGGTATTCATGGTTCAGGTAAAAGATTTAATTACTCTGGTATCGCAAGAAGAAAGTGGTAATAAGTTAACAACAAAGCAAGGATAGGAATTATTTCCTGTCTTTGTTTTTTTTATTTTATATTAATTTTTTAAAGGAATAAAATGTTACACTTAAAGTATGTTTCCACAGATGAGTTCTTTGGAGATATTGAATCTGGTAAAATATTATTATCAGCATTACCATCAGTTACTGCGGCTTCAGAAATAGAAGATTCTCTTTATACTGTTTTCCAAGATAGTGTGTTTGACAATATACCACAATGCAATTGCAAGAAGTATAAGAAAGCATATCTAGAAGGAGAACTATGTGATGAATGTGGTTCTAAAATAGAATCTGTATTAGAGAAGAAAAATCCATTGGTATGGTTCGAGAGATATCCTGAATCAGAAAAGTTTATATCTCCATATTTTTGGTTGGTATTAAGAAGCTTATTAAATACAAAAATAGATATTTTAAGATATCTATCTGATACTAAGTATAATCCTCCTGTAGTGATGCCAGCTTGGGTGCCACAAATGATTAAAATATTAGACTTTAAAAGAGGGTATAATAACTTAGTAATTAACCTGGAAACAATATTGGAATATGTATCTACACATAGCCAGTTTAAAACTGGAGGTAAAGGTATTGAAGCTGCAATATTATTAAAGACTTTTAGAAGAGATAAAGATGGTGTATTGAATAATTATATTGGATTATTTAATAAAAGACTATTTGTGGTTGAAGAAACTAAAATGGGACACTATACTAATCTAATTCTAGGAGAAGTAAAAGATGTAGCTTATAATTATATTTTAAATAATAATGAACATGCTACATTCGAAAAGAGACAAAATGTAATGTCTAGATTAATTCATGGTCTAGCCAACATAACAGAAGTATACATTAAAGAAAATCTACAAGGTAAATTCGGAGACTTTAGGAAACATCTAAGTGGAGCTAGAATGCCATTTAGTTTAAGAGCTGTAATTAGAAGTATGAATAAAGCTAGCCATAGAGATGAATTACACATTCCATGGACTGGAGCTGTAAATAGTTTAAGACCACATCTATTAAACTTATTAGTAAATAGATTTGATTATACCTACAAAGAAGCTTCTCAGTTATTATTCGAACATGCTAAAAAATACAATAAGCTAATTGATAAGTGTTTTAAAATAATGATAAATGAATCACCATTTGGTGGTATAGTTTGTCTATTTACTAGAAACCCTACATTGCCTATGGGTAGTACGCATTATAGAATAATTACTGAAGTGAAATCAGATATTTATGATAATACTATTTCTACTCCAAATACAGCTACTAAATCTCAAAATGCAGATTAACGATATTTAAACAAGATTTAAATATCAGTCAGGGTAGACACGAAAGTTCTATTCCTTCTCTTCTTGAATTGTCTGGAAAGTCCACAAAAGTAAATAAGCTACAACATAGTTAGAAATGACAAGTGTGAATGCAGTAGAAATACAAAAAAATTATTTACCTCTCCTATGCTAAACAATAATGCTAAGGGAATATATAAGGGATACCCAGCAGCTAAGCACCTAAGTCTACTAGCATAAAACTAGTACGGTGAAAGTTCAACGACTATCCAGTTGCGTGGAGTACATTATACAACGGTATAATGGAAGTGGGAAGATACCTAAGTCTAATTTATTAGATATGGTAAAGATATAGTCTATTCACAGTGTATAAGTTAAGTTTATACATACAGTCTTAATGGACTGTCATTATTGAAGTGTGAATGTTCGATGGTGATGCTTTAATGTTATATTATATGTTAGATAATGTAATGTCTAGATTGGCTAAATCTATGCAAGGACATCATAGTGTACCAGGCGATAAAAAGCCAGGAGATATTTCTGCTGTAGCAGGATTACCGTCTCCTACAATTATGACATTAACTAACTACATGAGATTAGAAGAACCAGAAATTTATATAGATGATAGTTTTATGGATTATCTATATAATAAATAAGGAAAAGAGTATGCAACCTCTAATAATTAAAGAATCTAGTCAAGGATTTGAAGATATTATATATGGAGCTCCATCAAGGGCTCTGTCTAACTATATGGCAGACAAACTATCTCATATCTCAGGTTTTCTTAATGAAAAGACAAAAGGCTTTATAGATAGGTCTAGAGAGCTGTATAATCAATTCAGTTCAGATGCAGCTAGAAAAAGAATATCTGATAAAATATTAAACAATAATATTTCTCTATCTAGAGATAGTATTACATTATTAACAGAATCTAATTATAAAAATATTAATAATGTTAATAGAAGATACTTGATGGTAAATCCAGATATATATACTAACCATAAAAAAGGTAGGCTATCTGGATACTCTGGAGTATATGAAGATGTTGATAGATATGAAACAGATGTTTATTGGAAAAGAGATTACTTAAGAGTAATGAATGGTATGGTAACTACTAATAGCAATGAAGAAAGAACTAAATATATAACTATGTGTGGAGAAGATGATAACCTTATGTTCTCTGAACAATTAGTAATATTAAAGAACTGGGAATTTGCTAATAAAATGTTAACAGAAGATATTGATATTACAGAAGATAGTATAGAGGCTTAGGTCTCTATACTATATATCTTTTTTTATTTTTAAAAATAATTTGATTTACTATAACATAAGGAAAAATAATGGATGCTGAAACAAGAAAAGCGATAACAGGTAAGAACATCTATGATTATAGATTAACTGATTTAGGGTTTGATATCTATAAAAAGAATGGTAGTATATTACTATCACAAACTACAGAATTAGAATTATCTAAAGATGATTGGAAGATAGAAGCAAAAAGAAAAGAGATAGCTGAAAAATATACTTACGATGAAAATCTAAGACTATTAGGAGAAGCTAGAATTACTGCTTTAGATAGAGTAAGAAAACTTTATGAATTATCTGCATATATTCCATTAAATATTGATGGTGTAGATTGGGATGCTAGAGAGACTTCTGCTATTGAATTAACAATTGCACAATTCATTTATCAAGATGAAGGATTACCAATAGTATTTAACGATGCTAATAATGAGCCTCATACTTTAACAGTTAAATCTGGTAAAAAATTAGTAGATGAAATTAGAAAAATAGGATTATCTATTTTACCTAAAATCCAAATGAAAAACAAACTATATAAAGACATTAAAACAATGACTGATATAGATGCTATTAACAGCTTTAATCCTGCTGCAGAGTTTGGATTAGAAGTAAATACATTAGGTACTGTAACATTGCCAAAAAGATACTACTAGTAGATAATTATCTACTAGTAGTATTACTTCTTTTATCTTCAATTTTAATACTAAAGAATTTTACATTTATAAATGTAACTTTAATAAATGTATGCAATATCTTTTCTAAGTCAGTAAATGATTTATCTACTGAATCATTTTTATATATCTTGTTGGCATATAACTTAGGAGCTATCATCATTACATCAGGTAGTCTTAATGATACTAGGTTGCCACTAGATATCTGATATTCTGCCCAGTCTAATCCATTGTACATTATCATTAATCCAACATTTTCATATATGAATTTAACAGATATTAACTTCTCAGGTACATCCATTATATCTACATCTAAGTATCCATTAAATATAGCTCTAATACCATTTCTAATCTTTATCTTATCTTCATCTGTTAATACATATGGATATACATTAAGAAATAGCTTTACTCTCTTTTTAGGATGCTCTACTAATGACTCAGCAATATAAGATTTAATTAGTTGTGGAATATGAGTAGGTATTGGTTCTTTAATAATACGACCATCTCTTTTTTTATATAACTCCCTAAATAAATCATTATCTAAGTAATCAAAACTATCAGTAATTCTATTAGTATAATTTTTAATATTTCCATCTTTTAATACATTGTTAAACATAGTCTTATCAAAATGAAATAATAATGATAATCTAGTATCCAATAGACTATCCAGGTTCATATAGATATCATTCTTAGCTTCTTTACTTTCTATCTCTGGTTTGTAATTGTGTGTCATTATTTCTTACCTCCTACAAACTTTTTAGCTATTGCATTCTTTTTCATTTCTGCTTCTACTATTTTCTCTTTACTTTTAATTCTCTCTATTACTTTTTTAATAATAGATTGTTTTAAATTAATAGGTACAGCTGCCCATTCTGGATAGGACATACCTAAATGTTCTTTTATATCTAAAGACATATATTCATCTAGTAAGTTTTCCATTCCTATTAAATATATATTTGTATCTATATCTTTATGTAATACAGACTCTATTATCTTGCTTTGGTTTTTACTTACTATTCCAAAGAATAAATTTCTAGCTTCAATTAGGGCACCTTTTGCAAGGATAGGAGATATACTATTAGCTTTCTCTGCTAATAGTATATCTCTCATGTATTCTAAATATCTATTAAAGAAAGGCTTCTTATCTTTGGCTAAGGATAGGTCAGCTGGATTATTATATAAATAATCTAAGAAGGTCATATCCTTAGGAAGAACTATGCCCTTTCCTCTATCCTTTTGAATTTCAAGGTACCCAGTGTAAAAAGCACTTGCAATACATTAAAAGGTATTATCTTTTTATGTCTATGTCCAGCATCTACCTTATAATTATCATTTACTTCTTTACACTTAGGACAAGTATATTCAGGAATACCGACAATGTTATTTGTAGAGCTATTAATAAACTCATGAATGTTATCTAGTATTCTATCGTACATAGCTAAATGTTGACTAAAAATAGATAAAGCTTTATCTATATCATCTAGAGAAGTAATAGTACTATTGTCTCTAGTAATAGATTTAACATAATGTAAATAGTTACCTAATAGATTAGACTTTTGTTGCATAGCATAAGCAGACTCTACAAAGCTATTTTTTCTTTTCTCATCAATACTACTAATTATATCTAAAGCAGTTTTTCTTAATCTGCTAGTCCAATAAGTACCCTGAGTAATATATTCTTCAATTGTTGGTACTTTATATACTATTTCAATATCTACACCCTTATTGTCTTTATAAGTTTGTTTTTTAGTATTGTACATAGACCAAGAATCTTGATAAGCTTTTACTTCTTCTACAGTTACACTATCTTTACCTTTCTTAGCCATATGATAGTTTTGTGCATCGCTAAATAATGTAAAGTCTACATGTAGTGTTAAGTTTGGATTTAACTTAGATAATGTTTTAAAATTACAAGGATTTTCTACATTTAAGAAATTAGAACATTGAATCATTCTTTTTAATCCATTTGGAAACATTACTTGTATTAATCCATTAATCATTGCATTAATATCTGAAGATAAAATTAATTCTCTTAAATCTGAAAACTTATCTACTTTAACATTTGTATATTTAATTTTATTCATTACTAAGTCAATAGCATATTTATTATATAATACAGAATGGTTACCATATACAGTAGCAGCAGTAGATGCTCCTATTTCACTCTCATTAGCAGCAGCTAAATATTGTAGTACCATATATTCTGGCTCAGTAGGGGTCTCTATACCTAGCCAAATACCTGAGTTAAATAAAGGAATAGGAATTACTACTTCTCCTCCAAATGCATCTTGTAGACCCTTCATAAATGATGCACTAGCATCTTGATTAGTTATGTTTACTTTTATAGGCTCTGAATACATTTTGATAGTTCTACCGTCTGGACCTTTAAACATTGTTTTATTAAACAATGGAGTATCTACCTTAAATAATAAATCTAATTGGTCAGCATTGTTTTGGTTTAGAGTATGTATTCCTAAGTCAGCATTAGATTTACTTTTCTTTAATCTAGTTTGTGCAGAATCTGTATAACTAGCTATAAAATCTCTATGTAGTTCATTGGGTAATGATACCATATCATCTTCATCATCTTTAAAGTCAGACATTTCTATTGCTTCGTCTGTATCTAGAGTTTCAGCTATTAATAAATCAGATACTTTCTTTTTTAGTTTAGGTTCTACAGATTTAATTTTAATATCAATACTTTTACTATTACCATTAATATTAATCTCATCTATTTCTTCTAATCCATCTAGAATTACCTTTAGTTTACTATTGGTATCTAAGTCCTGTCTAGTATCGGTATTGTTTTCATCTTTAATTTCACTTGTTTCTGTAGTGCTATGATTATTTTCTTTATCGTCAATGTTTTCCATATCATTCTCCTTCAAATTCAGATTCTAATTTCTCTTTGTTTTCTAATAATAGCTCTTTAGCTTTTACTGTACTTCTTAACTCTAAATCTATTTCGTTTTGTACAAAGATAGTATATACTTCAGTTAGGTTTTCTAACTCATTATTTAATTCATACAGCTCTTTAGTTAATGAATTAAATTCATCTATAGACTTAGCCATAGCTAAATCTTTTTCTAATTCAGTTTTAGATTCGTCTGCTACAATTTCTACATATTTACTATACTCTTCTTCTAGGGCAGGTATTCTAATATCTAGTAAGTTTAATCTATCCATATTGCTAGTTATATTTATTATTAGCCCGTTTGCTTTTTTAGACATTTTAATAAATTTAGATGGTAGTATATATTCAGACATTTCACTCAGCATTACTACTCTAGCTGAAATTAATTCTGCCAATACATTATATCCCTCTTGCATTGTTTTAAATAGGTTTACTACATCTATAATATTTAATTCTACTACCTTATTAGAATCAAATTCTTCAGTAGGCTCTACAGCTTCTACAATATCATTTTCTTTAATATTTAAGTTATTTTCCATGGTTAATCCTTTTTTGATTTTAAAGTCAAATATAAGGAGTTGGAAATGAATTCTATTTCCGAATTAGCGGGCGTTGAGGCCTTAATTAATAGATATGTAAATCCAGAAAATAAAGATAAATATTTGGACCTATTAGGTATATTTTTAGATAGAACAGAAATGCAAATATTTGATTCTATTAACAATATGATAAATAATGAAGAAAACCTAAATGGTAGTGATATTACTGGTGTATTAAGAGAATTAACAATTAGACAAGCTCTATTAATGCTTGAACATAACTTTGGATTAGTATTTAATTCAGATGCTGATAACTATACTATACATCAGATACACAAGTTAGTATATCAATTAGACTTCTTTGTAGATGTAGATGAAGATAGAGCTAATGAGTTTATGGAAATGTTAAATTGTGAAGAGGATGAATTATTAGCTTTTACTTCTATACTAATAGATATAGGAGTAGATGAATTCTTTTTACTAGAACATCTAGAAGGAATTAAAACAGGATATAGAGATGAGTATATGAAAGCTCTATCTGTAATTAAAGATAAAACTAGTACAATAGATGATGTAGATGTATTAAAGAATATAGCTATTACTAAAGTATTAAATAATCTTAAAGCTATACATAATGATAATGAATTTAGTAAGTGTTTAAATATATCATTAAGAACTATGAATTATTTAGATTTAGGTACTGTATTAAAAGAACTAAATACATTAAAGGTAAAAGAGTTAAATAATACTAGTTTAGCTTTAGAATTTATATCTGCTTATATATTACTAAATGATGATACTGAAGAACTATTATCTCTATACAGAGAACAGTTTTTACCAGGATTAGAAATAGAAGACTATAGAGCTGAACAAATCTATAAAGAGATGGCTTTAAAGTATACTGAGTATGAAGACAAAAGGATAGGCAGATGAATGAAAGAGAATTATTCCAAACAGTACTAGAAGAAAAAGTATTAGGTAAACTAGATTATATTAGAGCTCTGTTTACTATACCATATATGGCAGATAATGCTAACTATAAATCTGATATATTAAATATTAAAGATAATAAAATTATTATTACTTTTCCTACTAGAAAAGTAGAATTAGATTATTATAAATTTCCTATATTAGATTATTTAGATAATGTAACTATCTCTCCAGATATATTTAAATCTTTAGATAAAGAGATAGAAACATCTATTGGTATTGTAATATGTAATCTGTTAATTATAGAAGAACCATTTAATGGAAAGATTAAATTTGTAGATGGTGTAATTACTGATAGCATAGAAGACTATATAGCTGCTAATCTAGTATCTAATAATTATACTTTTAAATCTAAAGAAGAAGAACAAACTAAGATTAAAGTATCTGAGTTAATTAAGTTTGTAGACCAAGCTCAATATCTTAAAACATTATCTAGATTCTTTGTTGTAGCTAGTAGTAAGAAAACATTACTTCCTCCTCCTGGAATACAAGAGAAGAAAATACAATTAGTAAAAGATATGATTAAAGAGTTAGGACCTGATGCATTTAAGCAACAAGTAAATATTGTTAAGTTAGAAGATGAGTTGAAGAAAATAGATGCAGAGTGGCTAAAAGATGACCCTACATTTGGAATAGTAACTTCTGGTAAAGTATTGTCTAACTCTAGAAAAGAATTATTCTTAACAGTAGGTGGTATCGAGGCGTTTGATGAGAATGATGATTTATCATTTGTTTTAAATTCATTATTAGAAGGATGGCCATCTGACCCTGACTTAATGACAGCTATATTCAACTCTTTAAGAAATGGTTCGCTAGCTAGAGCATTAGATACTCAATATGGAGGACTATTTGCTAAAGTAATATTAAGAGCTATAGGAAGCTATATTATTAAGCCAGAGCTAGACTGTGGTACCAAATTAGGTAAATCTACTTTAGTAGATAATGACAATTATAAAAAATTAACAAATAGACATATTATTTTTAATGCTGAAACAATCTTAATGGAAAATGATGATATGTCTAAACAGTATATAAATAAGAATGTTTTAATTAGGTCTCCTAAGTATTGTCAACTAGGAGGAGAGAAGCTATGTGGTAAATGTGTAAACAAATTACTAAATGAAAATGTAGATGGAATTAAGAATGAAGTAACAGCTGTAACAAGTAATGTACTAAATGAAGCTATGAAAGCAATGCATAATACTACTAAACAAATTGTAAGGCTAGTAAAGAGCGAAATATTCAGCTAGTATAAATATTTTATAATAGATACTACTCTGAAAACAAGAAAAAAGAATAACAATAATATAAGGAAATAATTATGGAAAACGGAATTAATATAGATGCAATCAACAGCATGTTAGAATCAGTAGCTACTGCACCAGTAGAACAAGCTCAACCTCAGCAACCTCAATATCAACAACAAGGGAATAAACCTCCATATCATGGAAATGGTGGCAATGGTGGAAATTATAAACCAGCTTTTAATAGTGGCAATAGACCTCCAAGAGACCCAAACCAACCAAACATCTATACAGATGAAAATATTACTCCACTGCCTATAGATGCTAGCGCTCTTAAGAATAGTTTATCTTATGCTATTGTAGCTATAGATGAAAATCCACCTGCTGAAATAGTAGAAGTAATTACTAAAATAGCTGATGCTCTTAAAGTTAAAAAATATGTATACAGATATGATGGTGAAATTAATCCTAGTTTGGCTAGAGATATATTCATGAAGCAAGATTTAAGTATCCCAAATACTTATCAACATTTTATTCCTTGGGCTAAAGGTTTTGAAATTGAGGGTGTATATCCAGTTAGTAAGAGACCTAGTATTATGGCAGGACAAATTGCTAAGTTTGTTAGTCAGTATACAAAAAGAGACCCTAGTAATCCAAACAATAAACAAACACTATTTGGTTTCAGTCAAGCATCTGGTGCAATAAGAAATATAATGGCTAATAGAATACATTTATATTTAGGTAAAGATTGTTTAACTAGACTAAAATTTATCATTTTGTATTCTAGTTGTGGTACTGAAACAAAAGAAGAAATCAATTATGAGACAACAAAAAGAAGAGCTAGCGAAGTAATTAGATTTGCAAATACAGCTGGTATTAAAGTGTTTAACTTAGCTAAACCAGATGGAGCTAAAAGATTATTCGAGTTTATTACAAATGGCGAAACTGTTACTTCCGTAGCTCCTATTAGTGCTCCTGTATCAAATCCTAATGCACCAGTAATTACTGAGTTTACTGGAACACCAGCTGAAACAGCTCCTACTGCACCAATTGATGATATGCCATTTTAATAGATAGACCTAGGAGAAAACAATGAAAATATTTAAAGATAGAAGATTGAACAAATGGTATCAATCTTTAAATGTAAAGAAAGTATCTGATTTAAAAGATGGTGATGAGATAATATTAACAACGGAAGGTAGAGAATACTTTAATGGAAATGGTATTTTTGCAATTAATCAGTTTGCAGATAAGCTAGTTAGTAATGTCTTAGAAAAACCTTTTATTGCAGTATTAAAAGAAAAGCCTAATTTTGATGGTTCAGATTGGAAAGAAGTTATTCATTCAACTGGTAATTATTTATTCCAATCTTTAAATAGCATACATCTTATAGAAACAGCTGCTATTCTTGGTGCTAAAGATAGACTTAGATACGTATCAGTAAAACTTGATGAAAGAATTATTACTAATATTAAATCTAGGTATGCAGATGATGATGTTATAACTTTTGAAGTTGTAAGTTTAGGGAAAGAAGTTTATGATTCCAATTCCGATTACTGCAAAGGAGTACCATCTTTTTTCCATATAGAAGAGGTAGTATCTTTTTATACAGAGAAAGTTGATATAGCTACAGAAGAAAAGATACTAGAGCTTTATAGGCTAGTAGCTAGTAAATTATTAGAAAGATATCATTTATTAAAATGTTTAAGACAAGGTTATAAAGTTATAGATAAAGATGATTTTCCTTTTGTTGTTAAAGAGGATGATTTTGAAACACTAGATGATTTAATTATGCTTGGAGATAAAATTATAAATGAGTATAATAGAGTTGAGGATTATGCAAATTCTTATAGAGTAATTGAAGAGTATTTTAAAGGCAGAGATACTGTAGTTAAAAGTGTTTTCTTTGGAGCTTTAGATATCTATAATGACGATAACGAATTGGCATGCTTACTACCTGCAATTTTTAGTTAAATTGATAAATTTGATTTAGAGGATGGGGCCTATGGCTAGAAATAAAAATAAAAACAAACAAGGAAATAACGTGGGAAAAGAAACTATTAGTCCAGAAGATATTGGTGAATTAACAGAAACATATGCAGTAGAGAACATAGGTACAAATGTAGAAGGAACTGAAGTAGATACTCCAATTTCTACAGAAGGTGGTATTGAACAAATTGATACTCCAGCTGATGAAGCTAATGTTGTTGATGAAGAAAATACAAATCCAGAGATTGATGCTCCTGCAGATGTAGTGGAATCTGAAAACAATGTACAAGATTCAGATGTAATACCAACTGATGATACTAATGCTCCAGTTGAACCAACTATTGAACCTGCTTCTGATTTACCAGAAGAAAATATAGAAAAACAATTACCTACTGCTACAGTACTTACTGGTGAAGGAACACTAGAACCTGAAGCAGAACTTGCTTTTAATAGACAAGTTATTGTAGATACAATTGTATATGGAGAAGATGAATTAACTATTGTTAGAACACTTTTAAAAGCTGCTAAAGCTAAATTTAAAGAATCTAATATTATTACTAGATTACTAGATACTGTTGAGATGTATTTAGTTACTCCTGCTTCTGCTTCTAAAGGTGGTGCATTAGTACAAACTTATGCTATTGAATTTAACAGAGCTGAAAAAGGTGATTTAACTAACTTAGCTATCTTTATGCTATCTAAATTAACTGGTAAAGAAACTGAAAAAAGAGGTCTTAAATCTTTATCATTAGCTTCTATTGTAAATACTACTAGACTAGTAGAAGATAGAGAAGTTAAACAAGAATCTTTAAAATTAGTAGATGCTTTAGCTGAACTACATAGTGCAGAAGAAAGAAAGAAAAAAGTAAATGTTTTAATTTCTTTAAATAAAGCATTTAATGTAAATCCAAGATATCTAAATGCAAATGCGGTAGAGATTTTTAGAGAATACTTTTCTAAATAATAAAATAAATATATTACACATAGATTATGTATCTATGTGTAATAGTTCTTTTGTCGTCTTTTAATTAAATGTTAAAATGTTTGTTTCGAAATAAAAATAGACACATATTATAAAGTTGGTAATAATATAGATAAAAAGCTAATATTATTAATAGTACTATATAATAAATAAAGGAGCAATCTTATGGAATTATTAAGATTTGGAACATTAGAAGCTGCAGAGAACATGGAGAACTGGTTATTAGACTTTAGAGATAATACTGATATTCCAGAAGATGTATATTCTAAGCACCTAAGTATGTGCAAAGAATTTCTAAATACATTAACTCCAATGGTAGATAAAGGTTCTACTACTGGTTTTACAATGGATAATGCATCAGATACCGAAGAGCTATTTGACAATATAAAAAGTATTCTAAGTTCGTACGTAAATAGACAAAATGTAGAAATACTATTGTTAAAAATACATACATACTTAGAAGGTGTACTTACAAAGGTGTTTAGTATTAATACTAAAGAACAATTAGAAAAAACAAAATCAATATCTAATGCTGAGGAGCAAAAAATGAATACAAGTAACGTAAATACAGAAGCAAGAATTAAAGAATTAGAAGAAGCATTAACACTATCTGAATCAGCTGCAACAACAATTATAAAAGAAGTAAGTATCTTCGATAAGATTCCTGGTGGAATTTATACTGCTGCAGGTTTAGGAATTGTTGCTGCTTATGGAATCTATAGAGTAGGATACTTAAAAGGATATGCCACTGGTAAAGATGAATCTGCTACAATTATCATTATGGATGAGAGAGAGTAATCTCTCTCCATTCTATATTATTTTTTTTCTTTTTTTATTTAGATTACGGCAGTGTCGTTATTTGAGTTATTTTGAAATTTAAGATTAAAGGAAGTCAACATGAGAATGGCTAACATGCTATTGCAAACAGCAAACTTAGAAGCAGGTTTAGAAGTAAATATTGCTATACAAAAAGACCCAAAGTTTATAAATGAAGCTAGTGCTTATATAGATGAACTAAAAGTAATCTACGATAAAGATACTAAAGTATTTAAAGATACTGCTACTTTCTTAACTATTAGTAAACAAGCTAAAGAGATTGTTAATAATCTATCTCTTCTATTCTCAGAGAGAATAGGTATTGATTTTACAATAATAGGAGATTCTACTGGTAATGCTTGTGTATTCTCTGTTACTCCTTCTAATTATAATGTTATTGTAGAAGAGGCTGGTACAGTAGAAAAAGATTTACTAGATGCTATAAAACTAATGAAAGATTTAGGTGCAAGACCTAATGAGGATACTGAATTCAATATGGATAGCTTTAGTGGTATTGTTAAGATTTATGAATCTATGTTAAGCTCTACTAAATCTCTTAATACGTTATTAAAAACAGATTCTGTAAAATTTGATTTACTTAAAGCTAAAGTAACTGGACTACCTAAAGACTTTAAGTCTATTATTGCTATAGATATTGTATCATTTATGCAAACACATTCTATTAAAGAAATATTAGCTGTATTAATTCATGAAGCAGGACATCAGTTTACTCATTTATTAAATATGTATAGAATAGCTAGAACTAATACTATCTTAAAAGATTGTAGTGTATTAGCTAAAGATGGAGATATCGGTAAAGTAGAAATAACTCTTAAAAAAGAATTGGGAATAGAAATTCCTAAATTAAATAATTTTAAAGAAGAAGATAACTTTAAAGATATTAAAGTGTTTATGACTACTCTGCTAAGTAAAGCAATGGTAACTAATGAAAATGAATCTAGTTATTCATCTAGAGATAGTGAAGCTTTAGCAGACCAGTTTGCTAGCAAGTTTGGATTAGGACTAGAATTAGCTACTGCATTAGATAAAATTGCTAATAATAGTTATACAGAGCTAGATTACTTTCTAGGTGAAAATACAATACTATGGATGTTAAAAGTAAATATTATTATATCTGCTTTTGTTCTTGCTTATGGCTTAATTGCACTTGCACTACTTGGTGCTCTTTCTGTTACAGCTGCTATCGTTGTTACTAGTGCAGCAATTTCAATAGCTATAGAATTGTCTGTAGTAGCTATTGTATTTTTGGTTGCCATAAATGTATTTAGATTCTTTTATGGTGGTAATGATGCTTTTGAAGCTGTCTATGATGACAAAAAAAGAAGATTAGAGAGAATTAGAAATGATGCTATCAGAATGCTAAATAGTTTAATTCTAAGTGCTGATAGTAAAGATAAAGAGATGATAGTTGATAAGATTAATGATATTCAAGCTTTGGATAAGGTTATTGATAAAACTAGAAAGAGTAGAGCATTTGTAGATATAGCTGGAGACTTATTTTTCTCTAGTAATAGAAAACACTCTATTGAGACATTGGTGCAACAAATATTAGAAAATATGAATGCTAATAAACTAACTATGCTTGGTGCTAAGTTAGAACAACTATAATAGGAATAGACAATGGTAAATTTTTTAGACCCAACTAATATTAAATTAGCAGACTATGCTAATAAACTAAGTCCAGATATTAAGAATGTAGCTATCTTTGCTATGGCATATACTACGTTTAATTTATTAAGCGAAAACTTAACAAAAGAAGATATGGTAACTAATAGCCCATCTATTGGTGTATTAAAAACTAAAATAGCTGATTCTATTAATGAGTTAGTAATTATTGATAGAGAAGTATTTAAAAACTACTTAGTTAAATTTGTAGAATATAATAATGCAAAAATCAATAATGGATATACAGAAGTAAATAGTACTAAAGATATCTTTAATGTAAATGCTATTTTTGGAAATACTATTTTAGAATTAGTAGATAACAACTTTGAAGTATTTAAAAATACAACTAGATATTATTCAAGTAGTAACTTATTGCAAGATGAAATAATGAATAAGATTATTGCTAATAAAGGAGCATAGATGAAAGATATTAGTAAACTAGAACTAGCAGTCAGAGGTCTCTCCGATGTGCTATCTAATAATAAAGTTTCTCAATCTCATATTCAAGATTTACATGCTGGTATGGAGTCTTTGGATATTCCTGTAGGAAATCCAAATATTAGAATGTATTCTAGAGTATTATCGGATATAGGATTAGAAGATGCTAGTAGAGAATTAGAGCTAGGTAGATATGCTTTAACACAATTGAGCTATGAGAATAGTAAAAAGTCTTTAGCTGGTATTAAAAATAGTGTAGGTATGATTTTAGAGAGAATTAACTATAGAAAAGAAAATTATGATATTAATCAAGTAGTAGTAGATAAACTACTAGATGAAGCTAGTTGGAAATATAATAATTATAATGTAGATACAAATGGTGACATAGGAAGAACTACAGGGATTGTAGAAGATAGTATTTTTAATCCTTATGTACTTAGAAATATTATACATGAATTATTCGATACTGATACACTTGTTGAACTAAGCAAATATCAAGAAGCAGTAAATAAATATTCTCCATTTTTAAATTGGGTATCATCTACTGATTTAGAAAAGATTGTTTTTGATTTAGAATTTAATGTAAATGATGTATATATTAAAGATGTTATAAACTTAATCATATCTGATAAAGTTACTGTAGCTTTAGATAGTATATTATTTTCTCTTACTGAGTATTATTTAAACTCTTATAAATCTTCTGAGTTTTCTCCTAAGGAAATTAAAGCATTAGTAGAAGTAACTAAAAGAGATGATGCCAATGAAGGAAAAGAAGAAATAGATAGAGAATATTGGGGATTGGTAAATACTAAGTATCATGGTGTATTTAACGATTCAGATGGTATAGAGTTGTTTATGTGTTTCTATAGATTAATTTATTCTGTAGAGAAAAAATAATAAAGCATATAGATAGTCAATTGACTATCTATATGTTAGTTTCTATGCTGATATTTACTTTATAGTTTATATCAATATTATTGTTGTTGTCTAATGCTATTTCCTTATCTACAGTAAATACATTTCCATCACTAGTAATAGTTACTACTTCTTTATTGTCAGGAGTAATATTATCTATCTTTACACCTAATACATTACTACCTAATGTAGTTAATATTTCAGCTCTAATTTCAGATATACTAAATGTTTTATTCTCTACTGCTTTATGTATAATATCACCTACTATATTTTTATAATTGTTTATTAAATCTGTAGTAATATCTACTGCATTCTTTAAGTATATAATTACTGTAGGAGTAATAATACTATCATAAGCTGTAATTAGATTGTTAGATATTACTTTAACAGTACCAGCTGTCTTAAATGGTCTATAATAGATATTAGTTTGTTCTAATGTTCTATCGTTTAAATCTTTAATGCTATTATTTAACCAAGTAATAATTGTATTGGTATATTCAGATACATAACTAGGATAATCATTACCAGCTACTAAAAACTTATAATCTACCATTAGCATATCTATTGCTCTTACTACACCAGACACTCCATCCAATATCATATTTCCATTACTATCCAATATATAGTCACCTTTTCTATGTGCATATATATTATTACCTTCATCATCTTGAATTACATCTCCTTGAGAATATAATAATCTACTCTCTAAATCTATAATTACATTATTAACATCTCTGATAGGCCAAAAGATACTATTTGTCTCAGGACAATATTCATATATGTTTTCTGAATACTTAGCTAGCTCATCAAACTCATATCTTTTAAACTTTTTATTAGTATAATAGTTTTTAATATCATTCCATAAATTAGTTAATTCTTGACCTATACTATATCTTACTGTCTCCAATGTTAATACATTTAGATTCTCTTTATCATCTATCATTACTAAGTTATCGTAAGAAGCATGCTCAATATCTTTTATTACCATATTATCTATAGAATATAATACAATATCCATTTTCTCAGAAATAGGTACACTCTTAGTGACTACTAGACTATCTCCACCTGATATACTAATTCCATTATTGCTATCTACAAAGAAAGTAGATTTAATATTAAAAGTAAAATACTTACCAGTTGAATCAGAAGTCATAGCTTCTGTAAAGTATACTTTTTCTATACTATCATTTAGAGGTATAGATAATTGAGCTTTAATAAATGATGGTCTAAGATTATTGAAATCATCATTACCAGATACTTTAAATTTAATTATATATCCATCAGCTCCAATAGATATAGACATAGATACAATATTAGCTCTAGGCTTAATATAATTGTTAGTAGCTTCTACTCTTAGATTACTTAAATATGGATTATCTAAATCATATATTTTAGATTTAATAATATTAGCATCTTTTTCTATAATATAATAAAAAGGATTATAGAATATAGTATTACTATTTAAATAGGTAATTAACTCTTTTTTACTCATATTGTTAATGTTAAAGATAGATACATTATCTAATACTTCTAGTATACCATTAGAGTATTTAAATAGAGATTTAGATTTAACTACAGCATTGTCATTAGTTAATACTATGTTCTGATTATTAGTTAATTCATCTAGCTTTAAAGATACAGTATTGTTATATAAATCAGCTCTTACTTTAATATTAGAATTCGTAGATACTGGTAATGTTTTATTAGCTATAAATGTTCTTCCTGTTACGGTGTCTTTTATTAAGTTAATTTTAAAATCATCTCTACTAGCATATTCTTCAATTTCTTTAATAGTAATAGGTGTATCTATTTTACCTATAGTATTAAATATAACAGAATCTCTAATTTCATCTATTGTTTTACCATTCTTTCCATAAGTAGCCATACCTCTAGATACTACATACTTATTAATATTTTCAGTCACTGCTGAATCATAGTCTAATGTTGGTCCTAGTTTTAATTGGAACTGCTGACTATTCATTATCTCTATTGGAATATTAATATTACCCTTAGTAGTGTATAACACTATTTCTATAGTATTATCTATTATGCCTTGCATCTGATATAACATAGGTAAATCATACACTACTTTACCATCTAGAAACTTAACAAATATACTAGGAGTATTTGTATCAAATACTGTATCGTTATATACTATATTTAATTTAGTTCTTACGTTATCTACATTAATAGAAAATACTTCTGTATAAAAGAATTTATCTTTAACAGTAGCTTCGTAAGTAAACTTAGTACCTACTGTTAAATTGTCAGTAAACACTTCTCTTTTTACTTGTCTTAAGATAGTTTCAAATACTATCCATTCTATATTATCAGCATCAGTAGTTAATATATTATCTAAGATATATACATTGTCTATTCCTAATCCACTCTCTGAACTTTGTTGTTCAATATTTATTTCACCACTATCGTAAATATAAATATCTATTTTATTTAATAATGTAAATGTAATTTCATCTATTGTTAAACTAGTATATAAAGGAATAGAACATTTCTTATATCCCTCATAAGCTATACCAGCTTGTAATATATCTAATTTCTTAATAAAGAATACACTAGATATTGTACTAGGTGTAGATGATATACCAATTATATCTGCATCTGATATATGCTTATATAATTCATCTGTACTCACTCCTAATATAGGAAATACATTTCTGATACCAATATTAAATTTATTTACAGCTGCAGCTGATAAAGCAGCACTAGCTTCTATTTGTAACATAAAAGGATTAGTAGGGTCTACTAGTTCTAGACTAGCAGTAGTATTGTTATTTATTAAACTAATTATCTTAGCTATAGACTTAGTAGGGTCTACTACATAATTAAGTAAATCTTCTTCTGTTGCCATTATTTATTCCTAATTTTAATTTTTTATTCAACTGGTAATATAATAGATTTTGGAATATACCATTCCAGCTCTCTAGTATCTGGATTAATATATGGATATGTTCTAAATCTATATAATCCTAATAATGATTTAGGTACTCTCACTAGCCCAGAATCTAATCCATCTACCATTCTAGCATAATCTGGATTAGTAATAGCTGTATGCTCATTAAACTGAGCAATAGCCATAGGGTCATCTACTTCAAATCCTGTAGACTTAAATACTATCTGTACTTCTTTATTAGATTCTGCAAACGGTACTTCACTATTGTAATCCCATAGTTGACCATCTGGAAAACTAATAGGTATTGAATATCCATTATATATAATAGATTCTACTCTAGTTAAAGTAGGGTCCATTACTAATCTATATATTCTAGTAGTGTATCCTAGTTCACCTGCTAATTTTAAATCGTTATAAGTATCCATCATGCCTTCGAAATAATAAGTAGAAGACATACACCAATATCTAAATAATCTAGCTACTATATTTCCTGCAAATCCTTTAAAGGTAACATTTATATCATAACTACCATTCATTTCATGTGTACCATCTACCATCATGTACTGTTCTTTTCTTACTCCCTCTTTACTAACAAAAACAGGTACCACTCTATCTTGTCCACCAGATATATTTTTAATAGTATTTGTTAGTAGTGGAATAAAACATTGTTTGTTATCCATTAGTAAAGATTTAATTCCATTACTAGCTTTATACATTAACCTAGGGTCCAATGTGCATCTAATGTATCTATTAATACTTTTTTCTCCTGTATCCATTAAATCAGACATAGCTCTATTGTTTCTAATGTTTTTATCCCTTAAGTCTAATAATGGTCTAGTAAAGAATGTATATCCAGAATTTAATCTTAAGTCTTCTGGTATTATATTTATTTTTTGTTCGTTAAAACCATATAGAGCATTAGTATATTTTCTTCTTACATCCATTACTCCATCGCTAGATAATTCTTCGTATTTAGATAGAGTATCTACTTTTACTTTTTTTAATTTATCTTCGACCTGTTTCCAAATCTCATCATTTTCTGCCATAACTCATATCTCCCCATATCTGGATTTTCATAAGAACCCGACCAATTCAGATGTCAAATACTATATATGAGTCTTTTTTGAAATTTATATAAAATAAGAAAAGGACTCCAACATGATAGCTGAAATAAGTACAGTATTCAATATTGCAGACAAAGCTATAGATTTAATTCTTGGTAATGATGTAGAGGGATTGATTAAAAAAGGTAAATTAGGCCTAGACACTAATGGTTCTATTACTAAACTAATAGCAGAAACAATAATTGATTGTCCTATAATTGTTTCTAAATCTCTAGAAACAAATGCAGACATAGACAAGATATTAAACTTTAATGTAGATGTACTAGCTGCTACGGTATCTCAAGCATTTATGGTATTAACTAAGTTAAAAGGTATAGACCCAATAACTGCATTTGATGTATTAAAAACTAATAAAACTGTAACTTCTGGATTAAATAATGATATAACTTTAAATATAGATTTATCTAAAAACTTTAAGAGAAGTAAAGGTTTAACATTAGGTAAGATGAATCCTAAACTAGATGCAGGATTAGAAGCAGGAGAAGACTTTAAAAAAGACAAATCTTCAATTCCAGTAATTTATTCTAAAGACATTGATTTAAAATTAACTTTTAAAGATGCAGAAGGCAAAGAGAAACATTTAATATTGCCAATTATGTTTAAAGCTAAAATTAGTTTTGTATCTTATAATAGTATTAAAACATTCTTGATAGATAAAAATTTTGAGAAAGATGCATCTGAAAGATGGCTAGAAGTTGAAGCTGGTTTGGTATCTATTAAAAACTTCTTTATCCCTATGGATATGATTAAAGCTTATAAAGAGAAAAAGATTAGGGATACTGATGAGCTAATGGCTTATACATCTGAAAAATCTTCTACTGGATATGGTAAAATATTAACTACTGGAATGACTGGGTTTGGTATGTATTTAGGAGGAGTAGTATTAACTATTGATGAACTAGATGATATTGAAACTACAGTATTAAGAGGTAGCATTAATGATGACAAAAGAAAAGATAAATTCTTCGAAGCTGCTAAATCAATTCTATTAACAATAGTAGATGGAGCTTATGACAGAGTAAGAGTAGTAACAAAAGATATTGGTGGTAGTGGTTCTGTATTTAAGATATCTAATCTTAAAAAGAAAACAGATGGAAGTGATTTAGATGCTATCTTTAAAGATATATTACTAGGTAAAAGATTCTAAGGAGAATTAAATAATGATAACAAATATAGAAAACTTAAAAGTAATACTAAATGGTATATTACCAGATAGTTTTAGAAAAGATGATTTAGTTAATACTTTTCAAGATACTAGAGATACTCTTAAAACATTACTTAAGCAATATGCTGATGTATTAAAAATATTTAAAGATGAAAAGATTGAAGATTATTCTTTCTTATCAGACTTAAATTTATTATTAGGTATTAAATCTAAAAAGACTTCAGACACATTAGCTTTCTTATTAAATTTATTACAAGTATTAGATTCTAATAAGAATGCAGTAGAGAAGCTAGTATTAGATATTGATGATATAAACATTAAAGATAATATTAATCTAAGAACTGCTGTAATCTACAAAGTAGTATCTGACTATTATTTCTTTACTAGATTCCTAGCTGATATATTAAACTATGCACTAGATGTATATAGATTTAATAAAACAGGTAAAGAGTATACTAAGGATATTAAATTAGATATGTCTAATAGCGGATATCTAACTGACAATGTTTATAATTATTCAGATAACTTTGCTAAAGATATAGAAAAAGATATTCCTGATATTAATATATCTTTATCTAATTCTGAAACGGATAGTTTCCTAGATACTATTATTAAGAAGATTAGAGGTAAAGATAGTGCTATTAATTTAGTAGGTACTTCTAACTTTAAAAATAATGTAATCTATATTATTGGTAAAATTATTACTGATATCCAGATTAAAAAAGCTAAGTCTTTAAAAGACAAAGTAGAAATGATTAAATATAAAATTTTAGAAGCTGAAGCACTTAATGAAAAAGGTGAGATTGATAATGAACAATTAGCTAAAGCAATTGCTAAGTATCAAGAAGAGATAGATGAAGCTGAATATAAAATAGAAAGAATACTTAAGGTGTAAATTATTAAATATAGTGTATATAATTGAGTTTATATACACTATTATCAATATTTTATAATTTGATAATATATGCAATGCAGATATGTAGGGCGTCAAGTATATTAAACAATTTTTTTATAAAAGGATTAGACGATGGTAAATGGATTAGGAAGATTAGGAAACTTAGTAGCTGGATTAGAAGGTGAAGATGTTGTTGTAACTCAAGATGTTGATGGTACATCATTATTAGAAGAAGTAGCAACAGGTAGCGAATTAGCTGCACAAACTGAAGAAATCAATGATATCGTTTCTGATGTTACTGAATTAGAAGAAGTTCAAGCTGCTGTTGAAGATGAATTAGAAGCTATTGAATGTGTTGACCAACCATTATTAGAAACTGGTACTGAATCAGATTTTAAAGTGGCTTTAGCATTTATGCAAGCTAACAACAAAAAATTAGCAAAAAGATTAAACTTAGGTGCTAGTGCTTTAAGAACTTCTGGATTAGAATCTAATCACGGTGGATACAAAGATGCATTTAGAGCTGCATTAGAAGAAAAAGAAAGCTTACTAAAAAGAATTCAAGCAACTGCTTCTGCAACTTGGGAAAAAATCTTAATGTTCATTAAGAAAAAAATTCAAGAGATTGGTTTATACTTTAATAAACAAGAAAAAACTGCTGATAAAATTTTAGTTGAATTAGAAAAAAGAACAAATACATTAGCTGAAGGTGCTTTCTTAACTGATGCTGATAAATCTTCAATTGGTTCTAAATTTGGTGCTTATTTAGTTTTAGGAGAAGGTGCTGCTGTTGAAAAATATGCTGATAACTATTCTAAATTATTTAATTCTCCAGTTGTTCCAGCTGCAGGTAAAAAATTAGAGGACAACTTCTCTATTAAAGCAAATGCAGCAGTAAATGCTTTCATCTCTTCTCAACTTGGTTCAGATGCAAATGTTAAAGATTTCAATGTTGCTACTGTTGCTATCAATGGTAAATCAGTTGTATTAGCTTTAGCTTCTAAAAATCTTGAAAAAGCTGATTCAGTTACTGCTGAAGAAAAAGTTACATTCAAAACTGTTACTTATAAAGTAGCTGATGTTGATGTTGAAAAAGTTACGTCTGCTTTAAAAGACATTCCATCTATGGATGCATTAACTACTTTTGCTAAAAGAGCAAAAGAAATGGCTAAAGGTATTGATACTGTAGCTAAAGAAAACTATGCAAATGCTGAGTCTTATGCTAAAGCTATTAAAACTGCTAAAGAAAGCAACGTTAACTTAGTTAAAGTTTATGGTAACATTTCTGGTGGTGTTCAAACTGCTACGTTACAATCTGTATCTGGTATGACAAATTGTATTGCTAACTTAAACTGGTTAGCTTCACACTTCTCTGCTAAATACAAAACAAAATAATCTTTAAATAGATAATTTACAAAAAGCTCTATTCTTAACTGGATAGAGCTTTTTTCCTATTTTGCCGTTCTTTTGATTTTAGTAGGACAACATTAAAAGGAAGAAATAAATGAGAACAGGATTAGCCTTAGAATTCGGTAGAGAATTCGGTAATAATAAGTTAGTAGGTAGTAATGTTCTATCTCAATCGGGATTAGAAGACGATATGTCTACTAATGATAATAACTTTAAAGTAGAGATAGAAGTAGAGCTATCAGAGCTTACTGGAGCTTTAAAAGAAATAGAAGTAGAAATTACTTTTGCTAAAGAGTTATCTAATCATATTGCTTTAGATAATGAGTATCTAGAAAAAGAAGTTTATAGTAAAGAGCTAATAGATTATTCTAATAAAGCTTTTAATAGTAAAATAGAAGGTAAAGACTTAGACCCTATTACTATGGTAGGTAATGAATCAGTAATGGGTACAATTGCGGATGGCTTTAAATATGCTATTAATAATAAATTAGAAGTATTAAAGAAAGTATGGGAGAAGATAGTATTCTTATTTAATATATTAGTTAAAAAGATGAAAGACTTTTATGGTAAGATTTTAATAGCTATTAAAAAGATGAATAACTATCCTAAGCAAATATTAGAAATGATTTCAGTATTACCTAGACATGATAAAGTAAATATTAGTTTATTAACAGATGAAACTAAAGAAGATTTATTATTAGCATTCTCTATATTTGCAATTACAGCTGGTAACAAAACATTCTCTTTTGGAGACACTCAAGACTTAAGAGACTTTTCTGAATTCTTTAGTAGAGATATATTTCCTAAATTAAATCTAGATAGTATATCTCATGAAGATTTAGAATCTAATAAAGCATTTGATGTATCTATAATAGATGATAGAGATATTAAAGTATTAAACGAGTTAAAGAAAAAAGAAATCTTAAATAAGAATTTTGATTCTAAAAGACCATTTGATAAAGCAATGCCTATTATCTTTATAGCTGATAAATTAACTATGCTAACTGATATTAGTACTGATAGTGTTAAAAATAGTTTTGCTTTAACTACAGCTACTGTTAAGTCTGAAGTATTAAAAGATATCGTAATAGACTTAGGTGTGTATGATGATTTAAATAGCATGTTATTAGTATTGCAAAAATACTTAAGAGAAGAGTATGAGGCTGGTGCTAGAGAACAAATATTAACATTAGGTAAAATAGGTGATAAGATTAATGAATATAATAAGAAAGTAGCTGAAGAGACTAATGCTACTAGATTAGAACAAGTATTAAATACATATACTGGTGGATACAATGTATTAAAATTAGTATTGGATACTAACTTAACTTCAGCACTAGATTGTTATACTAGATGTATTAATGCTTTAGCTGCTGTAGCTAAAGATTCATTAGCTAACGAACAAGTACAAAAAGAAAAACAAAACTTTCCAAATTTAGGAGCATGATATGCCATCAGAGATTAAAGAAAAATTATTAGAACTGCTAGAAGAGTACAATACTAATAAATCAGAAATGATTGGGTTAAACTTAATTAGATTTTATAAGAAGTTATTTAAAGCTTCAGAGAGCTTAATGGACTTACATGGTTTATTTAATTTATTAAATAAAAATCCTAAGACTATGGATAATAGATTTATGCAATTAGTAGTAGAGAGATTAAATGGTGAATCTAGATTTCCAATAGCTGCTCTATATGGATATACTAATAGTCCTGGTACTGTTATTACTGCTATAGATGGTCAATATGATTTAGTAATGGAGAAAGAACAACTATTCTCTGCTTATATAGCTAATAATGATGTAGAAGATGTAATTAACTTATTTATTTTAATAGATGAAGTAAATAGGATTAAAAGTAATTATTAATATAAATACTATAGGCTATCACTAAGATAGCCTATAGTCTATTATTTGGCACCAAAAAATTATTTGAAGCTCAGACTTAAGGAGTATTTGTGAATAATTATAATATAAATTTATTAGACTCAGGAGAGGATAATTATAAAAGATTTTGTAAATCTATAATGTCAGATTTAAAAGTCTTTCTAGGTTTACCAAATGACATTAGTGTATATGTTAATAGTGGTTTTGATGCAGACATGGACAAGAGCTATAAAGAGGCTGATTATAGTAATCAACCTTTTACTAGAAGTATAGAAATAACCTACGAAGAAGACAATGGAGACTTTGGAGAAAACTCTTTAGCTTTCTCTCCGAATGAAGATTACTATGTATTTAAAGATACAGAATTAGGAGTAGAGTTAGCTCCTATGGTAAAAGCCAATAAACTAATATTAACTATTAGAATAAATGCTAAATCTAAAACAATAGTAAATACTACTCTAAATAGATACAAGTCTAAAGTATCTGTACTAAGAGAAGGAATGAGACACTCTAATGTAGAGTATATATCTTTTGTAGATAATAAGGTATTATTTATACTAGGAGAAATACATAAGAAAAGATTATTAGTATATCCTGCTGAGACCCTATCTGATTATATTTTAAAATACAGAACTAAAGATTTAAAGACTGTAAACTCTGGTGGTAATAATAATAAAAATATATTAGCTATTAAGTCTAATTACTTTAATATTAATGGTAGATTTACTACAGATATAAATGGACTAAAAACAGAGTACGATAGTAAGAATAAAGAATACTATATAGAATTAAGCTATGAAGTATATTCTAATATTCCATTAGAGCTAAATGTACAATATCCTACTATGGTGTTTAACCAAATCATCAATAAGAACTTAATAGAGTCTATAGACCCTTATAAACATTATGTAGGTGATACATACTATGTAGACCAGTTTGATAATCTCACTAGGATTAAAAGACCATTGTATACAGACAAAACTAATCTCTATGTAAATATACCAGAGTATGATACTCATTTATTACCCGACAATAGTAATATCTATAAAAAGATATTTAGTGTAATGTTAACAATGATAGATTCTACTGGAGTTATAGTAGATAATAGTATACCTATTTTTAATTTAGGTAATCTAGGAAAGAAAGTATCTATTAATCAAGATGTATTAGATTTCTTAGCTAATGGAGAGTTTGAATACTTATGTAAATTATTAATGAGTGCATTCTCTTTAAACATATTCGAAAATGATAGATTAGTAGATAATAGTAAATTATCTTTAGATAATAGCTTAAATGTATATTATACTGGTCCTGTTGATATTAAGAATACTTATAGAGTTACTTTTAATATTTGTATTAAGCCAGAGAACTTACATAGTGATGCTTATAAAAGAGTATCTAATAATACTATTATCATGGATAGAATAAATAATATAATAGTAATTAATGATATATACAATTATGACTTATATAGAATGGATAACTACGATATGAACCAAATGTCTGATGACTATAAGAATGCCCATAAAAGAAATGGAATACATAGAACTGTACAATCAGTACATATTCAAGCTGCAGGTCTATTAGAGTTAAAAGAAGATATAATAAATAAACAATAATAAAGGATAGAAGATGGCATTAGCAGATGAGCTAGAAGATATACCTGGAGATGAATTACCAGTACAAGAACCAGATGTAGTAGAGCCTTTTAAATATCATATTCCTAAAGATACTTACGATAGTATAATTAGAGAATATGATACATCTGAAGATTATTCTATATTAGAATATATGGAAGGTAGTAAATGGACTGTTAATTACTATAATCAAAATTTAGGTAAAGATGATAGTGGTAAGTTATTAGATAGTGCTAATCCTCCAGCATTAAGACCATTAACTAAAATAGAGAATTTAGTATTAATAGTAGATTCTCCAATGAGTGAAAACCTATATGAATCTATGGAAGGTACAGCAATCTTTTATGCTGGTAAATTAAGACCTTATGTAGGTGATAACTTTGTAGTACCATTATTAAATAAAAGATTAGCTATATTCCAAATTACATCTGTAAAATTAAAGACTTATGTAAATAAAGATATTTATGCTGTAACTTATTCTGTATACTTATTTAACAATAATCAAGCTACTGAAGATTTCTTAATTATATTGGAACAATCTGTAAATAGAAAGTTTTATTATAATTCTGATTTTGTTAGAAATAGAAGTTCAGTATTATTAACTAATGAAGAAAATAATAAGTATCAAGATGCTATTGGACAAATGGCTTATCTTTCTAGATTATGGTTGCAAACATTTAGAGACTTTAAAACAAATCTATTTTTAATTAACCAAACTTATTCTAGTATGGATAGAAACTTAGAAAAGTTTTTCTTATCTATAATAGAACAAGATGATTTAGAATCTTTTCCTAATTTTACTAATACTACTTATTCTCCATTTGGTGGTAAGCTAGATAGATATACTATATTCGATTTGCTATTGGATAAAAAACATATTAGGCTAGATGATATTTGTCATAAAGCTGTAAAACTAACTTGTGCTGGCGGACTAGGTATAGATGTTAGGATTGGAGATTTATCTATATTAGGATTTGATTCTATTATATTTCCATATAAAGACCTTAGGCATCTAGGAGATATAGATAGTGAAGGATGTCATATCTCATTAGACTTCGAAGTGGATACTGAGAGTATATTTAAAGGTGTATTATTACCAGACATAGTAGGACTATCATTACAGGTAGGAATGTATTTATTTACTACTAACTTCTATAGTGCTAACAGAGACGGTTTAAGCACTCTAGAACTGTTAGTTTTAGATTACATAGAAGATAGAGAGCTAGATACTACAAAACTGCTAGAATTGGCTAATAGCGTTAATAAATTTACATTATTAGAAAAGTTTTATTATTTACCAATAATATATCTATTATTAAAATATTATAAGTACTATGCTTATAGTTTTGTTACTAAGGATTAAAGATGATTAAAAACTATACTAAAGCTACTGGAATTGAAACTAGTAAATTATTAAGTAAAGATTTATTTAGTATTAAAATAGATATGGTAGCTGCTATGCAACTAAGAAATAATGGTACGGTAATATTAGAATCGGATGAATATGGTAGAACGATAGCATTAGATAAAAATAGAAAAGAAGTGCTATATGCTACAATATATCAATTAGTAATCCTATATGAAAATGGACATAGAATTGAAGTAACAACTAGAGATGATGTAATTAATATTTATTCTTTAATTACTCAACATTTAACTAATGTAAACTATAGATTAAACGCTACACTAAACGATATAGGTAGTGGAGTGGATAATGATTCGTTATTATTATTAGCTAATCTAGCTGATACAATTTGTGATAATAATGCTATTCTATTAACAGATAGAGATTTAGAACATAGACAAGAACAAAGAAAAAGATTTGCTGGAAACATTGGAGTATCTACAGATGATTTATTCTCTCATTTTGGATATGACTCTCCTAGCTTAAATAGTAGCTATACAAGAAGAGATAGTGATGATAATCAAGCACATGAAGCAGTATTAAGACAAGCTAAGAAAGCACAAAGATATTAAAATTAAATTAAGGATAAGTAGATGAAAAAGAATGTATTTAAAATAACAAAAGATATTAAAGCTGGAATAGAAAAGATTCAAGAGTTTAAAAGATTAAATGGTGATGAAGTAGATGAGTATTTGGAAATGTTAGCTAACTTCTTTAGAAATAATAGTTTATCTATTATGGCTCTAATAGATATAGCTAAAACATATGAAAATACTTCTATTAAAAATACAGAAATGATTACTGAGATATTAAGAGACGAATCTATATTAGAAGGATTGATTACAGCTAAAGCCAAAGAAGTATTAAATACAATGCTAAGTGATGTAGAGACTCTAAATAGAGTAGTAATGATTAACAATAATGAAAATATTGTATATGCTGGAAAGATAGCTAAATTAGCTGAAGTACATTATAGAAGTGTAATGGATTTTACTCCATCTGTTGAACTAAAAGATATGCTAAATGGATTTGACTCTACATTATTAGGTTCTATTAATCTAATGGATATCTTTAAAGATAGAATGGCTAAAAATAGTCCTAAAACTATTGAAGACTTCTATGCTATATTAGGAATAGAAAACACTGTATCTATATTATCTAAATATAGTAATATGTCAGAGAGTGATACTTTAGATTTAGCAAAAGATTATGTTAAGAAAACAGGAATGATACTAGCTAGATATTATTTCCCAATATCTGTTTTAAATAGTTCATTTCCAAATGCAAATGCTTCTATTGGTAAATATATAGATATGTTAATTTCTAATAAGATGGGTATTACTAAAGTAGATGATTCTGATACTATAGAATTTATAGAACCAACTTATCAAAATTCTATAAACATACTATCTGGAATTAGTATAAATGAATCAGGTTTAGTATATGAGCCAGATATTGACAGTTTAGATTTAGCAGACTTAGTAGAGTTATTAGCTAAAATGTTTACTCTAGTGTCATCTGTATTTATATTAAGAAAACAAGAAGATATTTCTAGATTTAATATTTTAAAAGATAATCTATTTAAAGTAGTAAATGAATTGTATACTTCTCAAGATGGAGAATGGTTAGATTCATTCTTAGATTTAATAGAAGCTGACACAACTAGAAATAAAAAGATAGATATGGAAGTATCTAAATATTTAAGAAGCGATTATGATTTAGGTAGCTTTAAAGATTTCCAAGATATATTAGATAAAGCAGCTATCTTTACATCAATGATTTTAACTAATAAAGGATAAGAAATGAGAAGTGATGCAGCTATGAACAATATGTTATTAGATGTTGATATAGATAGAATTAAAAAGAATCATGATGTATCGAAGAATGTATCTACATATAATGCAATACTTCACTTACCTAATAAAGACATAGAACTAGACTATCTAGTCTATGTCGATACTACTAGCGACTATAATCAATCTGTGACTGATTCTATTACTATTCAATTTGTAGTAATGAATGGTGTATTTCATAAAGAGATAGTACCAAATATAGATACTCTATTTATTACATTAATTAAGAGAGATGGAATAGATAAGAAAACAAATAGATATAAGTTTGTGATAGCTAATCATACTTCTGCTAATGTAGGAAATATGACTACCAACAATAATCAAGAAGAATTAGATAAAGAAGGAATGAAAGTAGTCTATGGACAAGCTATTAACATATCGTATTATGCTACTAGATTAATTACATCATCTGCTACATTAACTGGTGTATCTATAGAAAAAGCAATTATAGCTTCATTTAACGATTTCTTTAATTCTACTAGAGAAATATCTATTAATGGAAAACCTATTAAGCTAGATACTTTAAATCTAGATACTCCAGATAATTCTAATATCTATAATGCTATTGTATTTCCTACTAAAACTGGAATATATGATTTAGCTACTCAGCTACAAGATGACTATGGTGTATATAATGGTCATATAGGTACTTATATCAGTAATGAAAAAGTAGATGATGCTTGGATAGATGTAATCTCTATTTATCCACTGTATAATCCAGAAGCAGTAAAGAATAGAAAAAGAAGATTAAGAATATTTGCAGCTAAAGGAATTACTACTCAATTTTTAGATGTATCATTTGTAGATAGTAAAAATACATTAGATATAATCTGTAGCGCAGAGACATCTTCTAAACAAATCTTTTCTCAACATTCTAGTAATAGTGGAGCTGGTTATAGTATGTTAGACGCTAACTATATTACTAAGGGTAATACTATAGATGATTCTAGAAAAGTAGGTAATGATAGTAAGTTATATAACAAAGAAGCATATGATAAAAAAGATGGTGTACCTTTTACATACAATGCTGGTATATCTTCTAACACCTATGAACAAAGAAGTGATGTGCTTAGACAAAAAGGGACCCTTATTTCTATACCTTGGAATTTTAGTAGACCAGAGTTAGTGTATCCTGGAATGACTACAGAATACATATTTGAAAATGTAGAAAATAATATTCCTAAATTAAAAACTTTAAATGGTATAGTACAAAGAATAGATACTAGAGTGGATATAAATAAAAAAACAAGTTCTTCAAGTATTTTTATATTTTTGAATAATGAGTTTAGTAAATAATTAGGAGAAACAATGCTACATGAAGTAAGAGATAATTTAAATAGTTTAATTACTATTAATAAGACAAGTGATAGAACATATACTGCTGAGTATAATGATAAGTTAGTATATCAAGAGATTGATAAGGTAATAAGTATATTTGGAGATGTAAAATTATATTCAGATAGTGTTAATAATACATTAGCTGATAATATATTAAAAAGAGTAATAGCTGATATCTTTATAAATAAATTTAAAGAAGAAGCCATCTCTGAATCTCAAGTAGCTACAATAGAACATAAGTATTTAGATAAGCCCAATAAGCTCTTGTTCTCTGTAAATAAAATAGAAGAGAAAGAATGGGGTAAAGGTATAATTTACTCTATGAAAGATACAGCATTTATTTAATCGACAATAAAGTATAGAATATGTAATAGAAATTAATCTATTACATATTCTACTGTTGGGCCTGCTACTGGTGCAGTCTCTAATTTATCTTTAATTTCTTCTGGTGTTAGCTTATTAGAATATTTACTTACAATATCTTTAAAAGCTGCAGCTCTTTCTATATTAGGAGCATGATTTATTACTGCATTAGTTAATTTATCTTCTATAGAATTTAAATGTGTTTTTAATTCTTCATCTGTATTATATAGAGGATGTTTTACACCATTAGTTTCACCTTCTAAAGCGATTACCATAGTTCTTTCTCTAATAGCATTATTCTCTTCAGTATTTAAGATTGGAATATCATTAAACAAAGCAGGAACTCTATCTACTACATTACCTTCTTCATTAATTAAATCTACAGGCATATGACCACCACCAGCAATCTTTAGCCATTTTCTAGAAGTCTCTTCATCTATTTTATCATTTGTAATCATATCTTCAAATTTGGTTACAAAGTCTGATTTAAAATATCCTACTGGTACTTTAGATACTGGTCTGTCTAATTCTAATAGAGGCCCAGTAATTTCATTTAGTCCTTCTACTATAGCAGCTTCTTCTTGTTTTATTAATTCTTGGAATACGCTATCAGTATTATTCTGTTCTACTCTAACATATTCTTTTTTTACATCATTCATCTTGCTCCCCTTGTTGGCTCTAATAATATATTTTATTTATAATCAGACATATCTATATCTCCAGTGTAGTTCCCACTAACATTATCACTGTCGATTACATCTATTTTAATACCTATTCTCTTTACCAGTATTATCTGGTCTATATCTTCATTGTTATTGAATTCTATGTTTATCTCTGCTGATACAAAATATCTTTTATACATACTAGTTAAAGCATTCTTTAGCTCTATAATAAATTCGTTGGGATTGCTACCATACTGAGCTATCAACCACTTCATAGAACAAGTTTGTTTTTGAAAGTAATTAGATTGGTCTTTATCACTAGCTAAAAAATAATTTAATAATTTCTCTATCTTTAAACTTGGATTAGTAATTAGCTTAGCAGTTGATAAAGATAATACATTTCTATTTTCCATTTTTCTTCTTCTCCTATGTGTAGATAAAAAATCATACAAATATCTATCTGGCAATGATAAAATGAGCATTTTAGAAGATATACTCGGATATAGGAAAATAGTAAAATGAAAACAAAAGAAATAGGTATATTACATATTACAGATATACACTTTGGACACAAGAAAAATAGTGCTAGTGAAATAGCTATTAATCTAAAGATGTTAATATCTGATAATTATAACACTATTAAAAATACTGTAAAGATAATAGGATTAGGTGGAGATGAGTTTGATGATGCTTTATCTGTAATGGCCGAAGACTCAGCTGTAATATTAGATTTCTTTTTATGGCTATGTAACTTTGCTAGTAGAAATAATATTATAGTTAGATGTATAGAAGGAACAAACTCTCATTCGTATAAACAAATGAAAACTATAGCTGATGCTATAGTAGCTAGTGAAATTAAAGTAGACTTTAAATATGTAGATAATATCTCTATAGAATATATTCCATCTCTAAATATTAATATACTCTATATACCTGATGAGATGAATGGTAATAATGCTAGTAAGACTATTAAACAAGTAAGAACATTATTAAGAAAATTAAATTTAAAGTATGTAGATATAGCATTTATGCATGGAGCTTTTAATTATCAATTACCAATGGTAAAGCTAGATTCTAACCATATTGAATCTGATTATTTAGAAATAGTAAAACATTATATACTAATAGGTCATGTACATACACATAGTGTCTTTGATAGAATAATAGCTACTGGTAGTCCAGATAGATTAAAACATGGAGAAGAAGAAGATAAAGGAATAATACTAGCAATTATTAATCTAGATGATAGAAGTAAAAATAGATATTTGTTTTTAGTAAATAAAAGAGCTAAGATATTCAATACTTATTATTTAAAAGATATGAGCTTAGAAGATATAAATAAAAGATTATCTAAAGAGTTTAAAAAATTAAAAGATGGTAGTTATGTTAGATTAGCTACTACTTCTAATAATATATTTAGTAGAGATATATTAACTAGCTTAAAGAAGTTATATACTAATATTATTTTTACTAGTGATAAAGTAGATAATAAAAAAATATCTATATTCGATAATAAGTTATCTGAAAAGAAAGTAGTAGAAGCTTTTGCTATTACTAAGGATAATATAGTACCATTGATACTAGAGGTAGCTATAGACAAGTTAAATGGTATAGACATAGAAATACTAAATAAAGAATTAAAAGCTTTATTATAGCGTTCAAATTGTTTATAAACACATATTATAAGAGTAGTATATCATTATACAAAATTAAACATAAGTAAAGGAAATAGAGAGATGAAAGAGAATGTAAATTATTTTACTATCAGACCTGAAGATTTAGAAGAGATAGCAGAATTTCCCTTTAAGCCATTTGCAAAAGCAAGATGGACAATAGATGGTGTAAAGAAACAAGCAAATAAATTTGGTACAGAATTTGTATATTTTGTTACAATTACACTAGAGCCTATTAGAAGAAAGAACAATGATAGATTTAATCCTGAAAGCCTACAAGTAACTCTACAGTCTAATCAGATACTTAAGATTGATACATTAGGTATAAATAGATTAAAACTTAAAGTATCTAACTTAGCTAGAGCATTTAGAATTAAAACTAAACATTTAAATGGTGACTTAAGAGAACTATATAAATATAAAGAGATTTTAAAAATAGATGAAGATAGAGTATCTGTTATTTTAATATCTAAGAAAAATAGATTACTATTAGATAATTCTTTATTATTAGGATATAAAGAAGATGAAGGTTTTAGATTTTATCTAAATGGAAATATAAAAGTAACTGATGAGCATTTAGCATTAATTCATTCTTTAAAGTTTTTTCCAGCTTCACCTTGGTATATTAAAAACAGTAGTGAGAATGTAGGAGAGTAATTATGGAAGCTAATAAGTTTTATTGTAAAGAATGTGGTACAGAAGTTGAGGTATCTAGTTTTAAAGAAATATTAGATAGAAGTAAATTGTGTAGTGATTGTGGTAGACCTAATCTAGCTAGAGATACTAAGCTCAATCATGGAAACAGAAAGAAAAGATTAGACAGAACAAAAGCTAAAAGATTACAACAGGCTAAAGAAGATTATGATAAAAAAAATAATAGAAATTATATAAAAGATGATTCCGATTAGGAGGGACAAATGAATAAGATAAAAGCAAATCTAGCTTATCTATTAAATCTTATTAATGTTGATGTAATGATGGGCATAGATAAAGATTTGGAAATAGAAATAGATAAGAAGTTACTTAATAGTATTACTACATTATCTAGTCCAGATGGACTAGAAGACAATAAGAGTATTGCTGAGATGGTATTAAATGTAATTAAATTAAATAAGGTATTAGCTAAATATGATTTAACCATTATAGTAAAGTTTATATCTGATATACCATTAGATGCAGAATATAATAAACCTACTTATTTATTAACAAATGGTGTAGTAAATTTAGAGAGTTATATAATGGTAGAAGATATAGCAGCTAGAAAAGAAAAATATTACTATTTCATATCTGGTGAATTATTACTAGATATGTTAAAAAGAAGAGGATGTAAACAATTGCTTAGATAGGAGAAAAATAATGAGAAATGATATAGAAAATATACAAGCAGAATTAAGACTTGAAATAGAGTCTTACTCTTCTGCTTGTGAGTCTGTAAACAATGATGTTATATTTAATAATATAATTAAAAATATGGCTTATATTAATAAGCAATTAGACAGTGAATTTAAATTAGGTAGATTTAGAAAGATTATTGGTAATGAATTTACTAGGGTAGTTAGAGGATTAGATGTCCATACACAAATGATGATTAGTGGGTATGAAGAGTATATGCTATATGTGGATAACATTAGTATATACATGGAGAATGATATATTTTTTTTAGTCTATAAAGATGGTAGTAAAAGAGAAATTACAAAAAAAGAATTATGTCCCGAGACATTTGTATCAGATGGAACTGATTTTATATCTGCAATTGATATTAGTTCTACTATTATTCCTGAAGAGAATAAAGTATTAAGAGTATATTTATCTACATATGGTAAATATTTTGTAATAGAACTTAAGCCGCAAGAAGGGAAAAAGAAAAAATGATTTTAGAGTTTTTACATAACCACTTAGTAGGACAAAATATACCAGCTTTAACAATGCTATTATATTTTGTTACAGTATTTTTTAGAATAGATAATTATGGTAAAGCCAATCTGCTATATCCTATACATGAACTTAAATCTCATTTTGACAGGAGTGATAGTAGCAAAGATAAAGCAAAAGTATTTACTACATTAACATATGTAGTTCTTATTAGTTTATTAGTGTATGAAACAACAGTTAATACTTCTAAATCAATAATGGATGTATATTGGATAGCAATAATTATTATTTACAATATAGCCGCATTGGTATCTTGGATAATAACAAATATAAAAACAAATAAAGCAAAGATATTTCTTTCCTTATTGATTATTGTATTAATAGAAACAGTTTTGTTATTTATATTTAAACACACTTGGCATTAATAATATTAAGGAAAAAGAATGAATGTAATTAAATTTGGAACAGAGCCAATTAACTCTAAGCTAAACCTATTAGGAGATGATATAGGTTTTATAAAGCAATACGATTTTAGTACTGCTAATGTAGATGATTCACATAGGATACATGCAGTAACTAGTGTAGCCAGTATATGTTATAACACTGAACATAAATCAATAGGTTCTAAGAGTCTATATGATAGACTAGGATTAGAATCTGGTGGCGTGCCATCATCTAGTTTTGAATTTATTCCTGTATTGATTAGTGAATTTGAATTTGAACAAGAGACTAGAAAGTCTACTGTAATTAGTTTAATAGATTTAAAGATAGCTAAACATTCTATACTTGTTAAAAGTAAAGAAGGCTTAAGATATAGATTAACTAATTATAGAGCTGTAGTTCATGATTATGAATTAACAAATGGTGAAGTAGACTTTAGAAAACATTACAATCATAAAGAGTATGAAATTAAAATCATTAGAGAAAACTTCTTTGTATTCTTAGCTAAGATAGATTTATCTACTAGAGCCCAACTAGTAAGACATAGAATGTTAAATTTTCAAGAGAGAAGTAGAAGATATGTATCTGGTAAGAAATTACCATTTGATTTCTATTTAGAAGATAAAGTAAAAGCTACTAAACTTAAATTCTACGATATAGATTTAGAATCTCCATCTGTAGATAAAAACTTAAATACATTAAATGTAGATGCAGAGAGATTAGCTAAAATGTCTGTAGACTTATATAATCAAGCATTAGAAGATGGTGTTAAACCTCAAGCTGCTAGAAGATTAATATTACAAGCTATGTATACAGATATATGGATTGGATTTAACTCAGAGACATTAGCTGAATTCCTAGAGAGAAGAACTGAAGCAGATGCACAAATAGAGATTAGAAATTTAGCATTAGGTATTCAAGAGCTAGTAGCTAGTTAGTTATATTATGAAACCTTTAAATATTGAATGTACTGTTATATAGAAATATATAACAGTATGTTTTATTTTGTCCATCTAAAATTAAATAGGAGTATAAATGTTTAAATTGGATAATTATATTATTAGTCAGTCTATGATATTAATATCTAAAGACTTAGACAATAGCATTAAGAATATTATAACTTGTCAAGGTAGAAATAATGTTAGAGTATTTGGAGAAGCTAATAAACTATTTACAGTAGACTTAGCTAAGAAAGTAATAATTGAATCTTATAAAACATCTGATTTTAATAAGTATGTAATATTAGTAGGCACATCATTTAGAGAAGAAGCTCAGAATGCTCTTTTAAAGCTACTAGAAGAACAAACTAAAAATCATATATTCATTATCTTGGTAAACAATAATAATGTCTTATTGCCTACTGTATGTAGTCGTATGCCAGTATATTATATTTCTGAAATTAAGAAAGTTAAAAAAGATAAAGAAGTAATAGATTATTTAAATCTAAATGAAAAGATGATGATTAATTTATTATTAAAACATAAGAATATTAAAAAGGATGAAGTAAAAGAAACTATTAGTAGTATTATAATTGCAGATGGTATAAATAATAGACAGAGCTTTAATAGTAAAGTATTAAATAGTTTTACTACACTAATTAGATTATTAGATTTAAACTCTAGACCCTTAAATATCTTTACTGTATTTTTAACTAACTTAAATAAAGTAAACAAGAAGAGAAATAGTAATGAAAAAAATAATGATAATGTTGTTAATAGTATTTGGAATAGTAGTAAGTATTAATATAGCTATGACTAGCATTATGCTTATAGATGCAGTAAAGTAAATAGACGGCAAAGTTAATGTACTAGACATAGTGTTAGAAGCTATGTCTAGTAATACTCTTTGTGCCTCCGTGTCAGAACAGTAGGTCTTTATTGTTTAGAATATAATAAAATCACATATTATATTCTAGGATAGAACATTCTGTTGGTTGCTCTGGTACCCATTCTATTTGTAAACCGTAAAAAACAAATAGAATTTTAAAAAAAATTTAAAAGGAAAAATATGAATAGTAATAGTACTATAACTAAACATAATGATAACATACTTCTAATAGCAAGCGGATTAGTAAAAGAAGTATCCATCAAAGGTATAAGACTATATCAAAATTTTAATTTAGCTATAGCAGAAAAGGAACCAGTAGTGTTGAATTTAAAAGATTCAATTAGATTAGTAAATCAAATATCTGAAACAAGTAATATATCTGGAGACTTAAAAGATATTGTAGCTTATAACGATATTATTAATAGCTGGAAGTATCAATCATGAAAAAGTTTAGATTAACAAAGAGTGTTAAATCAGCATTAAGAATATATATTTTAGAAAATAAAAAATATAAAATGTGTACGATTAATGCTGTAAAAATTATTAATAAAAATGTAGTGGTTAATACTACTGTGCTTATTAAAGATGGTGACTTTGAAGAAATAGAAGTACCTATTAAAAGAAGAAAAGCTCTTAGAGTAGTAAGAAATTTTTTAGCTATACCAAAAGCGTCTTCTGACTACTCTACAAGATATTATCCACCTGCTCCAATGCCAATTAAATCTTATGGCGAAACAGAGACTAGATTTTCTAGAGGGTTATAAATGAAAAAACTTAAATTAACTTTATCTATGCAATTTGCTATTGAAAATTATTTAAAAAATAAAGATGAGATATCTGGAAGAGTATTATGTCGTAGCTTAAAGCTAGCCAGAGGTAATATTATTATGGAAGTTGATATTATTAAAGGTGAAATAATAAATGGTATGCCACGAATAGTTAAAGATTACACTCTCTATATACCAATTAAAAGAAGAAAGCTATTAAGGCTATCTAGAAAATGGAAAAGAATACTTATGGCTAATAGAGAGAGACTCCGTAACAGTTTACTTGGTGGTGATTTTGATGGAGATTGGAATTGTGATGGAGACAACTTCTCTTTAGTTTAAGATAAAGGAAAAGTATGAAAAAACTTAGATTAACAAAAGATGTTAAATTTGTAATTAAAAACTATCTCTCTATTAATTATGCACTTATGATACCACTTGATGACAAAAAGTGTTTTATAATTGTACAAAAAAGAAATAATATAAAAGTATTCAGTAATGATGAATTACAGATTGTACTAAATAGAAGAAAAGTATTAAGGCTAGTAAGAAAATGGAATAAGATATTCCATTGGGATAGATATTCTAAAAGATAGTCTTTAGGTGCTATAATAAGCTAACAATAAATTAACCAAATTCCAAAGGTTTAATTTTAAAATAACTAAATTTAAAAGGAAGATATAAAAATATGGAAGAATTAAAAAATAAACCAGCAAAAACTATTTCTAAGTTTCAAAAAGCTAAGAAAGAAGTAAAAGCATTATACGAAGAGTTGAAGGCTAAAGATAGTTCTGTTAGAATATCTACAGTATATAATAACTATGCTGTTGATAAGAAGTTTAAAACTTGGAATTCGTTGGTTGCTATATTAAAGCAAGAAGATTATAATAATGGTGTATGTTGGAATTGTGCAGACTTTGTTCCTACTACTAGTAAGTATAGATGTCCAGAATGTGGAAAAGGTAAATAGTCATGTCAGTACCTAGAAGAGTAAGAAGAGGAATTATTAAATCTTTAATTAAAGAAAAAGGTGGTGCTGGTTATTTCGATACTATATCGAATTTAGATAAAAAATCTAAGATTGGTACTAATCCTAATTATGCATTGGAGTTAACTAATAATAAAATCTTTTCTAAATTTATTTTAGATAAAATAGAGTATGCTAAAAGCTCTGGTATTAAACATAATGAGACTACTTCTAAATTAGCAGAAGTATTGTATAGATATAAAACTCATCTATTAAGAAGTAAAGAAGGTTTATCTATTGTTGAACTTAATTCAGATGGACATCTACAAGAGAGATTGGAAGTATTATATAAGATATATGCAGATGATTTAGAATCTGAATTTATAGAAGAGAGTGAAAACGATAGAAAAGCAATTACAGCATTCTTATTTTCTTGTTTAGGTCTATATAAAATATGTGAATTTAATTTAGATAAAACACATATAGAATCTGGCAAGATAAAAGGTGGATACACTCAAGAGATTTATGATACTTTTAAAGTAATGACAATAAACGATAGTACTGGTGGAGCTAGTATTATTAAAAAGATGTTAAAAGTAAATTGTGATTTTAATTCATTTAGTAACAACAAGGTATTAAAGAAAATTAATAATAAAATACTAGATGTAATTGTTCAATATGTACCTGAGTTGGAAGACACTATTATTAAGGATAGTTCAAATTGTATATCTAGAGCAATAGAGATACTAAACACATTCCAATATACAGATAAACAAAATGTAGATAATGAAGTATTGTTTACATTAATCTATTATTATCATATTGCTAAAGCCATGAAAGATAAAGAATGTGGTAAAGAGGAAATATTCTTAGTAGACATGATTGAATCATATGCTGTAGTATTAAATCAATTATTAGATAGTAGCTATAGACATTCTATATTGGTAGATAATATTACTACTAATCCATACATTAAATTAATTAGTGTATCATTATTAGGAGTACCAACTATTGAGAGAACTATTAGATTAGCTGTTAAGGGAAAATTAGATAGAAGAGAGTATGATTCTAAATTATCTGTAAATAACTTTACTGCATTAGTAGATGAAGGAATAAGAGAGATTATTTCATTATTGAATAGTGAAGATATAAATATTTTATTTAGAAATACTTATATAGAAGACATAAGTAATATTGTTAATTATCTAAATAGAAATAAAACAGAAAAGATAATAAGACAATACAAGTTGATTAAAGAGTACAAAGAACATATAGAGTATTAGGAACTATCCTAATACTCTATATGGGTATTCTTTTTTTTATTTGTTTTATACAAGTTTCGAAAGCTTAGGAGAAAACTGTCAACATGAAACATAAAACATTACTTAAAGGGAAAATTGAAATATTATAACGGTGCAATTATAAAATACTTCATAGAAAGATTATAATTAATTTATATAACTATTTACATAAAAATTATTTGAACTATGGACTAGGTATCTATATATGGTACTTATAAATAATATTTTTAAATAAGGAAATGAATATGGCAAATGGTAACTTTATGCATGGGTTTTTAAACGACATGGAAATGGGTGAAGAAATTGACCCAAGTACTACACCTGATACTATAGTGGAAGAAGTAGTAGATGCTAATAATGAAGTAATAGAATCTAGTAAAGATTTAAAAGCATTAACTAATGCCAATACTGAATTAACAGAAATCAATAATGAAATGGATGTAGCATTAGAATCAAATGCTGGACCTGCTGTAATGAGATTAATATTAAACAGATATGCTAACCTTAAAAGCAAATTAGGTATTCCTGTGTCTGGATTAGAAGCTGATAGTAAAAACCTAGATGTAACTGCAGATGATGTAAAAAATGCTAAAGAAGAATCTAAAGGTGTATTTGCTAAGATAGGTGATTTTATTTCTAAAGTATGGAAGGCTATTAAAGATGGTATTGCTAAAGTATGGTCTAAGATGAAAGAATTCTGGGCATGGTTAACTGGTAAAAATAAAAAAGCTAAAAATCAAATTGTTAAAAGCGAAATAGCTAAAGCAGTAGTAAACGTAGCTGCTGACACTAAAGTAGATTTAGAAAACAAAGAAGAGTTGTCTCAAGCAGTTAAGAAAGAGTTAGACAAAACAGGGATTACTGATTTACCAACTTTTAAAGAGTTTGATGAAATGATGCTTGACCCGACTGTAGTGATTAGTTTAGACACGATGAAGGCAGTAAGAGCTGAGCCAGCTAAAGCTAAGAAAACCTTAGAAGACTTAATGAACAAAAGAATAGAAGAAAGATTTCAAGAAATATCTGGACAATTTGTTTCATCTGCAGCATTAACTTATGGTTTAAATATTTTACAAGGTGATGGAGTAGTTAAATTAGGAGATATAAATGCCAATGATTTATTAGATATATTAGCTTCTAATAAAAATGAAAATACTAAAGATGCAAAAATTAATGTTGGCAAAGGTATTGAAAAGGTTATTAAAAGAAATCTAAGTATGTTAAACGATGCTGAAGCATATATAACAAACTCTGACACACTATGCAACGAAGGTGCTCTTGCTTTTGAAAAAATAGCAGATAGAGAAAAAGAAGAATGCATAATGATTTCTGAATTAATAAACAATGAACTTAAAAAACCTGGAGATACTTCTACAAGACCAATCTCTATATCTTTTAATACTGTTGTTTCTGCTAAATATGATAGAGGTTTAAGTGTTAAGCTATTAAGTCCTGTTTATACTTATAATAAAGATATTGATTCTGCTATGTATTTATTAAAAGAACTTAAAGTTCCAAAATGGACTCCATTAGGATATAATGTAACTTGGGAAGCAGAGGTAAGCAGTAAAACCATTGATTCTGTAAAAAAAATATCTGAAGATACTATAAAAATAGTTGATGCTACTTTAAAGACTGTAGAATCTAGTAAAGATGTTTCTAGAGCTGCTGCTTTATTAGCTAAGCAAATGGCTAATAATACATCTATCTTAAGTGCTTCGTTTGCTACAGCATTAAATCAACAATCTAAACTATTTTCTGATGTGGTAGACATGCTGGATATTACTGATGCTATAGCTGAATTAGCTAAACAATAATTATAAGGAAAGAAATTATGAATGATGAATTAACTCTAATGGAAGATAGTGAAGCAGAAAGTGCATACTCTGACCAAATTGATACACTAACAGATGTAATTACTGATACTAGTGAAATTATGTCAGATACAGAGACTATGGTAGCTGCTCAAGAAGCTGGACTATTATCTTCAGTAGCATTAACCATGTATACTGGTAGAGTAGAAAACTACTTAACTAGAAACTTTGGTAGTAAAGAAAATAGAAGTATTAATCTATGTATTAATATAGCTGGTTTAGAATCTGATAATCCTGCTGACTTACAAGCTGGATTAGAAGGTATTAAAGAAGTATTAAAAGAAACTGGTAAAGTATTATGGGATATGATTAAGAAAGCATTTGCTAACTTTGTAAACTTCTTTGCTAGTATGTACAATAAATGGCAAACTAGAACTGGTGCTATTGAAAAGCAACTAAATGAACTATTAAAAAGTCAAGCTCTATATGGTACCATTAAAGTAAAAGGTAGTGATTTAAATGCTATCTATGATTTATATCCAATTGCAGCTACAGCTACTAATGCATCTAATACTGATGCAAGAGAACCATTAGACTTATTATCTAATTTATTAACAATGGCTAATGAAGTTAAACTTCCTAATGTATCTTTAGCTGCTAAAGTTGGAGAAAGACTAGATAACTTGCTTTCTAAGCTTAGTTTCTTTTCTTATTCTAATATGGAAAAGCCAGAAACTTTAGAACAATCTATTCTTGGTCTTTTGGATTCTAAAAAAATAATTACAGATATAGGTGCTCTAAAATCTAGTACTAGAATTATTAGTATGTCTAAAGCAGCTATAAATACAATTACTTTTGGTAATTCTGGAGAATTAATTCTTTTAGGTAATAACATAGATGAAGTAGCTATGTCTAAAGTAGAATCAACTATTAAAAGATTTGAAGATGAGAAAGAATATGAGATAGATGGTAAAGCATTTAAAAAATTAATAGATGAAGTAATATTGGCTATTAAAAATTTAAATGGTAAATTTAGAAAAGAATCTGAAAATAGAATAGATGGTCTTAAGAAAGCATCTGATGAATTAATGTCAGTGATGAGTAAAGTGTCAAGAGCTACATCAGGAGATATTGGTGGAGATGAAGAGTTTAATAAAGAAAAATGGCAAATGGCTAACAAAGAGATAAATGATGTTTGGAAAACATTACCTAGAATTGTAAATCAATCTACTAAAAATCTTTTTGATACTATTAGTGTTATTTCTAGTACGGTTATGAAATTAACTGGTACAAAAGATGACTCTATTGAAGATAAAGAAGAAGAAACAAAATAAATATAAAAATATACATCAGTATTCTATTTGGATACTGATGTATATGTATTTTTTTTCAATCACATATTATTAAATTAGTATTAATCTTATAAATTAAACGGAGAGCATTATGGACAATAAAGGAGAGGTAATATTATTAGGAAGGACCATTAGCAACTTCCCATTAATATCAATAGGTACTGGATTAGCATTAGAGACACTAACTAAACCAGATGAAGGCTATTACGATGTAGAAAGAAAGATAGAATATATAGTAAAAGAGAATGAGTATAAAACAGTTTGGATTAATGCTTATACTATTTTAAGAAACATACTATCATCTATAGCTACAACAGACGAGAGACATGACTTTCTATCTATTAAAGATAGTACAATATCTTTAGTAACTGTATTCTTAGAAGAGTATACGGAAGTAGAAAGACTATTAAGAAGTAAGAATTATAATCCAGTATTAATTATACCAGATTATAGTAAAAATAAACAATTAATAGAGAGTGAAAGATGTGTATTTAATATAGACAATGAAACATTGACTAGTGCTACCTTAAAAGCTATTAAAAATGCTATTAAGCTAATCAAGAAAGATTATTATTCTAGTATATTAACTGGTGTTAAAAATCATATCTTAGAAGGTACCGATAACTCTAATTCTAAATCTCAATATTTGGATAGTGTAATATCTGAATTAAAATCAACAGCTAAGCTAAAGATAATTACTACTGGTAGAGATTTAATATTAACACACTTCTATATAGATTTATTAAATATTAAATACTTAACATCATTAACACTATTAGAATCACATACTGGTAGATTATATAGTAAAAAAGATTTTAACAGAAAGTATGCTGATTTATCTAGTTTAGATTTTAGTACTGTAATTCCATTTACAGAAAAAGAGTATTATGTATTTGGAGATAATAATTTAATTAAACCTTATCCTGCTAAGATAAGAAAATTAATACATACTCTATTTATAAAGGAACACATTAATCCTACATCTAAAGCTCCCAATACAGATAGAGCTATTAAGAATGGATTAACTACATTAGGTAAGGAGTTTGTAGATGAATACAAAAGTCTAAAAGTCTACTATTAAATCGAGGATTTGATATAATAGTATTTGTTAAAATAAATATAAAATTTAAAGGAAAATATATGAAGTTTGCAAGAGATATAGAAGATATAGATGACGATGAAGAAGTACGTGCTCCTAGTAATAATGGTAAGCCAATATCTGCCAGTATGGCACTATCTGCTATTTTTAGAAAACAACCAACAGAACCAGGAATCTATGAAGTAAGTATTAAAAAGACAGCTAATGGTAATCAAGAGTTTTCTTTAAAAAGAACAGATGATTATTTTACTACTCCTGATAAATTATATGGCAGAATGCTAAAAGACTTTAAAAGAAGTTGGCATACTTTTAAATCGTTTTATGCTAAAGGTAATAACTTTAACCTAGGTGCAGTAGGTTATAAAGGAATGGGTAAAACAGAATTTCTATCATTACTATCTAACGAAGGTATTAAAGATGGTTTAATAATTGTAATGGTAGTAAATGTTAAAGCTAGTTTAGATTTAATAAAGTATTTAGATTCTTTAGATAATCTAATATTAGTTCTAGATGAATATACTAAGAACTTTGATAAAGATTTACAAAAGAGGTCTTTAACTATGTTTAATAACCTATCTAAAAAAAGAAGAATGATTTGTATCTCTGATAATTACAAAGATGCTCTAAATGAATTCTTTCAAGATAGAACTGGTAGATTACATTATCTATTAGAATTTGAGACCATAGATAATGAAGTAATTAAAGAGTATTGTCAAGACCATAATGTAAGAGAGTCTCTAATAGAAGAAATTTTAAAAGCTGCTAGAAAAGTACCTAACTTTTCATACGACTTTCTCAAGGGATTAGTATTAGAACATGAGCTATATCCAGATGATACATTAGAAGACTTATTATATTACTTAAATCTAAAAATACTTAAACCTAGAGTAGCTTGTAAAGTAATTAAAGTAGAAAAAGTATTAGAGTTTGACCATGATAGAAAACCTGTTAAATTACAAGAGTATGATTATACTGTTAGATTTAGTTATAGTAAAACCGAATTCGTAGATAAACAAAACTCTATCTGGATTAATATCAATGGTGTTAAGTATACAGAAGCAGAACAAGCAGAAAGAAATAAACTGATTGAAGAAGCACAAAAGAAAAAATTACCATATCCATTTCCAGGTAGTACGGATAGAGAAAATACTAGTATAGACATCACTGATAGAATCCTGGATAAATATACAGATAATAATGGTGATGAATATATAGAATTTATCAATGATAGAGACTTTTTAATTACAGTGGTGTTTGAAGATGGTATAAGTAAAAAATAAATTAAGTTTAGGAGAAAACAATGGAAACAAATAGAAGTCTTTTACCAATCGAGGTAAAAATAGAAGAAAAGAAAATAACAGTTAAAAAAGAAGCTGATTATATAAATCTAAAATCATTCTCATTGCAGAATGATGAGGATGAAGTATTATCAGTATCTTTTAGAAATGGTAATCCACGATTTACTGTACATTATAAAAATAGCTTAAGCTATGAAGATAGACAAAAACTTCCATATAAAGATAGAGAAGGTGTAGCTCCATATAACTTTGGAGAGTTTGCTACATTAGTTAGAAAAGCTAAAGAAGTAATAGCTGGCACATTAGGTAGCTTTAGTTTTATTTCATTATACGACTATAATGCCAATGGTGATAAAGTAGATGAAAAGTTACCTAAAGCAGAAATTACTATCTTTAGAGACGAGAATGATGTAATCTGTATTAAGTTTCAAAACTTTATGAATAACAAAGATTCATTATTTAAGATTATGCCATCTAAATGGTTTAAGATTAAAGTAAATGGTCATGTGGTGCCTAATGAAACATTCTCATTAGCAGAATCAGAAATGTTATTTAAGTACTTAGATAGTGCTATGGATACTCTTTTTAAATATAATATAGATAGATAATTATAAATCTTAATCTAAATTATTACAAACACATATTATTAAATTAGTGCATCATATATTTAATAGTATATGGTGTACTAAATTCTTTTTGCAAAAGGAAAGTTATGGGCAATAACATATTGAGACTAGGATTAGGTAGTGATAAAGTAATTACAATATCATTTACTGATGAAGATGGTCAACGAGAGAAAATAGAATTTCCATCAAGAGACGTCTTAGATGGTAAAAAAGAAGAAGAGAAAGTTGGTTTATTATTTTTCGTAGAAGAATATATAAATTCTAAAGATAATAATTTTAGAGTTAAGTTATTTAAAAAGTACAAAGAAGCAAATGACCAGCTAGATGAATTAATATTAATTAATAGTTTAGAACCTATTAATGTTAAAATATTTCATGATATTTTAGATTTAATTAACATTAGAGATTTAACTAATTTCTTAACTACAATTGTAGCTGTACCAAAAGAGTTACAGGATAAGTTTACTCCAGATAAAGATGAAATGTTAAACGAGATACAAACATATACAAAGAGAGAGTATTTAGAGTTAATAGTATTAGCTACATTACTTAAGTTTACATTACCTGTATTAGGTAAATATATGCACATCAAATCTCATTTAGTTAATAAGCATCTTAAGGTATATTACTTTTTACCAATCTATGAATCATATCTTAAGATTAGTGAATTAAAGAGTTATGAAAAGTTATATTTGTTTTCTGAAAAAGCATTTATGAAAGAAAATACTGAAGAGAGTGCTGCTGTTAGAACTATGCTATATAATATTCCAAAAGATGAGACTGTTAGATGGTTATTCTCTGCAGCTATTATTTCTGGTATTATGGCATTGACTTCTATTAATGATACTTATGACGAAAATCTTATTAAGAAGTTATTTAATAATATTCTAAAGAATAGAATTAATAAAACTACTGAAAATACTAAGATTAAATCTAAAGCTGAAACAGTATCTAAAGGAGATGAAAATTCTCAAGAGTCAATGTCAGAGAGTTGTAGAGTTACTACTGAATTATCACCAGGATATGTAGAAGAATTAAATTGGGCAATGGAGACACCTGACTTTATTATTAAACAATTAAAGAATAAAAACTTTACAGTAGATAGAGATATTGCTAATGCTAGTTTTAACTTTATGATGTCTTATGCTAAAGAGGGGCCCTTTATTGTATCAGATACTGTATTTGTATTATTAGGATGGATATTCCATACTCATATTGCACATGCTAATTCTTTTAAATATTTAAGAATGCAAGCTCTGTATTCTGCTATAGCGGTAGCTTATTCTCATTTAGTAGTAAATGGATTTAAAGATTTAGGATTAATGGTATACTCTAAATTAAATACTATAGATAGTGGTTCTTTTAATAACTCTACTAATAAAGCAAAAATACCTGATATTATTAAAGAAGAGTTAGAAACTTTTTATAATATTAAGAAAAACAAATTAACAAAAGTAAAAATAGAAGAAATATCTATAGCAGAAACTGCAATAGGATTATTAGCAGATATGATGTATACTGAAGAGTATATTACATTTGCCAAGAAAGAAGATATACTAGATGTTAAAGGTGATTCATCTTCTCCTTTAATAGTAGCTGGTAGTGAGTTAAAAATTAGGTTAGCAGAATTATTAATATTTTTAAATAAAAGATAATATAAAGGAAAAGTATAATGAGTAGAAGAGATAGCAATATAGAAGTAGCCGTAACGAAAATGTATTGGAATAAAGTGTATGGAAATGAGTTTAAACCTGTACATAGAAGAAATATAGAATTAGATTCTAGTTACTCTGCTGTACATGGAATAATTGATGCTTTAGATTATAAGAAAGTAAATAAATTGTCAATTGGAGATTTAACACATACTCCAGATTTGATTACATTATCAGATGCACCTAATGCTGATGCTGTTAATATTAGAGGTGGTTGGAATACAGATAGATTTGCATTTATGATGGAAATCACAATGATAGAGAGAGGTAATGTAAATAATATTTACTTATCTGGATATACGGATGCCGATGACCTATTTGGGTTGTGGACATCTAGTGCTAAAGATGCTACATTAAATAGTGATATAAAGTTAATCTTTAACGATTGTCTAATTACACAAACAGTAAGACAAGGAAATAGAGATGTAACTAGAATTGTAGACAGTTATGAGATTATTCCTACTCCAGATAAAGAAGAGAAAAGAATGGGAGCATCTACACTAAGACCTACAGATGTATTTGCTACTATTCAGGGACAAGAAAGATTTAGTACTGACAACTTTGATGTAGATGGTGTAACTCTAGTAGATACTAGAACACAAAATCATGGTGGTAAGATATCTAGATATTCAAATTCATCTCTAGATAATCATTTAGTATCTGTATCTAATCTATATATGCAAGCTAGTAGTGAAGCATATACAGGAAATGACTTAGAAGTATATGACGATTTAGTATATTCTACTAGAGAACCTGATTTAGTAAATGCAGTAAAACTATTCGATTTAATATTTCAAGAGACTGGAGAGATAGTAGAAGACTCTATTAGACTAGGAGATTTATTATCTGTATGTCCCGAGAGATGTAAAGCTCAAGAAGACTTTGTAATCAATGATAAACCTAGACAAGATAGAGATACTGAGATTAGAGCATTAGCTAGTCAGCATAGAGAGTTTAAAGCATTGACCACTTTAGATTCAGAGGGTACAGATGTAATTGGTGTAGATGTAAAGTTAGCTCAATTAGCATTAGCTGAAACAGTAGCATTGATGAATATGTATAAGATTACACAATTAGCATTAACAGCTACTAATCTTAGTAAAGATTATAATAATAGACCATTAATCTTTATAGCAAACAGTAATAGTTTAATTAGTAATGAAGATATTACTACTTATCTATTAGGTCAATTTGAAGAGAGATTTTTAAATACAGTATTTAATAAAATTAGTTATGCAGGACAAATATCTGTTAACTTATCTTTATATATTGGATTTAATACAGAAAAGATAGAAATATCTATAAATGGAGATGCGCCATTAGTATTAGCATTGCCTAAATTTATGAGTAGTAATTTTAGTTGTGTAGTTGGTGGTGATAGTGATTTAAAACAATTAAGTAGGGGATACAAAGACTTATTTAATACAATATCTGAAAATACAGGAGCAAGTAAATGAAATTAGTAGATTTTTATAATAAAGCTTTAATCTCTGTAGGTATGCAATCTACAGAGGAAGGTAATATTGTATATACAAATGATGAAAGCAAGCTAGTAACAGCCAGCAAGAAACAAATGGTGATGCCAATTAAACAACAAATCAATATCATTACTGAGGATAAAATATTATTTAATCCATTGCAAGAAGATATGATTAAAGGTATGAACTTATCTACTGCTAAAGTAAAAGTATCTGCCGATAGAATGTTAGCTAATGCATTTAACTTAGTAATAGAATCATTAGCATTGTTAGCTAAGGATATAGAACTACAAAACAAAGCTAACCTAGAGTTAAATAAATTTACTGGTGAATTAAATAAATTAAGAAAACAAAACATGAAAGAGATTGTAGATGCTCCATTTGTCACAATGATATCTAAGGTGCATTCAGAATCTATTAAAAAGACTTCAATGTTTGGAAGCATAGCTATTAAGATAGATAAAAATAAAGCTATAGAGGGTGAGAAGTTTAGTAAGGTTGGTTCTTTAATATTACCAATTTATGAAGACTTATTATTAGACTCTACTAAGATTTACGATATTGAGTTAAAGAGAAAGAAAGATGCTGATATTTATAAAACAATGGTAGAGTTTATTATTGGTAAGAATGATAATGATGAAGTAGCATTATCTAATTATACTACTGGAAGCAACTCTTTATCTTCTCCATCATTTATTGTAATCTATAGAGTATACTTTAAACTAGCTACTAGATTAAATAAGTTAATAGATGGTTTAAAATTTATTAATGAAGATATAGTAAAAGCTAAAATTAATTTAGCATTATCTCTAGATGATTTATCATTGATTCCAGAGTTTGATTCTGAGTTAAGAATGATTCCAAACTTAAATAAGATTCAACAGATGAATATGGAGCCTATTAGAGCTAAAGAAACATTATTGCCTGCTAGAGATTCAATATTAAATAGAACAACAGCTACAGCTGATTATAGACCATCTAGTGCAGCTGCATTAATGAATAGATTATCTGGTAGCAATAACAATACTGTAGCTCCTAGAGAAACATTAGTAGTAAATAGACCATCTAATATTTTAGCTAATATTAGAGATATAGATGATGATAGCTATAGACCAATGAGAAGAGAAAGAACTCTAGGTAATATTAGAGACTTAAGATAAGCCATACACTATAGAGATAATCTCTATAGTGTATATTATATTTAAAATTTTATTTAAAAGAGGATTTAAGATGGGAATTAAACAAGGTTTTTATTTAGTATTAGAAGGAATAGATGGATGTGGTAAAACTAGAATGGCCACTGCTATAGTACATGCTTTAAAATTAAGAAGTAATAAAGCGATAATCCATTTAAGAGAACCTACTTATTCTAATAATGGTAAAGCAGCTAGAGAAATATTAATGAGTAATCCTGATGGATTAACACCACGACAAGAAGAACAAACTGCAGAGTTAATATTACTAGATAGAATGGAAAATATATCTAATGTAGTTGAGCACTTAAGAAATGATTGTATTATAATTCAAGAGAGAAATGCTTTAACTGCTATAGCTTATAATAAGTGTAGTGATTATCATATTGTTAATAAAATTAATAAGTTAGCATTAAAGCCAGATGTATTAGTATTCCTAGATACTAGTGTAGAAGTAGCTATGAATAGATTAATAGCTAGTGGACACAAATTAGATGCTTATGAAAATAAAGAGAGAATGACTGAGAATAGAGATAGATATCTAGACTTAGAAGATGACTATATAGATTTAGTGTTACCAAATAATGATTTAGGTGATTTTGAATTAGCCTTAGAGACTATAGTAAAAATGATACTATTAAAATAGACGGCAAACAAGTACATACTACTAGTCCAAGGATAGACTAGTAGTATGTATAATTCTCGTTCTAAAATAAACATAAAATTCAATATTTAAAATACAAGTTCTCTTCCACAATTATTTCACAAAAACTTAGAGAAGATGCTTTAAGAATACGATTGGAATAATAAAATAATTTTTCAAAACTCTATTAATCCAATTGCATAATAATACATGCTTAAAATAAATATATTTATTCGTTAATTATATATTTATTATATACGCTTTGAAGACTCACTGCTCCATATATCTTTAAGCTTATTTTTTTTCCATTAAAATCGGTAGGACTCTTAAATCCATTTAATCTCATTAATGGATACCAATATCTCTCTGGTAATTGATAGTATACAAACACTGCATGTAAATCAAACTCATTAGCACTAGCTATAGCTCCTGGCACATCTACTAATTCATATTCATATTGTTTTTTTATTTCTTCTAATATTAATTCCCATTTATTATTTATATCTAATGTAATTACTTCAGTTCCTGTTGAAATAAAATCTAATAAATTACTCATAATGTTCTCCTGTAAAAATCTTACTAATTCTAACTAAATTCAAACACATATTATTAAATTAGTACATCATTCTAAACATTTTTCTAAAGCTAGAAATTTAGGTGACTGATAGTAAATTTAAAAGGAAATATTATATGGCTAAAATTAGTAACATAGATGAAATATTAAAGCAGATGAAGTTTCTTCAGATTGATGAAACATTATTATCTACTATGGCAGAAATACCTTTTGTAAAACATAACTCATCTCCTAGACTAGTAATGAGAAATGGAATGTTTTATCAGGCTCTTAAAATATCTAATCCTGATAGAAAGATTCTTCAAACTGGACATGAGTTCCAAATAGGTCAGTATAGCTTTAAACAAATATTAAAAGCTAATTCTAAAATTGTTGGAGTAATTCCTAGATATAGAAAAACTAATTCTAATAATAATCAGTATATCGAAATCACTATACTATATATAGACTTAGAGACAAAAACATTAAAACATATAGATTTAACTAGAACACAAAAGATTCATGCATATTTTGGCTTTGAATACGAATGGGACCAAGCTGTACTAGATGATTTAAATATTGGAGAAGTAATAGCTGAAGATACATTAGTAGCTAAATCTCCAAATGTAGCTGATGATGATTATTATAAATATGGTGTATTAGCAAATGTAGCTAGAATATCTAGAAACCAAGCAGCTGAAGATGGTATGTGTATTAGAAAATCATTTCTAAATAGATTTGGATTCGATATGTATATTAAAGCTAAAATATCTATTGGACCAAATGATGTATTAGCTAATCTATATGGAGATGAACATAATTATAAACCAATTCCTGAACCAGGTGATAAGATTCATAAATCAGGAGCACTAGCTGTAATTAAAAAATATGATGCATTAACTGCACCAGCTCTAATGTCTAATAAAGCATTAATGGATTTTGACCCATTATTCGATAAAGCTTTATATCTTAAAGGTTCTCATGGCGAAGTAGTAGATTTAAAAGTATTACATTCTCCAGAAAATAAGAATACGGTATTTAATTCAGATTTATTATTTAAATATAATAACCTATTAAAACAATATTATAGGGATTTATGTAAAGTATATAAAGATGAAGAAAAAGAACATTTTAAAAGATTTAATACATCATTGCATGTAGATAAGAAGACTCATAGATTATTAGTAGAAGCTAGAACTTTCTTAGCTATGGCTAATGAGGATAATCCAAACTTACCTGGTAACATTAAAGGCTATTATAGAAAGAATGAATTAAATATATTAACAGTAGAGTTTACAGTTAGATATAGAGAGATTCCATACTATGGTAGTAAGTTTGCTGACTCATATGCTTCTAAATCTGTAATTGTAGATGTAATAGATGATAAGGATATGCCAGAAGGTGTAGATGTAATTATTGAAGCTAAGACTCCTATATCAAGAATGAATGCTGGTGGTCCATATGAACACTACTTTGCTGATGCAGCTAGACATCATAAAGCTAAGCTAATTGACTTATTTAAAGATGCTATGGGTATTGGTGTAGATAAAGAAGATGCTAGAGGATTAATATTAAAAGCTATAGCAGATGAGTATAAACTATATGGAGTAAATAATAAAAGTTATTTATCTTATAACCATAGAGAATTAATATCTATGTTACATTCTTTAAATCATGATAGTATAGATTATATCTTTAATGCACTATTAGCTTTTATTAAGCTATTTAACGAATCACAATGTAAATACTATAAGGCTAGTACTCATGAAGATAAGATTAGAATACTATACCAAGTAATTACAGAAGAGGTAATACTATTTGCTAACAATGATGAAGTAAGAGACCCAAATAAAAAACAAACTTGGGAAGCAGCTAGAGATATTGAGAATAGTGAATTTAAACCTCCTAAAAAGAGACTAGAGTTTGTAAATGCTGATGGTACTACTAGTTTATCTAAAACTGAAATTAGAGTAGCTCCTATGTATTTAACACTATTGTGTAAATTACCTCAAGAGATGAATAGTTGTGCCACTACTGACTATAATCATCATGGATTACCAGTTCAACCATCAGTAGAAAAAAAGACTAGATTACCTGTAGAATCTAGACCTACTAAAAATATAGGTGAAACAGAATCTAGAGCTCACTTAGCATATTTAGAAGATAGTGTAAACTTTACTGGAACAATGATTAATAGAGCTAATAATATTAAAAACCATTCTGGTATATATGCACAAATACTAAGAGCAGAACAACCTACTAATATAGAAAAACTAGAAGAGACATTTGAAGGTAATACTATATTAGAAACTATGCATTCTACATTAAGAACTGCTGGAGTAGAGATTAAATATAAAGAGGACAAGTGGTATGAATAATGTTGTAAATGTAAGAGATTTAGGTAAAAAGAAATGTTTAGATATAGCTAAAAATCTAAAGGGTGGATTAAATATATTATTCGAAGATAATGTAGAGAAACACTTAACTTCTAAAGAAGTAATTATGTCTAGATACTACTGGGAGATATTATATAACTATCCTAAACAAAAGATATTATCTACTTATGTAGTATCTAATTATTATAAGTCTGGTTTATACTCTAGTAAAACACATATAGATTTTCTATACACCATTACTAGAGATTTAATCTATGGAATATTGCAAGATGTAAAAGACAGAAAGAAAACTCTATCTAATATATATTCATTAGTATATGATGTAGCTGAAGCATTGTATAACGAACTATCTGAATACTTAAAAGATTATGTAATCTCTATAGATTTAATAGACCTATTAGATATACAGCTAAAAGAAGAAGTAATGGAATCCATAGCTAGAGTAAAAAGAGAAATGACAAATGAATCTATTAGGTCTGCTCATGAGATATTAGATAGGTTATTAAGAGAAGATGAATCTCTTAAAGATAACCCAGCTGTAATAGCATATATTTCAGAAGCTGTATCTGGTGGACAAATGAAAGCTATGTTATCTAGCAATGGATTTAAAACAGATAGTAATGGAAAGATATTTCCTTATCCTGTTACATCTTCATTTATGCTAGGATTAGATAATATGTACGAAGTAATAATAGAGTCTAGAACAGCTATTAAAGCTCTAATATTATCTACTAAAGGAATTCAGTCTACAGAGACTTTTGCTAAAGAGTTACAGCTATTGACTATGTATATAGAAAGAATTAGAATAGATGATGATTGTGGTAGTGCAGATTATCTAGAATGGTTTGTATCTGAAGAACAAAAAGATATTAATAATCTATTAGGTAGCTATTATCTAAACGAAGAGACTAATCAATTAGAGTTAATTACTGAAGATAGTAAACATATAATTGGAACTAAAATTAAATTAAGAAATCCAATCGGTTGTAAGCATTGGGATAAGCATGGAATATGTGGAATATGTTATGGGGACTTAGGATATCAAATTCCTATTACTGCTAACCTAGGACACTTTAGTGCTGTAAATCCTACTGGACAAACTACTCAGTTATCTTTTAAAACTAAACATCAACAAGATAGTGCATCAGCTGAGACTGTAATACTAGATGAAGTAGCTAAAAGATTTTTTAATATTAGACAGAAATCTAATTTTTGTATTAACAAGATTAACTTAAAAGATGGAGATAAATTATATATAGAAGCTCCTCAGGAATTCTTCTTTGGTATTAGAGATATTAATGAAGAAAATATAGAGAAGATAGATGTATCTAGAGTAACAAGAATTCCTTTTGTTACAATTAGATATAAGAAAAGAAACTTGGAGGAAGAGGTATATAGAATAGAAGTTAAAAGAGGAAATAGATTTGGATTTCTATCTACTAAGTTCTTAGCATATACACTAGAGCATTCTCCAGAGATATCATCTGCTAATACAAATTATGTAATAGATATTACTAAGTTAAAAGAGAATACTCCAGTAATAATATTACCTGATATGGAATATAGTTATTTATCATTAGCATTAGAAATTAAAGGATTATTAAAACAAGTAAATGTTAAAGATAATGCACACACTTTCTTAGCTAAATTATATAACTTGGTTAATAGTAAATTAAAAATTAATATAGCTTATCTATCTGTAATCGTAAGAGCATTAATGGTAAAAGATATTAAGAGTAGAAACTATGATTTATCAGATGGTAGTAATGTAGATAGTATAGCAAAGATGATGCCTGTAATTAAGAAAAGAAGTTTAAGTAATGCATTAATCTTAGGATGGGCTGCTGGTACAATGACTACTCCTAGTAGCTTTGAAGATACTAATAGACCTAACTCATCTCTAGATGTATTATTTAGACCAGAAGAAGCAATTTATTGGGCACATAGAAGAGATAAAGTATTAGAAACAAGAAAAAATGAAATGAGGAGAAAAAGATGAATAGTGTAGAAGATGCTGTTGAAAATAATGGCTTAAAAGTAGAGGTGGATTTTAAAGGAGGACAAGACGATTTAAAGTCTACTCCTGCTTCTAATCCTGCATCTGGAGAAATAATAGCTTGGAATTTTGTTAGTCAAGAAACTAATTCTATAGTGTTTGACCATGAGGATGTATCTGATGTACAATATTTAACTGGAAAGCCTGAAGTAGTAACCCATGATACAAATGGAGATATAGTTTTAAATCACAGTCCTAGAAAAAGAGGTGAAACTATTCCTATTCAGATTGTGGATGAATGCGCATGGATTCCTGATTCAAACACAGAAGCTGGAATTGTTCATCATGTTGGAATGTCTGATTGTCATGCAGCTAAAATGGGTATAGATATGATTAAAGAATCAGATAGAGGCATTCATATAGTATCTCCAGAAGATGGCTTAGGTAGACTGGGACATATAATTAATAGATTTCCTCTTACTGAAGAAGAAATAGACAATAGTGCTAAAGAACACAATATCCAAAGAAGAATGCCATCTGGTAATGCTGTAGATGTAACCAAATTTGATGGTGCTAGTCAAGTTGATTATTTAACTATAGATAGCATTGGTTCTGCATTCGATGAAGAAGAAATAACTATTACTCCTGAAGATGCATTAAAGTTACAAGATGAATTAAATGTATTTGAATTTATGGCTAAAGCTTCTCCTGGATTTAAAAGAGATATTGATTTTGAAAAGAGAATGGCTCTTAATCAATTAGACTTAACAGACCCTGAAGAAATTGTTAAATTACAAGCTTATATGCAATTAGTTCAAAAGCCAATGGATATTGAAAATCTAATAAATAAAGCTGCACATGATAAAATGAAAAAGAAATCTAGAGGTAATAAAACTAGATGGAGAGATATTAAAAAAGGTAGGTAGAGATTTGTTTCTCTATCTGCTATTTAAAAGGATAAAATATGAAAGACAACTTGAGTTTATTTTTTTCAATACCAGCTGGAGCTGATAGATGTACTATTAGAAATGTGTTAAGAATTAATAGGAAAATTAGAGACTTATTGATAGTAGGTATATTTATATCTATATTATTAATTATAGGAATAATAGTATCTAACTTTTATTCACCTTTTGATTTCTTTCCACATCTATTAACAGGATATACAATATTCTATGTAGGTTATTTTTTTTATTTATTATCTATAATATTTCTTAAAAGACATTGCGATGCTATATGTATGTGCAGCAGTCAATTAGAATTAAACAGTGTACTACATAATCTAAATCTTAGAATGTGTAAATATATTAGATTCTTTAATAAGATAAATAAAACATCATTAATTATAGTGGCAGTATGTATAGGACTACAAATATTATTTAGTAGATAATACTAGAGAAAGGAAAAAGATATGATTAATATTATAATACGAGAACAATCATTTAGAATAAAGTTAAATAATCAGTTATTGAGTAATAACAACAATATGGATAAGTACTATAATATTATAGAAAACTATACTAGTAAATTCTTGTCTTATACTTATGTATACAATAAACAAAAAGGTAGAAACGTACCTATAGTAGATAAAAAATACTTTAGTAAGAAAACAACTGATGATGAAGTAGAATATATCTTTAACATTAGTTCATTTAGAGACTTCTTAATGCATTGTAGATTTAGGGGTATTGATATACAAGATACTAAAGAATTTAATATTGTTATTAAGCATAATACTCCTCTTAAAGCTAATCTAAAAGTAAGAGGTATGTATAAATTAAGAGACTACCAAGATAAGTATGTAAATACTATAGTAGATAACAATATGAATAAAGCATTAATAGTATTACAGACTGGTAGAGGTAAAATGAATCCATTGGATACTAGAATTAGAATACCTGATGGATGGAAATTAATGGGAGATATTAGAGTAGGTGATAAAGTAATATCTAGAGATGGTACTACTACTATTGTAAATGGAGTATTTCCTCATGGATTACAAGATATCTATAAGATTACATTTGCTGATGGTAGAACTTCAGAATGTGGATTGGAACATCTATGGAATGTATATCATCCAGATTTTATTAATGATAATAGTAAAGGCTTTAGAACTATAGATACTGCTACATTATTAGAAAGAATGAATAGTGATAAACTAGATAGTGATTTACACTTTATAGACCTAGTAGTATCTGAAAAGAATAGTCCTAAGAAATATGATATGTATCCTTTTAAGTTTGGTAAATCTATGGGTGGATATGATAGAATTCCACAAGAATATCTAAATGGTTCAACAGAGCAAAGATATAAGTTACTAGAAGGAATATTAGTTAATAGTTTTCCCGATAGAAATAGTGGATTAATTATCTATAGAAGCTTTAGTAAAGATTTAATATTAGATATACAATTATTAGTTAGGTCATTAGGTGGATTAGCATTAATGTATGAAGTTACTAGATTTAATAATGTAAAAACATTATATGGTCTAAGAATTGATAAGAGTAGGCTAGAAGGTAAACTTAAATTAAAGATTACTAATATAGAGCATATTGGTAAAAAAGAAGCACAGTGTATCTCTGTAGCTCATCCTGAGCAATTATATGTAGTAGATGATTATGTAGTAACACATAATACATTAATAGCATTAGCTACAGCTGCTAAAAGAAAATTAAAGACTGCCATAGTATTGCCAGGATATATAGAAAAATGGCAATCAGATGTGACTACAGTATTAGAATTAGAAGATAAAGATATCTACACTATTCAAGGAGCTGATAGTATAGACTTAATTATTCGAAAGATACAATTAAATATACAGATGAAAGAAGTGGTATTTCTAATAGGTACTGCTACGTTTATGAGATATGTTAAAAAATATCAAGAAGATAGAAGTGGTGATATAATGCATCCAGCTGAAGTATTGGATTATTTAGGAATAGGTACAGTATTAGCAGATGAGATACATGAAAAGTTCTTTGCTACTTACACTACTATGTTATTTCTTAATCCTAAAACATTTGTAGGAATGACAGCTACATTTACTTCTAGTAATAATTATATTAAGAAATTCCAAGATATGATATTTGAAGACAATACTAAATTAAACTTTATAGAAATTAATAAGTATATTAACACTATAGGTATTAACTATAAATTAGAAAATCCTAGGTCAGCTAAATATTTATTAAGAGCTATGTATAATCATGACACTTATGAGAATAGTACCATATTGGGAAATAGAAGTAGATTAATTAATTTTATAGAGATGTTAAAATATTATATTACTACTGAACATTTTGATGATGAGTTTAAACCTAAAGATAAATTAATTATATTTGTATCATCAATTAGGTTTGCTACATTATTAACTCTTAACTTATCTAGAGAATATAAACATCTAGATGTGCGTAGATATGTAGCTGATGATAGTTATGAAAATATATTAGAATCAGATATTATTATATCTACATTAGGTAGTGCTGGTACAGCATTGGACATACCTAATCTTAAAACAGTATTTAATACTGTAGTAGTAAAATCAGAAGTATCTAACAAGCAGAGTCATGGTAGATTAAGAGAAAGAAGTAATACTGTTAAGTATTTATATTTCTATAGTAAAAACATAGATAAGCATGTAACGTTTGAAAAAGTAAGAGAAGAGCAAATTAGACCATACAGTAAGAGTTATACATATCTTACATATCACAAGCAGATATAGCCTTATTTTAGGTTATATCTGTTTAAAATTATTTTCTTTTTTTGACTGGATATAGAAGATATGATAATAATAAATAAAAGGAGTAACTAATGGTTACATTAATGATAGAGAATCCAAACTTACCTACTGGCTATATAGTAGAGAATGTATCTTGGTGGTTAGGTACTGATGATAAGTTTACAGAAACTTCTACTGTAGCTAGTTCTATAGAAGATACAGTACATCTAACTAATATCCAATTTGATATTACACTAGACATAGGTGTTCAGTATTATGCTAAATGTAGAATAGTATATAATAAAGGATTTAGTAATGATTCTAATATTCATATATTTGTAGCTAAAGACCTAAATGAAATAGCTTTAGATTTAGCTATACCTAGTAAGATATCTAGACCTACTATTAGTATATCTCCAGCTGGTGCTTTAAAACCTACTGGACTATTAACATTTAGTGGTGGAGAATTTAATACTAGATATAATGTAGCTCAAGAGTCTGCTACTTATATATTAGAAGATATGAATGGTAATGTAAAATGGAGTAGAATTAATGATAGTGTTAATTTAAATAGCGTTAAGCTTAGCATAGCTCTAGATGAAAATTCTGCATATAGATTATTCGTATCTTATAGAGGTAAAAACAATAATGAATCACAATTTGCTATGGAGACATTTGTAACTGGTAATAATAATATTACTATGGATGGAGATTTAAATTCTATACCTGCTGGAATGAATTTAGATTTTGTAGTAAATCTAATAGGTAGTAATATATCTGCTGTATACTATAATCTATATGCTGACCAAGGATTCTTAGTAGATAGTAAAACTATCTTATCTACTGATGGTGTACCAATGAACAAATGGAGTGTAGATGGTAGTCTAATTGAAAGAGATATTGATTATGTACTATCTGTAAGTTCTATAGATGCATTAGGTAATACAGAACAAGGATACTTCTACTTTAAACCATATTTCGATTTAAGTATTACTCCTGATACTAATTTTAAATATACAAATACTGTAGAAAACTTTAATCCTAGTTATACAGCTGAGATGTTTAATACATCTACAGGATTTAGACCAGAACTACCAAATGGAGAGATTATTCAATCTTCTATAGATGGTGACAATATTTACTTTAATTTTTTTAAGTTTGACCAATCTAGTAAGAAATTTAATTATACTGGTAGAACTGCTAGCTTTGGAAATATTTTTGGTAGTTTATCTGGATATCAAATGGATGACTTTAGTTATAAGCTATTAAGAAATGGTAAGTTAGTAATTAAATGTAATAGGGATGGAATGACAATCTCTGCTCCATATAATGTAGTATCTGGTGAACTAAATATGAAGTTAGTTAGAATTAGAAAACTAGATACATCTGGTACTGAATCTTATACTAGAAATCAACACATGATTATAGATATAGATGATTCTAAATTTATCACTTTTAGTACTACTACAGGTAGATTATTATTAGTAGATAGTAATGACTTATCATATGGTTTCTTAAATGCTAAACTATATAATACTAATCCTACTCAAGTAGGTATCTATAAAATATCTTCAGAATTAATGATGATTATATCTATAGCTGCTGATAATACTACTGCTACATATGATATCTATAATTATAAAACAAATACTTATGTGTTTGAAGATACTGTATTAGATAATACTGATATAGAATTGACTACATTAGTATCTGGATTAAGATATGGTAATACTAAAATAATTCCATTGTATAATGGTATAGTATTGTGTATCTTTAATAGTACAATAGTTGGTAGTCAAGTATACAAAACATATAACATTAATGGTAATGTGTTTAATTCATTAATGACTAAAACTAATGGTATTGCACTAGGAGTATATTCATTATTGAAAAATGGTAGAGTATTACAATTATCAGATTCAGAAGGTATACTATATAGTTAGGATTATTTTCCTAGCTATATAGTATTTTTTATTTACTAAGGAATTTTAGATTATGAAGAGTATTAAGTTAACTTTAAAACAAAATAGTATTACACCTACTTTTAGTTTAGATACTAGAGATACTACAATAAGTGGAAACATAGAAGATTTAATATCTCTATCTGAAGAAGTAAAGAAACAACAAATGTTTTTAGTATGGAATCTATTATCTAAACCTATAGAGTTAGAGATAAGTCCTAGCAATTGGAATTATGAAGATAGTTTAAAGATAGTATTAAATTTTTATAATTTAAATGGAGAGATAATTAAAATAAAAGATAATGATGAAGTATCATTTAGATTATTTGTATAGCTATATACTACATAGATTAGTATCTATGTAGTATATAGTATATTTGTCGTCGATAATGTATTTAAAATTAATTAGAAGCACATATTATAAAGATAGTAACGTTACTGGTTAATTGCTAAAAGATGGTAATTAAATATTTAGGGATACACTGTACCCCCTATTCCGAGGAGGAATTAAAAATGCAAATAGATATTATAAATAAAAAGTATACTACAATTGATGATAGATTTAAAGTTATCTTAAATCAAAATGAAATAGATGATATACTTAATAATAATCCTATTGTTGTAAGCAATGGGTATAAGAATAGCTTTACTGGAGATAAAAATACTTATTTTCATGGTCTCCTTTTAGATAAAAGAAACAATAATTATATAGTAGAAATGACCTGGGATATAGAAGGCAATCCTGTTATTGCTAGTATTGCTACTGTTGCTAAAACTAAATTAGGAATTAATGAATTTACTTCACTTCCTGGTCCTGCTTCATTAGGATTAAGATTAATAGAGATTATGCCTATTAGTGCACCATTTGAGGAAATAGTGAAAGAGCTAGATAATAAAATGCTTAATACTATTAAAATAATTAATACAAACAGAATCCATATAAGAGAGTATATAGAAAACTATAACGAAAATGTTGGTATAAATATGGATATTGCCTATAAAGAAGCTAGAGCTAATTTAATTAAAACTAAAATTATTGAGCTAGAAAAAAATACTGACATCATTGCTGACATACATAAACAATATATCAATCTGGCTGAGCAAAATGAAGACAAAGAACTATTGTTACCTCTATGTAAAGATAATTTAAATTTATATCTAGAGAACAAAGAAAGGTTTAACAAAGAAGTGCTACACAAAGCAAGAACAATGATAGCTTTTGTATTGTATGGAAAATCTTCATTTGGACTAGAGTAAAACAAATAAATTTAAATAAAGGAAAAGCTATGGCTATTAAAATAGATGATGTAGAATTAAAAGGAGAATCTTATTTAACTATAGATAAGACTGGATGTTGGTTATGGGAAAATGTATTACCAATATTAGATAATACAAATAATAGCTATAAGCTACCAGTTGTTAAAAAAGACGAAGATTTTGGAATGCGTGATTGGAATACTGTTGGATATCAAGCAGTTAAAATAATGTTGAATTTGAAATCTTTAGATTTTAACTTTGGACATAAAGTATTTAATGGAGATACTCCAAGAATATTTAAATTAACAGTATCAGAATTAGAAAATAAATAAATTTAAAACAAGGAAAAGAAAATGAAAATAGATGTAAATAAAAAGTATAAAACAGTTAGAGGTGATATCGTAGTATTTAATAGAGAACTAGAAAACGATATTAGAAATAAAAACTCTGTTGATGTTTCTAATATGCATGACATGAGAACTATGGAATTAAGGAAAAGAAGACCATTTAATGGTTTCGACACTTCTGAAATGTTAGGGGAAGCAAGAAGTCTGCAAGGCTCATTGTTTTATGGTGTATTAATAAATAATGGAAGGGATTCTGGATGTGTATTATGCTGGGGTAAAGATGGTACGATAGTTCGGGCTTCAATACCACACCATTTATTACCTCCTTCTTTTTCAAGAGAAGAAACATATGAAAATACTAAAGCATTTAATTTAGTAGAAAATGAGTATACTAACATAACTCAATATTTTACAGATAAAAGAGAAAACTTTAATAAGTTAGTATTGGACTACAAAGATGCTCATAACGTTTTATTTAATACTGCTAAAGGTATTTGTACAAATGGAACAAGTAAAGACTTAACAGAAAAGATTAATCAATATGATAATTTATCTAGAGAGATTATTTCTATATTAGAAAGAGATATTGATGTTGTAAATGATATGGAGATTGTTGATACAATGTTGTTATATACAGTTGAAAATGAATTAAAGAAATTTACTGAATCTATAGAAAACTTCAATGCAAGTTATCTAAATGCAATTAAGTTATCTATAGCTTTTGATGTATATGGATATGTGCCAGTTGAAAATAATAACCATGTTAAAATTATTCCTATGGTAATGACTGATGGTAGTGTAAAGCTTTTTGGACAAGATGGTAAAGAAATAAAGGCAGATGAAAATGCATAATGAATTTAAAATAGATGTTAATAAAAGATATCAGACATTAAGAGGAGATACAGTTGTATTTAGTCTGGAGCAAGAAGAAGTAGTAACTGGGGTAAAAGATAATGTTTACAGAAAGGTATATAATTCTTTTGGTCCAAGTATTAGATTACTTGGTGGCTTTGAAGGATTGTTAATAGATGGCTTTGAAAATAAATACGAGATGACATGGCATCCAGATGGTACTGTAGTTAAACCTTCCATATCTTCTCGGCTATTACAAATAAGTGTTAGCTCATCATGCAGAGATGCAGACTTAGATGCTTTTGCTCAAACACTTGCTTTAAAAGAGTATGTATATGTAGATATGGCTCAATACTTTAAAGATAGAGAAGATGAGCTTAAGATGTTAACTTACAAAAGACAACAGCTTTGTAATCTACTAGGAAATGTAAATAATAGTATAGATATTCTAGAAGAAGCAGAAGTAGCAATTCTTAAAATAGCTGAGTATAGAGATTGTTCTAATAAAATATTAGAGCTTATGGAAAAAGATGTTACTGCTATACACAATATGGAGAATCCAGATAGTACTTTACTTAAAATAGTAAGTTATAATCTACAAGACTATAAAACAAGAATGGATGATTTTGAATCAGAGCACATAGTTAACATTGAAGCAGAAATAGTAAATATTAAGTATGGATATGTTGTACGATATATTATTTCTGGAGAAGATGAAGAAAGATACAAACAGCAATAAACTATATACTACATATCAATTACGATATGTAGTATATAATACTTTTTTATTTTTTTAATTAAACTCTAATATTCCTAGTAAGCCTTTAATCTCATTATTTATTTCTTTCTCACTATTTGTATCCATACTCTCTTCTTCACCTATATCATCTGGTATAGGTTCTCCATTAGTAGGAAATGGTAATATCATAACTTTATCTTCAGACTTCATTACTTTACTACCTTTATGTTTTCCTTTACCTACGGCTAAATAATCTTTACCATTCATACTGTATTTATAGGAGTACATTTCTAAATCCATCTCTTGAATTAGTTTTTTACTACCATCGTAAAATCCTTTACTCATTACCTTGTTTAAAAATACATCTCCAGTTAAATTTTCTCTAGCTATCGTTTGTGCATCAGGAGATAATTGATGAGCACTAATAAATGAACATTTTCTTTTAGCAAAAAAGTTTCTTACTCTTCTAAATAAATCTCTTAAGTCACTACCCATTACTCCATTAGATACACAACCTACAGTAGGAATTAATGATAAGTAATCTAGTATTACAGATTGTAATTCATATCCAGCTTTTTCATAAGTCTCTATTAGAGTAAAGAATGATTGAAAACTCCAATCACTAGGGTCAACTCTAATAAATTTAACTTTAAATCCAGTAGCTTGTAATCTATCTTTTACATATGCTGCCATCTCTTCTTTAGTTACACTATTTAAATCAGCTTTTACTTTATTATCAGTTAGATACATTTGTCTATATAAGAATTCGAATAATATATCTAAATCATCTTCTAAAGATACATATAATAATAATGGTATTTTAGTAGGGTCAGTTAGTACTGGTTTATTATATCTAGCTATACCTACTAATGATGTAGCTAACCATCCTGACTTATAACTATGTGCTAAAGCATTCCATATTACAAACTCTGGATTTTTATATCCACCAGTAGTTAAAAAGTTAATAGCTTGTATACCTATTTTAAATTTAAAGTTTTCAGCTTCATTAGTTTCTTTTACAGTTTGAAATATATTAGCTACATTTGTTAGATTGTCTAAGTCTATTTCATTTACAATAGCTAAATCTGTTTTCTGAATACTTTTCTTTAATCTGGTAGCATCTTCTATTAACTTATCTAATAACTCATCAGCAGTTATTCCATTCTTTAATTTCTTATCTATATCGAACGTATACTCTTGTCCTAGCTTTCTAATATTAATTAAATGTAATATTCTATTTAACTCAGACTCTAATGCTTTAATTACTAATTCATTTTCATTGTCAGTCATCTCTTTAAATATATCAATAGCTATATCTTTTCTTACACTAGTTTTCATTATGTCATTAATGTTTTGTTCTAGCACTTCTTTATTAATAGTTTCTTCATCTAGGTAATTTAAAACTAAATCTCTAATCTTTTCAGTAGCTTCACTTTCTCCACCTTCTACATTAAAACTATCTAATGGTTTATATACGGCTAATACTTTTTTAATAGTTTTAATAATATTTGTTTTATCTATATATCTATTATTATTAATCTGTTCATTATTTTTTTGTTGTATATTTAATCTATATAGTATTTGTAGTATCTTTAAAAATGTACTTAGTCTGCTCTTGTTGCTAGTTGTGCTAGTAGAAAAATCTATTGACATTTATTATCCTTTTATTGTTTTAGCATTTTACTTAATTGTTTAATGCACAAAATAGAGATGTGATAAATTCCTATTTTAAAAGGAATCTAAAAAATTTACTATGAAATAAGTGTTTTAAGATTTGTGAGGAGTAATTTTATGTTACGATTGGATAAACCCATATTAGATTTAAATAAATCTATATTTATTCTGGATGCAGAATCAATAGGTGCTCTTAGAGCTAATCAGATGTCTCTAGATGAATTTGGTAGTATTATTTTTGCTAGTAGAGCAGAAGTATATAAAGAAGTAAATAGAGATATAAATGAAACAATAGATAGTCATCCTGTAATTAAAAAAGAAGATGACGATTATTTAGCTTATGAATCGTATATTATGGATAGCAAGACTGAAATCAATGATTCTTATTTAGCTAGTATAGAAAAGTTTAATAACTTATCTTCTCTAGATAAAAAAACAGTAATGATGAAACATTGTGCTTATCTAAAGCTATTAAAAGTTAATACATTCAGAGATTATATTTCTAATTCTTTTCAAGATTTTGTAGAAGGATTTATTCCATATACTAAAGAAATATTAGATAAGGGAATATACTATACTGATGAGGACTTTAAAGCTAATGTTATTGTATCTAAAAACAGTACTAATACTAAAGATGAATTTATAATAGTTAAAAACAAACTATTAATGATTTTAAGTAAAGAAACGATTGGTGATTTACTAACTGGGAATACCGATATACTAGTAAATTTATATGAAGAAATGCTCAGCAAGCTGATAAGTACTAATAAAAACGTTTACCAAAACGTTTTATTTTACTCTTATTTAAAGTTGTAGTGTAACTTTAAAATATATATATTTTAAAATAAGAAAGAAGGAAAGACTATGTCAAAAAGAATCACACCTCTAGAGTTAGCTGCACTAGCTGCATCATTAATATCTAAAACAAAATTAATTGGTGCTAATAAAGAGATTGCTCCAAATGGAAATGCTAACCAAATGGTACAATCTGGATTAGAATCTGATTTTGGAGCTGTACCTAGTTGGGATGCAACTGATGCTGTTACATTTCAAATGCATGCTCCTGTAGTGAAAGATGCATTAGCTGGATTAGAATCATTTGCTGCTAGTACTGTAATTGCTGCTAAGCTATATGTAGATAGAGCTGCTTCTGCTAAAGATTATTCTCCTTTAGAGAGAATGACAAACACTTCAGAAGTTTCAAGAAGAAAAGGTGCTGTTAAATTAAATGCAGGTCAAGTTCAAGTAGCTGGTTTAGAATCTAGTGCAATTAGCTTAACTGCTGGTTTAGAAAACTTCTCTAATATTGAAGTAGATACATTTACAGCTTATTCAGCTGCTTATAATATTGCTGCTTCTAAACAATCTGAGTTTGCTGATATTTTCTTTAAACCAATTATGCAAGACCCGTTATCTGCTTCATTCGATTTAGAAGTAAATGTTATTTCAACATTTGATAATGTTGTTGCTCCATTAGGTGCAAAACCATATTCTAAAAATATCAAAAGTTTAATTAAACAAATTTCTGATGGTACATCTCTTGTAAAAGAAGATTTAAGATTATACCCAATTGCTAGAACTGAAAATGCTGCACAATTAAATTTTGATTTAAAAAGAGATGTAACTGTAGCTGGTGGTGTAGTTGAAGAAGCTGCTCCTATTAAAGCTGGTATTAAAATTGGATTATTATCTGCTTGTGTTACTACTGCATTAGCTGCAACTGGTACTCAAGATTCTTCAGATTCATTATCTAGAGATATTGAAGTAGAAAAAATTTATATTTCTGTTACTAATGGAACAGATGCTGAATACATTGGATTACCATTAAATGTAAATAACTCTAATAAGTTTGTAAGACAAGCTGTTGGTGAAGAATTAGATATGGGAATCAATACTGAGTTTGAATTTGCTAGAAGTATTAAAGATTTAAAAACTTTAGTTGCTACTCTTGTTCCAACTAATATCTTAGCTACGCTTAATGATAACTACACTATTGTATTTAATACAAGATTAAGTGGTTTAATTAATATTGGTACAGGTAATGGTTATTTATCTCCTGTAGTTGAATTAGCTAGAATCTATGATAACTTAGGTGCAGATGTAACTTCAGCTGTTATAACTGCTGTAACTGACATTAAAGCTATCTTCGGTGCTATCACTGTTGACAGTTATGATTTAAAATGTTTCAGACTTGATGACAACTTAAGACAAAAAGGTATGAGAGTTACTAGAACTTCTTATTATGTATCATACCCAATTGGTTATAACCAACCAATCCAAATTGATTCTCCTACAATCGAATATCCAGGTAGAGCTGGTGATTCAGGTCTAATTGAAGCTGTAAATATTTCTGGTATCCAAATGGACCAAACTGCAATCAGAAGTCTATTAGATTTTGCTGATATGTTATCATCTGTTGTTAATACTTCTGTTGTATTACCTGATGAGCAATTGTATAAAATCTTAGGACCTGCTGCATGGTATGTAAGACCATCTATGAAAACTAAAGATGTAGCTGTTAAAGAAGTTACTTCTAATGTTTCTAGTAAAGACTTTGTAGAAGATGTATCTTCTTCAATTTGTTCTGAAATTAGACAAATGATTGTAGATTTAGTTGCTGAATCTAAAATCAATGATGCATTAAAAATCCAATTAGGTAATGACACTGTAGGTGTATCTATTGGTATTCCAACAAGATTATCTGCATTTGTAGACAGAGAGTTAATTAAACTTCCTGAATCTAAATACGATATCAAAATTGCTGCAGTAGATAACGATATGATGGATGATACTATCATCATTGGTATTTCTAAGAAAAATGATGGTGGAGATAAACCTTCTGTACTAGATAGAGGATTTATGGTATACTACCCAGATGTAGCTGGTAAAGCTAGCATCTATGAAAATGGAGCTACTAAAAATATCTTTATTTGTAGACCAGGATTCCAACATATTAACAATATGCCTATCTTAGGTAAAATTGTAATAACTGGATTAACTACTGCTACTAAAGATATTATGGCTAGAGTTAGAAGATATAATGCTGCTGGTGAAGTAGTTGCTTCATAATCAGTATGATTAAATAGAGTATATATACTACATAGATTTTTATCTATGTAGTATATTCTATTCTGCCGTCTATTTTTAATTTAGAATTGTTTATAAACACATATTATAAAAGTAGTATAATAAACAATAAAAGGATATGATATGTCAGTAATGATAGAAGATAAAGAGTATAGAGGAATTTAAAATGGACAAGACGAACTTAATTACTATAATAGGTTCCAAACAAACTGATTATAGTAAAATGATTAGAGAGTCTATTAGACTCTCAGGATTTGATATCTGTATTCAAAACTTATTATATTCCAATAAGCTAGACTTGGATAACAAATTGTTTAAAAATGTAATAGTAGTTATTTTCTCTAAAGATGATAATATTGAAGATAAAACAATTAAAGATATGTTATTAGAATTAAGCTTAACTAAAGTTCCAATATTTGTTTTATTGGAAGAAGATAATAATACTAATACAGAAGATGATATTAAGATACACTTTGCCAAGAATAGTTTAGTGCCAAAAGAATGGGGAGGATATACTCTTTTTGTAAATAACTATAATACGGATGCTCTTAATCTTAATTTAGAAGACTATCTGTATATAGAATTATATTATTATGGATGCTAATTAGCAACAAGCAGGGAATACATACCCATACAACATACAAGGAAATAAAATGAAAAGTATATTAATTATTGAAATTAATGATTATAAGCTAGAAGCAGTAGTAGATGATATTACATATATAGTAGATAGAGTATTTGATATTGATACTATAGATAGATTTAATTATAAGATTACATCCAATACTACACTGTTTGGTAGTAAGTTGCTGCATAAGTTATTTGGAGTTAAAAGACCATTGGAAAACTTTATTACAGAAGAGATATTATTAAACTTTGCTAAAGAAGACAAGTATCCTTTTACAGATATCGCTGTAAACATGATTAGAATGCTCTATATAGAGCTAGGAGTATTAAAGACAGGTGATTGTCTATTGTCAGTAATAAATCATTCAGACTTCAAGTATGCATTGGTATTTAGAGGTCCAAAAGAATGGCATGACAGAATGATAAAAGAAATTAGAGAAGGTGAATAAATGGAAAGAGTAAAAGTATTAAAGTTAACAGATACTGAAATTGAAGTATTAATGAATAATAAGATATTTACTGTAACTAAAAAAGATAAAAAAGAAGGTAACTATGGTTTTTATAGCGTTACTATAGATACTTCAAGGTTTAAAGGTATCCTTCTTAACTGGTTCGGAATGTATAAAATAAACAAGTATATTACTCCAGAACAGATACAGTTAGATTTCTTCGATGCAACTCCTAGTCGTTATCCATTTACGGATGAGAAGTTAATGATGATTAGAGCTTTATACTCTACTATAGGTGTAGATATGCCTCCAGTAATGACTAAAGAGTGGTTGTTAAAGAGAATTACATTTGGTGGTCCTAGAGAGTGGCTAGATAGAATAAATGAAGAATTAGGTATTAAGAGTAAAGCATAATTAAATAACAGTGGTATCCAATAGGGTACTGCTGTTAATATCTATTTTTTTCTTTTGTTTTAAACTAATCTCAAACACATATTATTAAATTAGTATAACAAAACAAGAAGATAATTTAATTCAACCTGAGGAAAGATAAGATGGAAAATGTGGTTCCTTATAATCATAAAGATTCTATAATGTGGTTAGATAAATTTAAAGATGATGCAACTAGAAAAACTATGTATTCAGAAATATCAGATTTAAATCATTCTAGTCCACAATATTCTATAGAAGCATATTCTACAGACAATAGAGCTAACTACTCTATCCAATTACAAAACAATATGTTACTACCAATTTATAGCAATGCTATGGCTAGTAAGTATTTAAGAAAATATTTAGACACTAAGGAGAGAAATAAAGAAAAAGTACATGATGGTAAATATTTAATTATAATAGAGAAACATTTAATTAAAGATAATATCATTTATGATATATATAAAAACTATTACCATAGCATAATGAGTAAGTGTACTGCTAACACTAAAGAAAATTGTGATATCAATGCTGATGTAAAAGATAGAATATCTAAAAATAGATTTCCTATAGAAATTAAGATATTACATTTAGTAGATATAGATATAGCATTCAAGAATAGTAAAGCTACTTATTTACCAGACTTAAACATGATGGTATATAATAGTAATTTTGAAATTAATAATGAACATCCAATTGGTAGAGAATTTAATGTAGGTGATAGGCTACCTGCTTTTATATCTAAAGATAGAGGTGTGACACAATTCAATATCTCAGTAGTAGATAAAACAAATAGAAATAAAACATATTATACTAAAATCCTAGGAGAGACTGTAGATTTAAAATCTACTGATAGTATACACAAAGAAGAAGGAATAATTTTAGAGGAGTATTCAGAAGGATTAGAAAAAAGAAGATTAAAAATTAATATTGAAGATATTAGAGAGTATGGTATTTATCCTACTAGAACAGAATGCAATAATTCTGAATCTATAGATAAAGTAATAGAGTTAAAGAAAACAGAATTAGAATTAGATAAACTTAGATTTGGTAGTAAAAAGATGTCTATAGAATTTAATATGTTTTCTAAGAAATGTAATCTAGATGTAACTAGAAATAATATAGATATTTCTAAGATGAATATAGATATAGTAAAGATGAGAAAAGATTTAGTAACTGATGATAAATTAGCAGATAAAAAGGGGAAGAGAGATGGTATAGATACAAGCAAAGGACTAATAGATATTACTACTAGTATATTAAAGCTGACTGGTATGTTTTTCTAGTCTATGGATGTTAAATGATAAGTGTGTGAATTTTAAACTAAGAGGTTGAATAATAATGCAGAATAATATATTCAAATCTATGGTGTTTGATACTATAGAAAAGTGGAATCCAGATGTAATGGGTGTACTGTCTACTAAAATGGTACCTGGTGTATTACCATATTTAGATAAGATAATAACAAGTGCAATGTTATCCTTAAATAAAGGAATAGACTTAAGATATGAGGGTTATAAAGCATTAACTCCTGACGAGGAATATAATGTAGTTAGTGCTGGTGGTAAAAAGAGAATGGCTTTTGACTTTGGTAGAAGTGATGTGGCTATGACTAAGTTAATGTTTAGTTTCGAAGGAGAGACTGTACCAGCTAGAAATCTATATATCCCATTTGTAGATGAAAATGGTATAATGCATATATCTGATACTAAATACCAATGTATTCCAGTATTATCAGATACAATTGTATCTCCTACTTCTAAAGATATTTTTACTAGATTGCTTAGAGATAAAGTAACTTTTAAAAGAGAAGCTAGAAACATAATGTTTAATGGTAGAATATTAAATAGTGAATTAATATATAAAGACCTATATAGAACAAACAATAGAGTAATTACAGATAATCTAGGTAAGATAGTAACTTCATCTCCTTTATATCTATTTGCTAGATATGGCTTTATAGAAACATTTACTACATATGCTGAAACTAAACCAATCATTAAGATAGGAGACTATAATAAAAATGATTATTTAGAGTATGATGAATATACTACTAAAGGAGAAAAACCATGGTCTCTTAAAAATGATAACTATAAGCCTCATGATGTTAAAGTATTAATCCATAAAGATTTTTCTACAAATTATGTAATACAAACATTTGTTACTGGATTTATATATACTCTAGATGTATTTCCAGAATATGCTAATGAACTAGTAGATATTATTGAATCTGATAATGTAGCTGATGAGATTAATTACTGGCGAATATTAATGGGAAAAATAATATTTAAAAATAGTTATAGTACAGAGAGAGGACTAGCTGATGTTAATAACCACTTTAATTCATTAGAGTCGTATATTGACCCAATAGTAAAAGAGAAGCTACAAGAGAATGAATTATACATTAATACATTCTTCGACTTAATAGCATATGTATGTAAAGTATTTAAAGATATGACTACTAACTATAAGATAATATCTGCAGATGTTAGAAATAGATATGTAGATATACTCTATTATATTTTATACGATATATTCGAAGCATTAATTAGAAGTCTATTTGAATTAAACAAAAAGAAAGATAGAAAGATTACTATTACTAAAGAAGTAGTAACCAAAGTGTTTGACTTAAAGTTTAGTAGTAGAAAGATATTTAATTTAAATAGTAAAGGTAGTTTAAATATTGCTTTAGTATTAGCAGAGAATGTATCTGATAACAAAATGAAGTTAGCTCAGAATTGTGAACTACAAGAAAATGGTAAAGGTGTAAATAGAGCCCCTAGAGTAAAGCATGGCGGTAATAATACTCATGCTACTGCTACTGGTGCAGTATTGGGTAGTATTTATGGAGTAACTAAATCTACTCTAGATGAGAGGATGAAGATTAATCCATTCGTAAAACTATCTAGAACAGGTAGAATTCAATTAGACCCTAGAAAAGTAGAATATGTAAAGATAATGGATGGATTATTAAATGGTAATAACTTATTTAATGCTAAAGATATTAATCAATTATTTATAGCTGCTGCAGAAGAAGAGAAGATTGAATTTAAAGATATTTAAAATATCTATTTAGAAAATAGTTTAACCACATATTATTAAATTAGTGTACTAGATGTTCTTATTGAGCATCTAGTATTGTTATTTAACCAGTCAAGGAATTAAGGAAGAATAATGTATATAAATGAAAATAGAAACAGTAGGTATCGTGATGATGATAGAGGTTACGATAGACATAGAGGTGAAGATAGATATAGTCGTGAACCAGAATTAATAAGAGATAGAAAGACTGGTTTATTAATAGATGAAGATGGTAATGTACCTGATATTCCAGAGAATAGAGAAATACTAGCAGAGATTGAAGAAGAAGAGTATCAGAGAAGACAAGGTAGTAGAAGCAAATATAGAAGTGGTAGTAATAGTAGAAACTCTAGATATAGAGACGATGAAGATGAATATGAAGAAAGACCTAGGGCATCTAGAAGTAAATATAGTGCTGTAGGTAAAGATAGAGAAGAAGAGTATAGACCTCCTGCTAGAAGTAGTAGCAAATATCATACTGCAGCGGAAGAAGAAGACAGAAAGCCTTCCAGAAGCAAATATGATAATGACTCTAAAGAGAATAGTTCTTCAAGGATTGAAAAAGTACAATCTGTAAATAAAGAAATCTTTATGATAGATAAACCTGTAGATGATAAATACCATAAAGTATTATTGCCAATGGGTTATAATCAAAAACGAGTACAGGTGTCAATAAGTGAGTTAGATAGCATTACTAGTATTAGATATTATAAAAATGAAATTACACAAGAGGAAAAGAGTATGGACGATAGAACAAGTGAAAGATTTGGAGAAGCATTATTCAAAAGCAATGATGGAGATAGAGCAACCGTAGCAATTCCAACTATTAAATCATTTGGAGAAAGCAATGAAGATGTGGCAATGCTATATGCAGGCAATGCTAGTTCTATTATTAATAGTATTCATCAGGCAGTAAAAAACCAAACTAGCTTTGATGCTAAAAAAGAAGTGTTAGCATTTAGTACTTATGTCTTGGATGAATATTTTACTAATCTAGGTAAAAATACATTACTAGACCTGCCTGCTGCTCTGAATGATTTAAACTTAATGCAAATGCCTACTAAGCTAAAAGAAATCTATGATGGACTATATAACAATGTAGTGACTAGAAATGGTATTGTACAAATAGATAAGAAACTAGTGGAATTGTTAAACTTTTATATTCAAGGATATTCTGCAAATCCTAGTTTATATTTAAAATCATTCTTCTTATCAATTGGTTCATTATTAGAACAATTAAAAGCTGTAAAAGATGAAGGTCTTAAAAGAAATCTAATGGATGGATTAGAAACTTGTTTATTATCTGTAATGAGTAGCTTGTTATCTTATAGAACTGAAGTTAGTAAAAAAGATGATGAGCCTTGTCTGTCTGCTCCAATTAAAGAGTTAATAGCTATTACTGTGGATGCAAATGTATTAGCAGATATAGTTAAATTAAAAAATGATAACAGTAAAGAGTTTTTCTATATAGATAGAGTATATACTCCAATTATTCACGATACAATAGAAGAACTAGATAGACTATATACTATTCAATCTTATGGTAGATTATTATTATATACATACGATGCAATGTATATGATTATTAAAACAAAAAATAAAGGTTATTGTATTTCTAATATTAATATTTATTAGTATTATTAAGTAGGTGCATGGATGTCATCTCTATATTATTTATAGAGATGAGAATAATATTTAAAATCTTAGGAGAAACAAAATGGCAAAAAGAAAAAATATTTCAGAGTGCGATTCAGAGTGTGGTAAAAAAACACCTTCAGTAATAGTAACAATGAATTGGGATGAAGATAAATGGGAAGAAGCAGAAGATAGAAAACTTTATGGTGAAAATATTGATGTTGAACATGGAGTTGGATTTATTATAATTAAATACTACGATAAAAATCCTAGTGTAAAAGAAAGAGAAAGTGATTGTATAGAGATTGAAGACTTTAGATAAGCTGCTACTACTATTAGATAGGATAATATTATCCTATCTAATATATATTATTTTTTTTCTTTTAATGATTTTATAATCTTAAATTAAATTAAGGAGTTAAGATGGCTAGAATAATATTGTTATTATTATTTAGTATTAGTATAATGTTATCTAATAATGAATTACCTAAAAACTTCTATCCTAATAAGATAGAATTAAGGGATACTGTTTCTCTATATGTAAAAGATATTACTAGTGATATATTTGGTAATATTAATTATGTAACTTATTTTGGAGGAATGATAGAGCATGAGAGTTGTGTTACTATTAGACATCCTAAGTGTTGGTCTCCTAGTTCAGAGTTATTGACTAGATGGTCTAATGGATTAGTAAGAGAGCAAGGAGTAGGGTTTGGACAAATTACTAGAGCCTATAGTCAGAATGGTAGTATTAGATTAGATGTACTCACTGATTTAAGAAAGAGATATCCTAGGGACCTAAGTGAATTAACTTGGAATAATATCAAGAGTAGACCTGACTTACAGATTAGAGCTATTAGTTTGTTATGGCTATCCAATTATACTAGACTATCAGATAGTATTCCAGAGTTTGATAAATTAGCTATGGCTGATTCTGCTTATAATGGTGGGTATGGATATATAATTAAAGATAGAAAGAGTTGTGGATTAAAAGCTAAGTGTAATCCAGATATATGGTTTAATAATGTAGAGAATATTAATAATAGAGGTAATACTATACTCTATGGTAATAGGACTGCAAATATGATTAATAGAGACCATGTAAGAGATGTACTATTAGAAAAGTGGACTAAATATTATACAGTAGATTGGGATTGATTTCCTAGTCTACTGTATAATATTTTTGACCTCTATATTATTATAATCACATATTATAAAAGTAGTATAATAAAATAATAAAAAGGAATTAGAAATGAAAAATGAAAAAATATCTGAAGCTGATGAGTTTCTTAAAAAGAATAATAAAGATTATGATATTATAGAAATTAAGTTAATAGGTATGGAGCCAGTATTAAAGCTTCCTAATTATTCTTTTCTTGCTACACCATCAATAGTTGGTATCCAAATAGGATGTTTGGAAAAGTTTCATATCTATGTTTGTAGCTATGGATACTATATGTTCTTTAATCCGGAAGATATAACTAAAAGCTTACCAACGATTAGAGAAAAGACTGATAAGCTAAATAGATTATGTCATGAAAATGCTGTAGAGAAAGCAATAGAAGTAGTGAGAGTGATTGAAGGTAGATTGTTTCTATTAATGAACTACAGAAATAAAGATACTAGAGGTAATAATTATCTAGATTGGAAAAAATATACCAAACATCGGAATGATGATATATCTGGTAATGTAGTATGGCTAAATCCAATAAATGAACAAAGATATGAGTTTAGCTTTACTAGATATATGGTAGAGTTTATAGATAGAAATAGTTTAACTAAAAAGGTAAAGAAATGAGAGTATTAAAAAATATAGTATCTATTTACATTAATGATACAATAGGTATTCTAGATTGCAAACATAAAACTGAACTAACTTTTAGATATCTAAAGAGAGCTAAAAGAAAAACTAGGTGGAGACTTTAATATTCATATTGCACTAATGAAACATAAAGAAGATAGTGTAAGTGGAATAAGAGAAGTATTTAAAGTAGCAGGATATGAAGACTTAGATACTGGTAAACTTAAAACTAATATTCCTAATCTAATACAAGCTAGATTAAAAGATAGAGACCAGAGTGAGGTAAAACATCATTTAGTATTCTTTTCTATTAGCAAAGATGAATTATTAGTAAATGAAAATAATTTAAGTTATTTCTATAATATAGATAGCTTATTATCTGGTAGCTATTTAGATAGTTTAATTAGTAGAATTGAATGGTTTAAGGTAAAGATAAATGATTTTAGTTCTGAAGCATGTAGAGAAGCGGAACGATTATATTTCAATAATGAGAAAGAAGGTAGAAAATGATAGCAATTGATTTTGATGGCAATACTGCTTATCCTAAAAAGAGAAGACAAAAAGTAGTATTAACTAAACAACAGATTAAAGATGCTTTTAAAAGAAGTATATATGCTAAAAGAACATCTAAGCTAGATAGAATTAGAAATAGATGGAATCTGGATACAGAGATACTTAACAATGCATTAACGGAAGACTTAATATATAAGAGTAGAAGAAGATGGAACTTTTTCTTTAATTAAAAATAGGAGAAAATAAAATGGATATAGAATGCTTGTTAACAAGAGAATTGTTAAGAGAAATTAATGAATATCTCAATGAGGCAGAATGATGACTACAATGGATTTTAATTTAAAAAAAGAAATTTTCGAAGAAATTGCGAGATTGGATTTTTCTTATCGGACATGGTTAGAGAGCAGAGGAAGTCGTCACGCAGATGTACTTCTTAAGCATATCAGCGAGGACTTATATGTTGGTCTTGAAGCTGATGAAGATGGATATGTATTACTTACTGATGAGAATAATGCAGTAGTAATTCCTAGATTGGTTAGAAAAATTAAAGAGGATGGCTCAGATATTATTATTAGTGCTGAAATCCTACAGGCGTATTCTAGTTGCCGTATTACTGTTAGAAAAAATGATTTTACTATTTATCATGGCGATATGTACAATATGCTAACAAGTATGATGAAAGAGACTACAGTATTGGATGGTTTTAATATACCAATGGATAAATCAGGATTAGTAGAATTAAGATGCTCTTTAATTTCTACTCCAGTAGCTTTAACATTAACTATTAAAAAAGAAGTGTTAAATTCTATAGAAGAAAAAATATTAAACAATATATTAAAAAAGATAAAACAATTTTGTAAATTGTATTCTTTTAAAATGGTAAAGAGTGATGTTGATAATGTAATTAATATTATTTACGATAGTGAAGATATTAATATAATATCTAAAAATATAATAGATGAGTTTTTAAATAAACCAATTGAAGATATAGCACCAGGAGATGAATAATGACTACAATTAATTTTAATTTAAAAGGAAAAAAATAATGTATGATAATAGTTTTAGAGCGGAATTAAAGAATTTACCTCTTCGTCCTCCAAGAAAGAGAAAAAGAAAGAAAGTTGAATTAATGATTTCTCCAGAAGGTGAAAATAAAGGTTGTGGATGTGGGTCTGATAATTTTATGTCAGTAGTTTTTTTAATATTGCTTTTAGCAGTATCTATAACTGCAATATTAATAGTAATATTTAAAGGGTAAAGGAAATGTTAAACGAAACAGCAATAGATTTAATTATAGATGATACTATAAAAAAAATTAAAGAAATATTGCCAAGTGAAGTAGTATTTAAAAGTAGAACAGAAAAAGGATTTATGGCATTATACGATTCTATAGACAGCTTAATTTTTGAGTTCTTATTTATCAAGATAGTAGAAAATAAAATAGAAATGGATTTTAATATTAGTTTATTGTTTACAATGGAAAATCAAGATAAAAAATTCATTAATAAAAAACTATTTAGAGAATCTATAGAAAAAAATAGTAATAATGATTTTTTATCTATCGACTATAAAGAATCTACTAATAAAAATATATATTATACTATTACACAAAATCTAAATGATTACACAATATATCATTTAGATTTTTATAATAGGTTAAATAAATCTTTTAGTACTGCTACAGCCATGCAGCCATTTTCTTTTCTTATAGATGAAACTAAATTAATTACATTAAGTTTTGATTTAATTAACAGAAAACACTGTTTAGAGCTAACGGTATTAAAAGAGACACTAACTGATTTTGAAAGCAAAACTCTGTCATCAATCCTTTGTCATATATCTAAATTTGCTGAAGAGAGTAATTTAAAATTAGTTCAAAAACGAGATAGTTTAATAATATATATTCTTAGCAAAAAAGAACAATTAGTAACTATAGACTCTACTGGTGTAATAGTTAAGACACTAGCTAAAATAAATAAAGGATAAAAGAAATGAGTAATGCTAAACAAAATATGACTGGTAAGATTATATATATACATGATGATATTGTAGATATAAAGTTTTATGGATATATACCAAGTTCTAACGAAACTATTGATATATTATTAGCTAATGGACACACTGAAAGAGCAAAGGTGGTAGTAACTGTACGGAATGTATGTAGGGTTAAAACTACTAATGCTAAAGATTTAATTATTGGACAAGAGTGTGTTGCTACTGGTAAAACTATTATAGAAGAGAAAGATATGGATGATGAGGATGATACTACTATAATTACAATTAAATGTGTAATTGAAAATATGAGAAATCAAGTAGATAGTCTAAATAAAAGCATAGATAGTTTAGAAAACATATTAAGAAGGAAAAGTAGTAAAGTAGAGAAAGAATTTACTATGGGTATGTTTAGAAAGATGGGTGCTGAAAGAGGATTCGAGCATGCTAAACCATTTCCTTCTTTTGGTACAACGTATGCTGAAAAAATAGATGATGATAATCCTACTCTTAATTTAAACCTTGGTCCAGATACTACAAAAGATGAAACAGGTAATAATTAATGAGTAATGAATTTAATACAAATTATGATGGTGTATTTGCCAAGGCTACTACTGGGAGCATTAAAGTAAATACTATTATTAAAAGAAGAGAATCAGATGTCGATTATGATAACTGTACAAAAAAGTTAAATAAATTTATTACTAATGAACTAAATGGACTTAATTATAAATGCTTATTATTAATTCCAAAAGATAATATAGCTCCTCATCCAGACTTACCTAATGAAGCAGAAATAGAAACAGTATCTACGGTTGAGCAAGTAGCTGAAATAATTGCTAGTAAATTCTTGCTTGAAATATATATTAGAAATATTGAAAAGTTAGAATATGATAAAACTAAGTATGTATCTGTAGAGGAAAATATATACGACTTAGTAAAAGAACAAATATTATATGGAGAGAATCGTACATTTTGTTTTAGTAAAGTGGTAAAAGAAACTATATAGTATATACCAATTGGTATATACTATATATATTGCTTTTTTTATTTTTCTTCGTTATCTTCTTCTGTTTTGGGCTTAGTAGCATCTTCTGCTTCATTACCTTTATCCTCTTCTATATTGTCTTCCACTATTTCTTCTTTAGTTTCAGGCACCTCTTCTTCATTTTCTTTAGGAGTTTCTTGTGTAGGTTCTGCTTCTTCATTAGTAGGTGTTTCTATTTCAGTAGGTTCTGCTTCTCCAAATGGATTAGCTTCTTCTTCTGTCGTATCAGTAGGATTGTTATTATTTCCAAGTCCATTATCTCCACCAGTATTATCCTCTTCACTACCACTATTATTAATAATCTCTTCTACTTTAGCATTCTCTTTATTAATCTCTATATTATCTTTAGCCATTTCTTTTCTAGATTGTAATAGACTATTAGCAATTGCTTTCATAAAGATAGAATAATCTTTAAATGGATTACTGATAGCATCACCATCATTATTTAAAGTAAACATATCTACTATGTTAGACATGTAGTTATTATTTCTTAAATAATCCATAGTAGCTGAAAACTTCATCATTTTGATTACATCATCTTTACTAGCATTTAATTCTCCTAGTCCTAGTTCTATAATTGTTTCATCAGATACTATTGAATCTAATACGTTAGCTAAGTTAGTTTTAAAGTTATCAAACTGAGTAGCTTGATTAGTATCTTCAGTTACATCAG